ACCATTCCTGCCGTTTTTGACATGGTCCGCGAGACGAAGATTTTCCCAACGATTGTCAGTGGCATCATGATTCTTATGGTCGATCATATCCGGCCATTCACCTGTCATATAGAACCAAGCGAGATGATGTTCATGGAATAGAGCATTGTCGAGTCGGATACGGCGTCGATGATAGCGTTCGGTTCGCTGAACCGAACCGGCTCGTTTACCGGTGCATTGAGAATTCGCTGCGTTGCTCACCCATGGACGATGTTTCCATGTGAAGATTCCCGTCTCTGGGTCATAGTCTAGGGAGGCTTTGAGGTGATCGAGTGTCAGTGCGTCCTTTTGCTGTTGTGTAGCCATGTTTATATTCCTATGTGAGATGCCTCTCTTTTGAGAGGCATCATTTGGTCATCAGACCGAGTAAACCTCATTACGTGGGCGGGTGTCCGCGTGGGAACCTGTCTCGAGAGGCGTCACCATATCCTTCACTTCCTCCCCTGTCAACACCTGACGTCCCACTTCACCGTACTTCTTGGAGATGTGGACACAGGTCAACATTGCTCGACTGCGCCAGCCGTACTCATGTGCATATGCGTCCTTACCCGCCATATGATTGAACGACTCGACAATGACGCCGTTATTCTCCTTGGTTATCTGCTTATGATGTGTATGACAATGCCACCCTAACCGATATCGACATTCTCCCNACTCGACTGGATAGTCCTGCGACATTACCTGAGCAAATCGATCACCCCGCACCTTGTCCCCGTGATGGAAGAGAATGAATGTGTTCCCCGCACGGTACGGGATGAAGACATTGCGATTCTCAAGGATGTGGATCCGGTTGTTCTTCTCATAGACGTGAGTCAGGAATACGGATGCCCACAGGTCACTGGTTCGACTATGGTTACCTTGGTTCACAATCACGTCCACATACTTAAACTTACCGGCGGCGTAGTCGATCATGTCTCGCATGACAGATGCATACACACGGACCATATCGCCGTATGTGCCATCGCAGTCCAACAGGTGACCTGAATGATCAGTCACACCCGCGATGTTCTCACGGTGGACCCCGTCGCCCATGTCAGACAGAACACATCGTTCAGTGAAAGGTGCCCTGTCGATTTGCATCCTCATCGCCATCTTGATCTCACGTTCGGCGATCTCGAGATTGAAATTCGCCCCGACCTGTTCCATCGTGGCCTTAAGACCGATGTGCATATCGCCGATGCAGAAAAACGGAATCAGATCACTATCCGGTTTCCCCATACCCTTCGGACGTTTATAGGGTTTATAAGGGAGTGGTTCGCTCTCAGTGAGGAATCCTTTTGCGAACTCCTCGATCATCTCAGCCTGTCGCTTCTGATCAGCCGTCGTCTTCACCCACTGCAGGACGAGGTTTCCGTTCTTGTCGTAAAGGGAAGACGTTCCCTTGTGTTTGATCCCATCCGGATGGTGATGGGTCATGTCGTGCTCTGGGGAGTAACCACGCTTGACCGCTTCGGCCTTCACCCTGCTGATGCGATAGCTCACGGTCCGGCGGGGAATCCCCAGCATGTCAGCCAGTTCACGGTGACTCTTCTGGGGGTCAGCCTGCATGGCGGCAATGATGGTATGGTCCTTTTCATCCTGACAGAAATTCGTCAGGGAGATCGGGTCAGGTGTACCAACGGTCTTGACTGTCTTCGTCTTCGGTGCGTCTGTCATAATGACTCCTTTTGATGATTCTTTTTACTATACCGCAATCGTTAGATGTTGTCTAGCACGTGATGCACAAGTGTAGCGATATTTACGACGGTCGAGGAAGAAGGTTGTATCCTCGTCAATCATGAGCACCTTGTCTGCCTGAGACCCTTGGACCTTGTAAGAGGTGGATGCATAGCCGAATCCGAACACACCAAGCTTCTTATTCGGGTCACCATTGATTGTGAATGGTCCTTCTTCCCCGAGCCAGCAATCGTTGTGAACCTTGACTGTCACTCGGACTCCCTCACGATCAAGGGCGGAAAGATTGAATGACGAGATATGCTCTCCTCGGCTCATCCACTCCACCTTGAACAGCTCCCCATTGTTGATCTTCACACCGGCTATGATGTCGTTTGAGAGGCACATGACGGTCTCCCCTGTCATTGCCACCTCTGGATCATCAAAGCCTCTGGCGGTCCTTGCAAGGCGATTCAGGCGCTTCCTTGTGGCATTGGTGCCACATACCATCAGGTCAAAGTGATTCTCCTTGTGGTAGGTGAGGTTCCAGACGGCGGATTGACGAATCACCTGATACTCCAGAGAGGCAGGGAGTTGGGGGATTCGTCCTGTCGTCCGGATGTGGTAGCACGCCTCGGCGATCTTGGAACCGGACGCCTGACGGAAGTTGTGAGTCAGTTCGAGGATGATGCCATTGGGGTGATTATTCACGTATGAGAACACGTCGAAGTCAGGATCACATCCCTCGCTGTTGACCGGTGGCTGTTGTTCATCATCACCGATGTAGATCACGAGAACGCCAGCAGCAGTCAGGGCCAAATGCATGTCCTCTGGGATCATCGATGCCTCATCGACAAATATGACACTGCCAACAGCAGCACGGATCTCATCGATATCACGATCCTTCCAGCGAATCAGGTTTCCCTGCTCGTCCATCACCGGCTCTTTGAGCAGCGAGTGGCATGTCTTGGCGGGAATNCCTTCTTTGGCGATCTGAGCAGCAGCCCGTCCGGTGAACGCCACGACGGCAAAGTTGATGCGCCAGCTGGTGAGATTGTTACACATGGCTCGAAGCATGTGGGTCTTACCAGATCCACCGAATGCTCGGAGCGCGATTGGATGACCTGCAGCGCGACCATCAAATCCGCTGTTGACGATGCGCTGGAGGAGATATTGAGCGATCAACTGTTGTTCAGTTGACAGCGTCATGAGTGATTCATGAACGTGGGGGGATAGTGCACCTTTGAACCGTTGCATATTAGTCTCCTATGAGTGTGAGAGAATCATACCACACAGGGAGAAACAGTCAACAACGAAAAAGCCCCTCACGAGGAGGGGCTTTGATTCTTACATGAACTCAGAGATCACTCGGAGTCGCTTTCGGTGGTCTCGGACTTCGGCTTACGACCGCGACGCTTGGGGGCCGGTTTGTCGTCAGTGGTGGTTTCGGACTTGGCCGGTGCGGTCTTGACAGTCTTCTGTTCCGGTTCACTGGTGGTGATGGAGTCCAGCTCTTCCGGCTTCTTGAGTCGAACGACGTGATTGTCATCCACCTTGTCAGCAACCTGAATGACCTTGTCATAGGCAGTCAGGGCATTGATACCATTGCTGAGTTTGGTGCGGCGCATCTGTGCCAGCATGTCATTACCACCCGCCTTCTCGATCTCCTTCAGACGGTCATAGTCGACACGGTGAAGATGGTTGACCGGAATGTACACAATGCGGGAGTCGGTCTCTTTGAGGACAAAAACTGGGGTCATTCGATTGTTGATCTTGATGTTCTTCATGGTAGGTTTCTCCTTTGTTTGAACCTGTGTGCGTATTTACTAAGATGGCGGGGAGGCTATCCCCGCCGATGTGGTTGATCAGCCTTCGCCGAAACCAACCAAGAACCAGTCTTCCTCAGTCTTTAGATGCTTCATCATCTTCACCTTTGTCTTCGTCTTCATCGTCTTCGGACTCAGTTTCTTCTTCCTCGTCCAGCTCTTCAGGTTCTTCTTCCTCGCGGATGTAACCTTTCTCCACGGCAGACTTGTGGGCTTCGACCGCCAGCTGGTCCTTGATATGGACGCGGATGGTGTCACGGAGCTGCTCTTGCAGATCCTGTTTGGTCTTCTCGTCGATATGCGACATAGTTGATATCTCCTGTGTTGTGTAAACTATTTATGCCTGAAAAACAACAGATCCCCGAAGTGGGCGTTCCTTGTAAACCAACATCTCCTTGTGCTCACTGAGTTCATTCTCATGGAAGAACTTCATGATCTTCAGTTCACCATAGCACTTCCGACGTGATGTTTCTTCCTTGATCATCTCAATGATCTCATCACGGATGTTCTGTGGCTGCTCGCTTAGACCGATCAGTGCAAGGTTCNTCTCGAACGCATCAAGCACCTTCACACCATCCTTGCGGACTGTCTCCATGAGGTTCATCATCTCAACTGGATCGTCCCAAGCATTCCTGAGGCGCGTTTCTCTCACTCTCGGAAATGCACTCCGGATGTTATCGTTGGTATCACCACGGATGCACTTGAGGAACAGATCAAACTCAGTGTCCTCGCTGGTTCTCCAAGTCTTCTGGGTGGGAGAATACAGCTTCGTCCGCCCGTTCGTCAACTGGATGAAGTCCTTATCCGCTGACATGATGATGTTGTTCACGCCGGTGGACTCCTGACAGAACACGGCAATGCAGTCATCCGCCTCACTGCGGGGGTTCTCGAACACTGATGAGTTTGTCACCGTGGTGAAGAACTCCTTGGTCAGCATGGCCGCCTCGATGCACTCATCGTGGTAGATGTCGTCTTTGTCACGGTTCCCCTTGTAGGTGGGGAAGATGTCACGTCTCCAGACATTGGGTGAGTCACACGTAATCGCGATGGCGTCCACCTTGAACAGATTCGCATGAAACACGATACTCTGAATGACCTCTTTCATGATGAACTGGGTGACCAGTGGCTCCTTGATGCCTCTGGCGGGGTTCTTCACCTTGGCGAAACGAGTACTGAATACGACGTTGTTGAGGTCGACAAGGAGGTTCGTATGCTGATCCACTTCGAACTCTGGGACATCAGGGATGATCTCTTTGCGCTGAGTCTGGTGCATATCACTCACCTCCCTGAATGTCTGGTGAGAACTGTTCAATGAGCTGGGAGAGTCCCTCGGATGCGATGGTGAGGAGGGCCAGCTGCATTGCGAATCGACGGCTATTACCACTGACAGACTCTGACACCATACCTGCCTCGAGGAGGGTATCCCACATCTCAGGCTTGACGGAGGTGAATGGAGTGATCGTCTCTAGGTCATCACTGACGGTCAGTTGGATCTTGTTCTCAGCTTGGGTGAGGGTCTCGAGTTTCTTCTCGGCCTCGGCTTGTTCCTCGATTGCCTTCTGGCTGGTCGCTGTCAACTCATCGAAGACCTCCTTCAATCCATCATACTGGACGGTCAGAGCCTCGATCTCTTCACGAAGACGTTCATTCTCTTCGCGCTGTTTCTTGATTTTACTGAATGGCCACATGGTATGACTCCTTTGTGTGTTGTAGTTATTCTCTCCCACACGGCCTCAACAGTCAACCCTGTGTGTTTTTGAAGTACTGCACTATACTGGAGATAGGTATATCTTGGCCGTTTATGGTTCGAGCTTGTCGTTGGTGGCGGGAAAATGGGCACGTCTCAGCTCCATCTCAAACGAGAGTTCACAGTGGCGGATCACCCTGTCGCCTCTGATCTCTACGTCCCAGAAGAAAATGGCATCGATGCAGGTTCTTGCGAATCCCCACATGAAGGATCCGGCATTCGCTCTCCGGTATGCACGAGATGATATGGTCTCGTCGGGGTTCCCACCGGTTAGGGTGTTTGCCAGCTGGTCGAGTGAGATCAATACGTTCCACACGTATCTCAAAATTTTCATTGTGTTTCTCCTTCGAAGGTGTTACAAGTATATATGCCAGACTGGGAGGAAAGAAGATGTCAACGACTGGTATGGTGTTGATGGTCAGTATGATCATCGTGGTGGGATTGGTTGGATGGATGGTGGGTTCCTGTAAACGTCGGAAGGAGAGGACGGAAGCTGAACTTGCCAGACTTGATGACCAGATCATTCAGTGTGACCACCGGCTCAGTCAGATGGCTGAGGAAATCGAAACTGCACTGAAACGGGAGTCTGAATGACGCCCACAAAAAGCCCCCTCGTTGAGGGGGCTTTCTCGTTCATGGCTTTCTCATTGAGGGATGGGATAACCATGAAATGGATGGTTTGGGTGCATGTCGAGATATTCCTTCAGTGCCTGTTTTGCGGCGTGCAGGTCATTGAATGCCCCAACAGTTCTTCGTTCAACAACCACCGTCCACTTTTCCCTCTTTTTGTATATGAACCGGCACCCAGAAACTGAGTTTGGGTTGCCGAGTGATTTTTCGTTTCGAGGTTCTGGTTCTGGAAGATCTTCACCGGATCCTGCACTGAAGCCGTTTTCATCTTTGAAGGCCCGTACGGCGATTGCTGCCGATTTCGCATCGTCGAAATAACCAAGATGATGTTTCTTTCTGTCCTTAGTGACCACGGCCCTCCACCTGCCACCTGACCTGTAAACCCCCGTGTGTCCCGAGGTATTCTTAACGGATTTCGACACATTCAACGCGTTCTTTTTTCTGGGTATGAGTTGTAGATTCTCCCAGCGGTTATCCGTTGCATCGCGGTTCTTGTGATCGATCACCATTCCTTCGGGTGGATATTCCCCCGTGACGTAGAACCAAATCAGGATATGTTCTCTGAACCGAACCCCCTCAACTGTCACTTCCCTGAGTGTGTACCTGCCCTTTTTCAACACCGATCCGGCCCTTTTTCCCCTCGTACGGGAGTTGGTTGATGGGTGCATCCATTCCCGATTCTTCCAGACGATATATCCCGTGTTTGGGTCGTAAGACAGTGAATCCGTTACCCTCTCGTGTGTTATCTTCATATAAGTCTCCTTTGCGAGAGTCGAACCTATCACCGGAATTTTCATTTGTCAACAAAAAAGCCCCCTCGTTGAGGGGGCTTTCTCGTTCATGGCTTTCTGAAACTTACTTGAAGCCGAGCTGCAGGTTGGCAACAGAAGCACGAGCGTAGTAGTCAGAGCTGTCACCCAGAGACGTTGCGTCGTTGGTGAAGCTGTGCAGACCGTAGCGAGTACGAAGATGAAGATGTAGATTCGCAGTAGCACTGTCGCGGACCACACCAGAGCTGGACAGCATCTGGTACGGGCAGTAGAACATGCCGGTGTCGATGTCGCTGGCCTTCAGACCCATCAGGATGGAGTCAGTTTCGGCATAGCTGTCGACGTAGACTTGGATGTTGCCACCGAAAGTACCGACGAAGGCAGTGGAGCTGATGGACAGCTCGCCGCTGTTGGCCGGAACGAAGGTGCTGTTGGAGGCATTCTTCAGAGCGGTGAAGACCTTCTGAGAGACCACGAGCCAAGTAGCGCCACGACGCTTGGTCTTCATTGCGATCTGAGCGGACAGGTTGTCCATGGCGATGGTCAGACCAGCCAGTTTTTCGCCAGCGTAACGACCGTCGACGTTCGCAAAGTCGAAGGACTCGATGGTGCCAGCCAGAGCGTTCAGTTCACCCAGAATCTCGCGGTCCATTTCACGCTGGATTTCATCACCCAGAGCGTTGGAGATTTCGGATTCGATGTCCAGACCATCCAGAGCGGCCAGATCATCTTGGGACTCCAGAGACCAGCTGGATGACAGCTTGCGGGTCTTGGTGTCGACACGGTCAGTCACGACTTCGAGGTTCAGCGGCTTACCAGCTGCCCATTCCATGTGCTGAGTCTGCTCAAACGGGTTCATCGCATCGACTGCGTCGTATGCATCGCCCAGAGCCAGTGCAGAGTACTTCTCGTAGACGTTCTGGCCGGAAGCTTCGGTGCCAGCTTCGACAGCATTGGTGCCGGAGCCAGAGGAAGTTTCAGTGGTCTCGCCGTAGCGATGACGGATGGTACGCACGATACCTGTCGGCATGGTCAGCGGTTGAACACCGACCAGTTGGGTGGCCAGAAGGGCCGGTTGGGTACGACGAATCAGCGGCATGAACAGGGTATCATAACGGGTGATGTTACCGGTGCCAGTGCCACCCACCGGACCTTCAGCTTCGACCAGAGTACGGTTCGCACCGCCGTCGGTCACATTCAGGTTTTCACGGTGGGTATTCTCCATGAGTACGGAAGCAACAGCGGCTTCTTTATCGCTCATGCCTTCCAGCAGGGCTTCTTTGTACTCAGTCCAGTTCTTATAAGTGCTCATTGATGTTAACTCCTAGTTGGTTTGTAAATCTATTTATCACATGCGAAAAGTTTTGATGTTACTCTTCGCGATTAACGGGAGCGACGGATAGAACGCTCGAGGCTACTCATGACAGATTCGTCGATTTGACGAACAGGCTTGTCTTCCACTTCTTCCTCGGATTCCATCACCACAGTGCCTTTCGGCTCGACGGCGGTTTCGGTTCCGGCGCTTTCCACAACAGGAGCTTCTGTTTCTGTGGACTTGTTGATCAGGGGCAGAATCGCCTCAGCACGGGCTTCCAGCTTGTCGAGTTCAACACCCTCGAGGATGGTCATTGCAACAGCACGCTTGGACTCAGACAGCGGGGACAGGAGTTCATTGATCTTCTGCTCACGCTTGATAGCGTCCAGTTCCGCACGGGCTTCCTGCAGGCTCTCACGGACAGATGCATCGTCTTCGACACCGAATGATTCTTGGAACATACCCTTGAATGCTTCGAACATTTCCATGGAGAACTGGTGACGCTTGGCGACTTCGATGTCTTCACGGAGTTCATCGATTTCTGCCTTGACTGCTTCGGCGATGGCGGCTTCGTTCAGTTCTGCCTGTTTGGCTGCGTACTCTTCCTTGAAGTCGTGGAACTTCTGGGAATACCGAACTTCGATGGTGCGGGCTTCTGCCAGCTCTTCTGCAACTTCCTTCATTTCTTCAGCGATGGCTTCCTGAATCATACCGAAGCTGTCCTTGGACAGGTTGGCAATCGATTCTTTCAGCTCTTCTTGCATTTCGACACGAGCGGCTTCGACCTTGGCTTCAACTGCACTGTCGAACGCTTCTTGGACGACCGCCTTGGTCTCATCAGTCAGCAGGTCGGATTCGAACACTGCCTTCAGTTTTTGATTCTTCATTGGTGTCTCCTAAGTGGTTATGTGACTATTTATGCAGGTCGAAGTTTAAATTTTACGAACTGCGAGTTGTGAGATTGATGTCAGATTGCCTTTCTTACCGGCCTCGAGGAATGTTTCGACTTCCTTCATCTCTTTACTGGTGATTGACTTGCGAAGCTTGGAGCGAGATTTCCTGAAAGATGCATCAACCCGCTTGGAGTGCTTGATCTGCATCTCGGTGTATTTCTTGATGTCCGCCTTCGCTCGTTTGACCTTCGGTGAATCGTCTTTAGCGTTGCGAAGTGAATTGATCGCCTTGTCCCTTTTGGTGACAGACGTCGCGATTGCGTCGAGGTCAGAGTTGATCCTGTTTTTCTCGGCCCTAGATATTTCGGAACCGATCACAAGAACACCAAGTCCACCATATGCCACGGTGAGAGGGACTGCGAGCGTATCGACTATCCCAGTTGGGTCACCAGATCCCCAGAGGAGACCGAGAACGAGATACAAGACGCCAGACGTCAATCCGACGTTGAGGTAGTTCGCATACTGCTTCATTTTGCTCGAATTGAACGCCATGACTAGCTCCTCAGGGATTCAATGAACTTCTTCATCTCGAGTTCAAAGTATGCCTGCGCCATCGGGTCGTGTATCTGTGCTTCTGCAAGGTCAGTGATGATCTCACCGCGCTTGTACATCTCAACCTGCTCCTGAATCGTCTCCGGATACGCAGACCGACAGGACGGGGTTGCAACGGCATCAACAGTGATGAACCGGAAGTTACTGACCTTACCGGTGGATTCGTTCACCTGACCTGCCCCTCGGGTCGACACACCGACTTGGACACCAGAGTTGACGAGAGACGCCAGAATCGCGCCCTTGGGGGTCTCTGACAGGATCTCAGCCTTGCACATCAGGCGATTGCCTTCCATCTGTGCCTCCATGAGGCGGTGTGAGACGTTCTCCAGCTTGATCTCAAGGGTATTGGGGTGGTCGCATTCACCGAGGATATGACGGCGGCTGGCGGCGGATGCATTGATCAAATCGCATGCTGCCTGCATCTCTTTCAGATCGTAGATGCGACCGTTGCGGTTCTTCTCCTCGGCCTCAGCCATGACACCTCGAAGGTAAAGGCGCTTCTGTCCCTTATCATTCGCTTCCGTGAGGATCTGTGTCTCAAAGTTCTCTTCCATCAGAATCATTGCGGATTCTCCTCTTCTGCGAGGATATCCAGAACCGAGAGATCCTCGAATGTCTCAACCACCTTACTCACATCAAGATGGTGGTCTTCTTTCATGATATATGTGAGTCCTTCGGAATCGACATAGACTCGCTTATTCCCCTTGTCGAGGTAGGCGTACTTGTTGTCGTCGAGTTCATCGAATGACCACCCAGCGGCAGTCAGTTTGCGTACCGTCTTACTTTGAACCATGCTCATGCTGGCCTCGGTAAGTTCTTGAAACGCTTCTTTAATTAGTTCGTCGAACATATCAGTTCTCCCATGCATGTTGTTGACTATTTAGTTCACAAACAAAAACCCCCTCACGAGGAGGGGGTTTCGATTATACCGAGGCGGGAGGTGTTTCTTCCGTCGCCGTTGGTGTGACGTTACTGGTATCCGGTTGTGTCTGAGACTGTGACATCTTGGTGACGATCCAGCCGGTACCGAGTACCGCCAGACTCCCAACCGCTGCAGTCCCATACATGGAGCCGATTGCTGTTGCTGCCCCATGGCCGAAGATGGCATTCACGAATGACGGATCCAGAACGACAAACATCATCGCGATGAACGCACCCATGAACGCGGTGAATCCGTGGACCTGAAGTAACATACCGAGACCGCGACCAATCGCCTTGAAGAAACCAGCGATGTTGCCCTGACGGTTGACTTCTTTGAATCCTTCCTGAGTCTTCTCATCAACAAACGCGAGAATCTCCATGTCGTTCATGAAGGAGCCAGAGTCCATCATTCGCTTACCGATGAACATGTGCCAGTGGATGTTCCCTCGGTCATCCTTGATGAATGCATAGCGAGTGTCTTGTTGTTTGTTCTCAAGGAACTTGAACTGGTACTTGTCGGTTCCCTTGGCGAGGAGACGCTGGAACATCCCCTCACAGAGTGCTTCTTTCTGGCCTTCATTCAGTTGGTGCTTGATCTGTTCTCGAACCTGCTCTTTGATCTGATCACTCATGCCATCTTCCTCAGGAGCTTGTTGTTCTGGCGCATCTGACGATCCTGCTGGCGACGTGAGCGCTGGGCCGCAATCGTCTCTGGGTTCGTGGCAGGGCCATAGTTATCCTTGGTGGTAGCAGCGGTATTCGGTTCCACATTCATCGCCCACCAGCCACCAGTGACCGCAGACACCGCGATGGTGGTGCCGAGGAGACCCAGACCGAGTGTTCCAGCACCGGCTATACCGGCGAACACCGCCGCGATGCCGACGGCCAGACCGATAATACCACCCACGTAGGTGATGAACCCGAGGATGTTACCGAATCCCTTCAGGAGGCGCACTAGGACGCCATCACGCTGAATGGCGGTGTATCCGTCATACATGAATTGCTTCATGGCTGCGTCAGCAGCAGAACGATTCGCGAACTCGCCTCTTTCTTGACGAGTGCCGTCATTGAACCGGACCCACTCATAGCGACCACCTTGAATACCAGCCATGACGATGACATCGTCACCCCTCTGCAGGAATGCTGATTCGAGTCGGTCGATCTGGGTGACATCGGAGATCACACCCTCGGTGAGTTCACTGACGTCGATCTGGTCCAACTTGAAGTTGAAAGTTTCGTTGATTTTCATTTTTTCCCTCTCTATATCGTGTTTGATTATTTACTCAAAGGGGTGAATAATCACCGGTGATCGACGTGGTTGTTCTGGTTTCGAGAGCATGAATCGCGTTAGTCACATACAGGCGATAGTCGCCCTCACTGATTGAACCTCTCACATACATACCGACCGTGGCACTAATCAGTTGGATACATGCCATACGGAACTTCTTCCCCTGCGTCTTACCTCGACGCTCGAGGTCTTTCAGCTCGGATATGGCCCGTTTCGCCTCGGTGTCCTTGACAATCTTCACGTAGAGCTTCTTGATGAGGCTGGCATAGATCAACCATTCGGTGATCATCTCTTCCTTACTCTCATGAACCTTTACGGGGTAGTTCCCTTCCATGATGGTGTCGATGAGTTTTAACATCTCAGCGACTTCATGCTGGGGGATGTCTCCGATCTTGGAGGGAGGATTGGTGATGAATGACTTCAGGAACTTTGCAGAGTCTCGAATCTTCATCCGGAGGTTGGCCAGTTCCTTCCTCACACCATCGGCATATGCGCTCTTCTGTTCAGTAGGCAGCGACTTCATCACGGAGGTGATCACATCCCTGCGATGTGCGTCCTTCTGGATTATCTCATACTCACGCATGAACCTAGCGTCTTTCTTGAAGTAGTCGTATATCAGTCCACCCGCCAGTGCAGAAAGGTTGATCCCCAAAGCCACAGGCATCGAGATGGCTCCTGTGGCCACAGCAACCGCAACGAAAGGCGCTGGTATCGAGGACACCAGCGCACCTTTCTTGACCTCATTGAGTTGGGGATGATCTGGGCGAAAGTCATAGGCTTCACTCAGTTTCATCAGTAAAATCCTCCCTGACCTTCAGGTGGCTTGATGCCGTACTTGTCACCGACAGACCCGTCACCATAGACCAGATTGTCGATGTGCTCTCGAGGCATTGACTTGATCGTCTTGCTGTCTAAGCCTTTCTCTCTGAGTTTCTCTTCTTCGTTTTTGATGATCTCTTCCTCGTCCATCATCATGAACTTCTCCAACACGAACCGCTTGGACAGGGACGGGAACTGAGTTGTCGCTGAGGCCAGATTCAGGAGCTGTTGTTGGACCTCGATCTCCTTATACTTGGCATACGAGCTAGGGTCATTGAAGACGAGTTTGACAGTCTTCGGCACCTCTACCTCTCTGTCCTCACAGAACTTGATGAAGTCCTTGTTCAGCTCACGAGCAAAGATCCGGCTGATGCGCTTGATATGACCCATGTAGCGCATCTCGACCTGATAGACCTGACCGACTCGCATGTCACTGAACTGGTTCTGCTGATCCGTCTGTGTGTCAATCATCGAACTCGGGATGCGGAGACCAGCAGCCATCTTCTTGGTGAAATACTCAAGATCCGACAGCTCACCGAGGTTGGTCCCACCCTGAAGCGTCTCAACTCGAGAACCCTTACCCATCGAGTTCGTCGGGATGAAGATGGACTCACTGGTGCTATGAGGGTCATAGTCAGACGTCATCTGGTTGTTTCGATTGACCTGCTTCTGCATCAGCTTGAGGCGCTGACGCTCGATTGCCTGTTCACGTTTCGGACCCTGAAGGTTACCGGTGTCGATGTAGTAAATCCGGCGCTCAGGCGCGTGTACGACGCGATAGATGACGATGGCATCCTCGATGAGGGTCATCTGTTTCCAGACGGTGAAGACGGTATCGAGAACCGACTCCCCATAGGGGCCATCTCCGATCCGGAGAACCACCAGATCCTCAACAGCATACACTCGATGTTTCTTCTCGGTCGACTGATCATGGTTACGCGCAGGATCAAAAGTCGAACGCTTCGAGTCTTCAGATTGCATCAGTGGTGCAGACGGATCGACGATATAATGAGTCACCTTGGTGTCATCATGTTCATCGAGGATGTGTCCGACGATTCGCTCGGGACGGATGTATTTCAGGTTGCCATCGGCCTCGCGCGTGTAGATGGTCATGCCATACTTCAGGGTGTTTCTCACCCGTGAAAATGCTTCGTCGTGCATCCTAGATCTCTCGGACCACAGATCTTTCATCTGCTCTAGGAGAGCGATCACGGTACGAGGGTACTTGGTATTCTCGTCATACTGAAGGTTGAAGATCTCCTCACTGTCCGCGTTGGCAGACGAGATATCCTCAGCGAGGATATCGAGAGAACGGGAAATCTCCACGGAAGTTCTGTCCATGGTGTAGTAGCGCTGAAGACGTGTCTTTCGGTTCCCCGACACGTCAATCTGCTTGTTGTACCAATTGGAGCTGACCGAGGTGGTGGAGATGGAGTAGCCAGTGTCCTTGTTGGACCCCGAACCACTGCCACCAGCGACTCGGACGGGCTTCCACTTATGCTCATAGGGCTTGTTCATTGGGAATCCTTGGTAGTCGGGGCTAAATAGCTTTAGTCTATTTAGTGATACAGGAGAACGAGAAATGGCGACAATCACCACCACAGTCAGCCAAGAATATCTCGCTGCCTATGATGGTTATGACTCTCAGGAAGTCGGTCTTGGATTGATCAATCCGAACATCTACAAATCCGGAGAGGCATACCGCAGGAAGAAGATCAAACGACTCGCAATCGGGTTGATCAGCAGCGTGACCTATGCCGGTTCCGAGCATGACAGTAACCCGAAGATCATACCCCTGATGTATGAACAAGCATACGGTACCATCTTGGCCTACAACCTGAACTACGTCCCACAGCGGACGCGTCAGGCGATCATGAAGTATATCCTAGATTCAAATGCGGCTCGGATTCGGTCCAACCAGTCCATGATCGTTGATTATCATGCACTCAAACGGGCGGTTCCTGACTCGCAGTACATCGTCCGCAGATACAAAGCCGTAGGCATCAATCTCATTGAAACCTACGGCCTGTCGGATGTCCCAAATGTCATCAAGGGTTCAGGGAGATGGGACAACCATTACCGAATCCTGAAGGGCTGATCAATCGTCCAGCAGCTTACCGGTGGCACCCGCCAGAAAATCGAGCATCTCCGGAGCAGGGAGGTGCTTGACAAACACCTTGTCAAACTTCAGATCCCCACAGTAGTTGATGAAGTCATGAATCTTGCTCTTCGCCAGCTCCATCTCCTCATCGTAATCGAACTCGTCCGAGGGGGCTGCAATCGGCATGAAGAACATTCCCTCCCAGTCGAACTCCTCGTTACGGTACACCATCGACAGATTCTTTCGGAGCTGCCACAGTGGATCGTGAGGATTCGTCTCGCTCTGGATCAGGTCGACCGACAAAGTCGTATCTTCGGGGATCCGATAGTCCTCCGCGAATTCCAGACGGTATTGATCTACGGTGAACGTAAGGCTCTGCAGATAGTCGTCGATTTCGATTGGCTGATAGCGAGAGTTCAGGAGAATCGGAACGAACATTCCCTCCAGATTCGCCGGAGTCCCGAGGTCGTGATCCTCGATGAAGTTCTTGATCAGGCGGTATGACTCCTCGCTGATCCGGACTCCCACCACTGTCGCGATATTGGGGTTCTTCCGGCGGAACTCCTCCGCATCCTTCAGGGTCTCCTCTGACGGGGCTTGGAACGTCGGGGACGTGGCATTGAGGTTCATCGACTCGTTGATGAAGTCCTGATCCTCGTCCTCGTCGAACAGGTCGAATGCCATCATTTCGTTCATCTCGTCGTTGATATCGATCTTCATGCTCATGTTCTTCTCCTTTGGGGTTGGGAGGCGGAAGAGGTGTCTCCCCCTTGTCCGTCTCGGTTTCATGCTTATATTTAGCGCGCAGTCTGTCCCTTATTTTTATCGGCGGACGCTCTTTCATTTCCTCCTCTTTTCGCTTGGCCTCCTCCTCGGCTTCGTGCTGCTCCAACGCCCACTGGGGATTTCTTGCTCGGTACTTCTTGACAAGGGCACGCACGCGATCTGCCCCCGCGCGAGCAAGAAGGGGATTCTCCTCCAGTTCTGCCAGCTTCCGCATCTCGGCATCGAGTTCTTCCCAAGGATCGACGAAGTCCACCACGTCCGGAGCACCGTCATCCAGCGCTGATTCCTCTTCGAAGAAACGCGCCTTCTCCATCTCAAAGAATTCCTGCATCTCTTCTTCCCGAGACAACTCATCCATCTCAGCGCACAGCTGTTCCCAGCGGTAAGCCTCTTCCTCTGCCTCGGTTACCCAATCCTCGGCGTCGAAGATAGCAGAATGCTCAATGAAGAACTCTTCCATCTCATCAAGACGAGCTTCCATCTCATCCACGGTGTTATCGTCGTCCAGTTCCTGAGAGAGAATGCATGACATCTTGGGGGATTCCAGATGGATGTCTCTGAACCCGAGCATCGCAGTGTAGATGGGGCCGTAGTCGCGTGCGATCTCTTTGCTGTACATCGAGATGATCATATCGAGATTGTTCAAGACATCTTCATCTGTGACGTCACCGCCACCGAGGTATCCACGGAACCGATCAAGGTGATCACGAGTTGAGTATGCATTGGTGGCGAACTTGAATGCAGGGCGCTCCAGAGCAATCTTGAGAAGTCGGGACGAGAAGAAACCGTCCTTCTTTTCATTGTCATCGCGCCCGAAGTGATAACGATCCGAGAACTCGATGGCACCGGCGAACAGGCACTCGAATGTGCCGCTGGACGCGGTTGTACGCTTCATGTTGATCCATGCAGCAGCGAAGCGCTGAGAGAACAGCAATTCGTCGTCATAACGATGATATGCTCGCTTGATGGCATCGAGGAGGACGATGCCGTTATACACGTGGTTGATTGCCACGTCTTTCTTCCCCTGACGGTCGAGACCACAGGCGATTGCCTCAGCGCGGTTCTCCGGCTCCATGATCCATGAATGACGCATGAGAGGGGTGACATCGATGATACCGGCCTCATGGAGTGCCCGCATGAACCAGATGTTGAATTCAATCGCAGACATGCGGATCTTGAAACCTTCATAACGACTTGATGCCCAGAGACTCATCAGATTGTAATCCGTGTACCCAGCACGGCACCCCGCTTGATTCGAGAAATCACGGTAGATGAGGTGTGACTTGTCTGCACTCCAACGAACCCCCATGGACGGGGAGTGGTCAGCATGCAGCGGCGACTTGAATCTCTTCCATCCAGAACGACCGAAACCGTCAGGCACGGGGAATCCCAGCGCAGTTGCGATACGGCGCTGCACTTCGGCGTTGTGGAACAACATCATCGTCTCACCTTCCTTCATCGATCCAAGATCAACAGGATACTTCCCGTCCTCATCTAGGAGAGACTCACGGGGGCTTCGATACGTCGATTTGTCCTTGCTGGTGCTCTCATTGACGGCCTTATACGGTTTGCTGGGGTTTGTTGTCTGAGTCTTACCGGCGGTGTCAGAGAACAGCAGGGAGATGTCTTCTCCTCGCTCTGAGTGGTATGCCTCAAACCTCTCCAGATCCCGCTCACGCTCCAGCAGGTGCTTCTCTCGTGCATCCAGTTCCTGTTCACGTGCTGACTTCGGGACTGAGTCGAATACGGGGTCATCGAACTTACCATCCGGTGTCTTCTTCGGCTGGACGGTATTGAATACGGCCTTCTTCTTGTCGCCCTGCTTCAGCTTGGCCTTCTTCCCTCTGGCACCCAGAGACTTACCGGCGGCAGAGTTGCGATACTTCTTGACCGTGTCACGGACGTATTCGTGGAGAGACTGGTACTTGTTTGACAGCTTCTCGAACCCAGCAATGTCGATTCCTCGAGTGATCTTGGGGAGATCATCCCAAGGCGCATCAGTTCCCTCAGCCACGTACTTTTCCTGATCCGGAAGGATCACGTAACCACCCCCAGCAAGGAGATCGATCTGAGGGAGAGACTTGATGTTGCGGCGGATGGGAGATGACACGCGCAGGTATACGTGTGTGCCACCAGACTTGGTGGACACGGTGAAATCATTGTCTTTCCAGATGCCCAGCTTCTTCAGATCCTCACACGCCTCACGGACGATGTCATCCACCTCATAGGGGATGTTGTAGTCATCGATATCGATGGTCACGAAGTTTTCATTCGGGTGACCGATGAGAGCGTTAGGGTGCTTCTTCCACCAAGCTTCAATCGTCTTGAGGTCTGTGGTAGCTGACTTGAAACCGCCGCCCCCACGGATCACGGGTGATTTGGTTCTCGGTGAGCACGGGAATACTCGCATCCCGTTCTCTGCGTATCTGAGTGCTTTGGCCATCTGGTTCATTGATTACGTCTCCTTTAGTGTCTTCTGGTGTTCGATCTGTGCCATAAAGTACGCGTCAGTCACGTCTGATCTCCCCTTGGTCTTCGGGAGGGACATGACTACGTCGAAGAGGAATGCATCGAACGACTCCAACGAGCTTACCATATCCTCTTTGGATGCGCTACCCTTACCGGTTGCGAACTTCTTGACAGTGGATGGTGTTTGAATGCGGACAACAATGTCAGGAAAAAGTTCAATGACCATCCCGACGATTGAGAACTGAAGTCCTGCCAAGTCTCGGGTGGCGTTGCCGGTGGCGGCGAATCCAAGTCCCTCGAGACTCACGATGGTTGGACTGAATCGTTCGATAATCTCTCTGGTTCTGTCTCGAACCTTCATGACGCGCTTGAACTTCTGGAGGGGATCAGCCTTGTCGGCTGCGGTGGAGAAAACTTCGTGGTGGGAAACCTTACCATCTTCGAGGACAACGAATCCGGTTGATGTCAAAGATTGGTCAATTCCTAGAATTACATTGCTCATGTCTGATCCTTTTTCGTTTGGTCACTAAATAGGCGAACACCCGAGGAATCCGAATGAACTCCACAGATGACGATGCACTCCTGTATTTAGAGATCAAACTCCAAGCTCTCATCCGTCGCGTTGAGGATGCGAGTCGTGAGTTCGAAAAGGTCGACATGGAATTGAAGGATTCAAAAAGAAAGGGCGCACCCTTGACGGACACGCCCTTGAATTGAACTTTCGGTTACACTCGATCAACCAACTCGAGAGTAGCGAAGCTGTTGCTCTTTGTTACAACCAGCGTACTGTCGACCATCGACTGGAACTCTTCCCTGTGGGAGATCAACAGGACATGGTCGGCTGCGTCCTTCACGAAGCGGAACATCTTCTTGATCCCGCTCTGGTCAACTGCACTGTCGAAGATCTCATCCAACATCAGCACGTTACAGCTGACACCCATCACTCCGAGAAGTTCCTTGAACGCCATGGATGTTGCAACGTCCAATCGAAGCTGCTCACCTCGGCTCATACTGTGGTATGAAACGTCTTTACCCATATACTCGATCTCAACGGTCATGTCTGCGTTGATCAGCGGGACATGAGGCAGGTCGAGGAAGCGGGTGTACTCCACGATCTTCTTGTTGATGAACGGCATATACTGATCGACGATGTTCTTCCGGATGAACGATTTGGAGTCAGTCAGTAGACGGATCAGGTAGCCGACGTGCGTCTCTTTGACCCGCAGATCATCAAGCACCTTCTCCTCCTCGGCGATGTCGGGGACTGTGATGTCCTCGATGATCTTCTCGTACGGGTTGACGGCCCCATCAAGATCCGTCTTCTTCCGAACCGCACTCTCATGAGCCGCCTTCGCACTGTGGACATTCGCGACGGATCGGAACCCACCCAGTGCCTCGTTCGCCAGACCTTCTAGTTCGGCCTGTGTCTCCTTGTGTGCTGCCTCTGCTTCTTCCTTCTCCTGAATCGCGGCCCCGAGGTGGTTTTGTGTCTCATCACGCGCCTCGGTCAATTCCGCCACATCCCCACCGGCATCCTCGACTGCTGCTTTCAGGGACTCGAGATGGGGGTTGGTTTTCATCGATTCCTCGATACGCTCAACCGCGTCCAACATCTTTTCCAACTCACGAGAGCTGATCGGGATGTCGATCTCCGCCTCGATTGCGGTCAATTCCTCGAGCTGACCCTGACATTCCGCCAGTTCAGCCTCTGCACCCTCCAGTGTACTTCGAAGGTCAGCCATTTCCTGATCTTCCATCACATCGAGCTTCTCTCGGAGAGAAGCGACCTTGTCGGCATCGAAGTGGGACTGCTCACAGTACGGACACACCCCGCTCTCAAGCGTGCTGATCTCATCCTTCACATCCGCCATGGAGCGTTCGAGACGAGAGATTGAACGGGTCGTACTGTCCACTGTTCTCTCGCATCCACTCTTCCGCTGTTCGAGGTGTGAACGGGTCTCCTTCGCCTCAGCCAGAATCTCCTCCATCTCGATGATAGACTCGATCTCCACCCCCTCAGGGATCCTCCCCTTGGCTGCCTCCAACTTCTCATTCATGGTGTCCATGTATGAATCCGCCTGAGTCTTCAGAGACGTCTGCGACTTGATCGAATGATCGATATCGCGGATCAGACTCTCGATCTCGGACCGACGAGACTGGTTACTCTTGATCGTCTCGTTGAAGTCCTGACGGTCAGCACTGATGCGCTTCTCGACTTCCTCATGGTCCTTCAGAATCTGATCGAAATCTACACCGTCGTACTGACTGATCTCCTCCTGAACGGCTTCCAGCGCGGCCTGATTGGCATTCCCCCAGTCGGACGAGTCACGCTTTGCCTTCTCAAGACGCTCGACCGTCTGGTCGTGTGTTCGCTTCGCATGGTCCAGATCCTTCTCAGCGAGCTTCAGGTCGACGGTGATGTCCTTCTTCATCTTCTTCAGCGTCTCAGCACGGGCGGCCAGTGTATCAAGTGAGAGGAGCTGCTCCATGAACGACCGCTGCTCAACACCCGACATCGACATGAACGAGTTCCGCCACGGGTTCATGAAGAAGACACTGAGGTAGACGTCATATGACACCCCGATCACTTCCTGAATCGCCACATCGGTGTTCTTGAGACTGTCTCGGGTGTGGTCGATCTCCTCTCCATCACGGTAAGACTTCAATGTCAGGAGGTTGGGCTTGCGTCCACGACGGATGACATAGTCAATGCCACCGACATTCAGTGACAGCTCAACCACCATGTTGCGCTCATTGTAGTAGTTGACCATGTCGTCGGGACGGTTCTTGTTGAGTCCTTTCCCGTAGAGTGCGAACACGACCGACTCGAGGATCGAGGTCTTGGACACACCGTTTCGCGATTCACCCTCGGACCCAACGTCCAGATTGTTACCAATGATCAGGCATGTGCCCTTCTGATCCAGATTCAGTGTAGTTGGTTGCTGGCCGAACGCCTTGAAGTTACTGACGGATACTGACTTCAGGTTGATCATTCTCATTCCTCGGTTTGTGAAAGTTCGATACATTCGCGGTAGGTGGACTGTAGCAGCTCGATGTCAATCCCCGCAACCGGCTTGGTGGACTTCAACTGACGGATGACGACCTCGTCAATGTTCTCGACATCGGTGACCTCACCACTGTCGGACTCGAGAATCTCCTTGGCCTTGTTGCCTTGATACTTGACCTTGACCTCGGTGAAGTCGTTTTCCTTGAAGAACTCGACAACTTCGGAGATTTTCGTCTCATCTTCGAGGTCATCGGGGAATTCGATTCGAATCGAGGTATTGGCAGGGTCGAGTTCCTTGAGCGTCTCAATGTCAGTGTACGGGACAGAGATCACCTTGACGCGATCATAGACGTGGAACTCAAGCTCACCGGTGTCGGTGTCAAGTGTCCAGATACCATGATCCTCATTCGCCTCGTTCATCGTGAAGGGGATGGGAGTGCCGACATACTGGATGTTCTTCTGGAGCTGGGGAGTGTGGTAGTGGCCCGTGATGACCTTCTCATACCCACGAAGTTCCTTGGGGGAGTGACCATGCTCCATGGTGTACGCATCGTTCACCTTGAAACCATTCAGCTCGAGGTGAGCCAACAGGAATCGATTCGAATCACCCAGATTGCAGATTTCATCCCACTGCGGACCTTCGATGACCCAAGGGGTAGCGATGATCCCGTCACCCATGTCAACAACACGGTCGATCAGTGTGACATGTGGCTCGATAGCACGGGTGCTGGTGACATCCAGACGGCTCAGGTAGAAGAGATCGTGGTTACCCACAATGACATGGGTGTTCTCCTTCCCGAACGTCGTGGAGAGCTTCTTTGCCCCCTCTACGGCCCGTTCCAGAGTCTGCAACTGGATCTTCGTGCGATGATCGAAATAGTCACCCAGCTGGACGACTTGGTCGTAGTGACCGAACTCCTCACACACCCAGTCGAGCATCTCGAGGAGCTGGAGGTTGTGCTTGTCGGAGTCGTTCTTGGCACCGAAGTGCAGATCCCCGATCAGGACTGTCTTTGACATGCGTTTCTCCTTTTGAATGTAAAACGGGAGACCCGTTTGGATCTCCCGTTGATGATGGCTAGTTTTTAGGGACGTGTCAAGATTTATCACGCTCGATCAGAGAGGTATCAGTCACCCCGCGCAGACTCTCATACCCATCCCACACGCCCTCGGTGCGGATGTCGGATTCAACGCTCTGGTTCTCAGTACCGCGTTCCAGCTGCTCGAGTTCGGTTGCTTCTTCATTCATCTCTTCTCTCTCCCGTTTGGCTTCTTCCATCTTCATGTCGGTGTAACCCGCCGATGCTTCCAGACCCTGTGTCAGTCGCATCTCATTCACAATGTTACTCTGTTTGTACTCACGCTTCAAGAACTGAATGAAGTCGTTGTGGATACAGGTGGTGAAGAATGCGAAGGGGTTCGAGCACACCGTCCAGTCGTACTCTACCGGCGTCTTCTCGTCCCACTCGATGTCTGCGTCCTGATGGGGGCGAAACTTTGGGAATCCTTTGCAGCAAGCGAGAAGGCCGATCCCTTCAAACTCATCCGCCAGATGGTAATAACGAGAAAACTTACGATGCTTGGAATACTTCACACTAATCTTTCTAAACATTTCACAAAGTTCGTTAGACATCTTTCCGTCAATGCGTGATTTGATCAACTCATCAAATAACTCTCGCTGAGTTACATATGGAACCGGTGCTTCCTGATTTGTTCTTTCGTCGATCTGGGTCTGTGCGTTATTTGTGTTGGACATGATATTCTCCTGTAAGTGATGGTCTCAATTTACCAAACTTTGGTAACCCTGTCAACACCAAAATCCACCCCATTTTTGGGTCATCAGGAGGGCCAAAATCCACCCCGAAAATGGTCAAAAATCGGGTCAATGTCATCGGCCTCAGCCCCCGTCGTTCCTATGCATGAACCAAAAACGGCCAAGATATATCTATCACCAGTAATAGTTCAGTACCCCCTATAGACTTTCCCGTGAGACGGGTTGAACCAGTATGAGTGATCCATGAAATTCCATGAGACATTCCTGAGGATTCCATGAGGATGATGTGAGGGATATGAGAGTGAGAAACAATGTGATGAAAGTCATGTTGGATGATATGAATGTTGGATAATTTGGGAATGTTGAAATGAGGATAATCTGGGAATGAACAAGAGGGATGAAGAAAGGAATGAAAGTGATATGAAGGGATGAAGTTTATAACATGGGATTGAACATCTCGGGATGAACAATAGGGAGAGATGAATCACATGTGAAGTTCAATGAGGGATGATCATTCAAGGGGGATGGATAAATACATAACAACGAATAGGAGTCTCATATCATGGCAACACTGAAAAGTCGTATCCGTGGACTCACAAGTGTCATCTTCTCTGATGGGTCATCCGTGTACCTGATCAGGGGTCAGACTGTGGAGTTCAATGAAGCTGAGAAAGAACCGGTTCACATCCCAGACGGTGTTGAGTTCACCCCTGATCATGTGACACCCGTCCCTCATATCGAAGACATCCCCGAATATGAGCCTGTGAGCATTTCTGAGCCACGAGAAGAGGTAGACCAGTACGATGGTACCCCTGAGGAAGAAAACGCCTCAGAGAGCCTCACAGAGGACGAAGAGGATGTCAGCTATGATCTGGTCGATCTCACGGAGCACAAGGGAAAGTGAATCAAATTTCGGATGAGACACGCGGAATATCTGTCTCATCCGATTAAATAGAGACATCAAAACGAAACCTCACAGGAGAATCAAAATATGTCAATGTTCAACTCTGCGGGTGTGTATCCGCGTATCAAAGACCAGAGCTTCCTCGTAAGCTCCAGCGGCCTGCTGACTGGCGCTGTGGTCATCTCTTCCAAGCGTGGCCCGACTGAGCCTACCTACGTGACGTCTGGTACTCAGTTCCTGTCACTCTATGGCACCCCGTCCCGTGTCAACCCGTCCATGTATGCCGCCATTCGATTCCTGAATCGTGCTGGCTCACTGACCGTGGTTCGTGCGACTCTGGATGCCGTTGCAGCTTCCGGAACGCTTTCGACTTCTAACGAAGCAGAAACCCTGCTGTCCTTCACTGCTGAGAACGGTGGTGCTTGGGGCAACAAGCTGACTGTCGAGTTCGCCGAGATCGTTGGTGCCAAGGAAGGTGTGTTCCAGTTGATCGTGAAGGAAGACGGCCTGACCGTTGAAACCTTCGAGGTCTCTCTGGATGAAGATGCCAAGAATGGTTATGGTGCTAACGTCTACATCGAAGATGTGGTCAACGAAGGCTCCACCCGTATCCGTGTTTCAGATGAATCACCCAATGCCATTGAAGGCGAAAGCGTCGACTTGACTGCAACCGTTACCTTCACTGGTGGTTCTGATGACACTGGTGCTCCGGACGAAGCCACCATCATCGCCGGTTACAATGCCTTCCAGCGTCTCGAGACTGAAGCACAGCTCCTGATCAACGCTGGTTGGGCGACTCCGGCTGTTCAGACTGCCATGCTCAATACCGCTGAGATCCGCAAGGATGCTGTCGCCATTCTGGATGTGCCTCAGGATGCCGCTGGTGACGCACAAGCCATGGTCGACTACCGAGATGAACTGGGGGCCAACACCTACTTCGGCGGCCTCTACGGTGGCTGGATCAAGGCGTACGATCAGTACAATGACCGCAACATCGAAGTTCCGGCTTCTGGTGATGTGGCTGCTGTCTTTGTCAACACTGTCGAAGTCGGTGAGCGTTGGGATGCTCCGGCTGGTCTGCAACGTGGTGTGATCACTAATGCTCTGGGCACCACCCTGAACATGAGCGAAGGTGAGCGTGATCTGCTGTATGTCAACGGCGTCAACCCTGTTACCAGCATCAATGGTACCTCCGCCGTGGTGTGGGGCCAGAAGACGCTGCAGAAAGAGCAGAGTGCACTCAGCTCCGCAAACGTAGTGAACCTGCTCCTGTGGGCCAATCAGCGTATGTCCGAGAGCCTGCAGCCGTTCGTCTTTGAGCCGAACACTCAGTTCACCCGCGACAACGTGAACTCGTTGCTCGTCGCATTCCTCTCCAACATCAAGCAGCGTGGTGGTCTGTATGATTTCAGTGTCAACACTGGCACTGATATCAACACCAGTCAGGTCATCGACAGCAATGCGATGCTCGTGGATGTCTATGTTCAACCGGTCAAGACAGCTGAGTACATCCAGATGACTCTGACTGTGACTCGCACCGGTGTCTCTCTGAGCTAATCAGGATCCGACATCCGGAAACAAAGAAGCCCCCTCATTCGAGGGGGCTTTTTCATGCCTGCCATGTGTATTTGATTGACCCGCAGTCATACAGTCGCTTGAACCCATGAGCGTCCATATTCTCTCGCTCAGTCAGTTCGGGATCGAAATTCTCGAGAAGCTCCGGAAGCTTATGCTTCATGAATTTCTCCCTGCGATATCGTGTCTCTCCTTTGACGTAGAACATCCCCGCAACGGTGACATGTTCCTTGGTGAATCCAACTGCCTCGTATGCCTTCCCGTGTGAGTAGTCGAGGTGTGCGTATGTGACGATGTGATTCACCGTATTCTCCTTCTTGAAGTGACTCAGGAGCTTGGAGAGTCCCCCGACGACGCTCTTCGACGTTGCATATCTCACCAGATCCCAGCATCCTTCTTCCTCGCTACCGATGCGCTTCATTCCCATCACCGCGACCAGCTCACCCTCATATTCCAATCCAATCACACGACAACTGACATGGCCTTGGATGTGGTTTTGATTGAAGAACTCTCGAGCCTTGACGGCGGCAGGGTGAACGACCTTGGTCTTCCTTGCGAACACGCGCTGTTGATCGATTCCGAGCTTGGCTTTGATCTTGTTGATCACGATGTCCTTACGGGATGTGTTCTTCCAATCACCCTCCCAGACCTGAATCAACTGAATACCTTGCTCCATTGCGTCGAGTGCCTTGTCCTGATGGTAGTTCTTGTCGCGGAATACCTCAGAGTGCCAGTGAACCCCATTGTACTCGATGCCGACCTTCATATCGGGAATGAAGATGTCGATCTCATATCCAGACGATAGGATGTCACGTCGCCCATGTTCATAGGTAACACCCCAGTCATCGAGCAATGAGCATATTTCCAGCTCGGCACGAGACGTCATGTGGCTATGGTTGACTTTCACCCCTAGTCGTGAGCACGCACGCTGGACTGATGAGAAATGGACATCGAGTTGATCCGCGACGTCCGCTAGATACCCACATTCGTCATATAGTTTCTGTAGCGCCTCTTTGTCGGTGAGGATTCGCATGCTTTCATCGGAGATGTGTTGCTGGGTGGGATTCACCCTCCCGTATTTCTCCATGTTTCGAGATTTGATCTTGTTAATGACTGATGGGTCTCTCATGGGGATACCGCCCTCATACTTCTCCCCCCATGTGGCCTCTCTCTTTGCCCTAATTTCTGATTTTTTTTCATCTGTCCATGCGGATCTGGTCCTTTTCCCCTTCTCCACCACGGCAGCGGTTTGGTTCGGATTGTCTACCCCGTATTTCGCTCGGACTCCCGCGACGTACTCCGCTCTCCCTTTCTCCGTCTGCATGTTGTGTCCGCCGTACTTGTCGATCATCGTCTTCGTGCGGAGGTCTCTGGTCACGGGGGATGACCTTGCGCATGCAGCTGAACAGTTCCGCGCAAAGTACTTCATCGACGGTTCATTGTCCGTCTTCGGAAGTAATGCGATCCCTACGGTATTCGAACATGTCGGGTTACTGCACATGGGGATCTCATTCACACCCTCACGCAAGGCACGTATCCTCGCAGACGCAGGCACCTTCCCTAAGGTGTCCATGAAGGATGTCAGCACACAGAGTGCGACGTATGCGTCCTTGTGCTTGGCGGATCTGGCGTTGAGGGATCGACCGTTCAGTTTGTGATGGTCGATGTAGGTAAGCAATTCTTCTCGGTTCATGTGATTCTCCTGTTGGTATATTTAGTATACACCGGCTGGACAAACACTTCAACCCAGTGACCAGCACCTCGGTGTGGTATCGGTCGAGAAGAAACTCGGTGGTGTATCCGCGAGAATCTTTTAACTCTGAGACATGGCTGAGTCCTAATCCATCTCCGAGTTCCTCGAGCATTTTCGAATACCCGCGATCACATTACATCCCACACACACACACACACACCCGTCAAGCATAAATATCCAATCAGACTAAATAGTCATGAATTCAAATCAATGCCAACCTATAGGAGAAACACATAATGGCTAACATTCAGAATGTCCGTGCCGTGGGTGATCCGCAACGCGCCTACGAGTTCGAAGTCGAGATCCTCGGCAGTGCCACCTCTGGTTCACTGTCCCTGCTGAAAGAACGTGTCCAGTCCGTCAACATCCCCGAGACTGCAGTTGAAGTCATTGAGATCAACTACAAGTCGCGTAAGACCAACCATGCGGGCCGTGATGCCTCTGGTCACACTGCAACTGTCACCTTCTGGGACGATGAGCAACACTCCATCTATTCCTACTTCAAGAACTGGATGGAAGTCGGCATCTCCAACAGTGAGACTGGTGGTGGTGCAACCCGTGATCTGTATGCAGTCGACATGATCATCACCCAGTTCGGTCATGATGCCACCACTGTCACCGGTACTCACCGTCTGACTCAGGTCTTCCCGACCTCAATCGGTGACATCCAGCTGGACTACAGTGACAGCTCTCACCAGACCGTCGAAGTGACCTTCAGCTTCGATTCCAACCTGTACTCTGGTGCATAATCGATCAGAGTCACATGGCTACACAGAGAGGGAGGATCCATCATGGGTTCTCCCTTTGTTGTTTCATCTATCCTAACCCCTCTGTGTGCTCGTCTAAGCCGTTCTATCACATCACCCATCTCATCATCCCAGTATCTGATATCACCTCTCATATGCCCATTCTGGTACATGCAATCCCTCATAGTGAATGACTATAACAATTGCTTGATTGATAGATCCCTAGATCTCACTGGGTCATCCCAGAAAAATCGTATAGGTTACTGAACTAATAAAAAAAAATGGTGATAGATATATCTTGGCCGTTTCTGTGTGGAGACCCCATGAGAGCTGGGTTTCGACCGATGACATCCAGACGATGAGACCCAAGATCTGATCATTTTTTGACCAGTGTGTGTGATGACTAAATAGGATCACAACAACCGGAGAAACGACTATGGCCCTCACAGACGCAATCAGGGGTGTGGCGAAACTCGCGGAAGGAACATTGGGGAACACTCTCACCAATGCGGGTGAAGGACTGATCAGCCCGCAGGACGAACCCCAGCATGCATATCGTTGGGAAGTCACCATCGATGGTCCAGCCGGATCTGACTATGCAAAGGTTCCCTACTACGCGAAGCAGACTGCCATCCCTCCCCTCAACATCACCAAGATCACCAAGCACCACTGCGGTGCTGACTACTTCTACAGCGGTAAGGACAGCTCCCCAAATGAGATCTCTGTCACCTTCTGGGACAATCAGGATCTCGAGGTATGGAGGTTCTTCTACACATGGATGAAGCAACAGAACGACAGCCTCGGGTATCGCAAGGTATCCCCGCAGAACTACATGCGGAACATGAGTATCGTCCTCAAGGACACCACTGACGTACTGGTGAACGGCACCATCCATCTGGACGGGGTGTTCCCGATTGAACTGGGGCAGGCCGAATTGAGCTATGACGCAAGCTCTGTGATGGAGTTCACGGTCACATTCTCGTACAAGCACATGGAACTCGATGATGGACCGCAGGGCAACTTCACTCAGTATTTCGACATTTTCGGCGATTTTCCTGGGAAATCGCTACTCAAGACAGCAGCAAACTACGCGAGGAGTTGGTTCTGATGGCTAGTGGCAAATATCAAACTGGACGGATCGGGGACGCGCTGGGGAGGAAGATGGAGCAATCCCCTCAGCTCGATTACCTGTGGCGGGTCGAACTTCCGGCACTGACTGCTGGTATCGACCCAACCGGTGGCATCCTTACATCGGCAGCTAGTTCTGTTTTCGGATCCAGTCTCGTCTCGAAAGCGACGACGATCTACAACGCGGTTGACAGCATTGCGAAGTCTGTCACCCCTGAGAACGGCATGGAGGACATCAACCATCGTGTCACCTCCTTCGAGACACCATTCCGGTCATTCGAGAGTAAGGAGATCTCACAGGCCAACAGTAACTGGAAGTCCGCGTCCAACAACAGCGTCGGACAGATCACCATGATCCTCGACGAGTTCGAGGACGGAAAGACGCTTGAATATCTGACCACGTGGCATGAGATGATCCGAAATCCGAACGGTTCGTATAACGTCCCCTTCATGTACAAGAAGGACATCACGTTCTATCGGGTCTCAGGAACTCAGATGGATCTTCACCGTCATACATACCGTGGATGCTGGGTCAGCGAGATCTCACCGATCCAGAATAACTACGAGTCCAACGGGGTTCTTCAGTACAGTGCGACCCTCATGGTCGACAATGTTGATCACCTCATCATCCCCGAGTCCGTTGTCAAGGCGAAAGTCGCAGCTGCCGAGGGAGAGATTATGCAACACGAGTGGGATTCGAAGTTGTTCGATCTGGGTAAGGTTGACATTCAGAGTGCCTCCAAGGTTCTCCGTTCTGTCATCAATCTGTTCTGATAAATATCACCACTTCAAAGGAGAAAAACATGGCTGATTCACCAACCAAGAATATGTTCGTCGAAGACGATGAGACCGAGACCAAGGCAAAGAAGCCTCAGTCGAAGAAGTCCAAAGTAGACGCCACCCCGAGTGACGTTGAAATGCTTGATAGCATGTCAAGCGAGAAGCAGGAGGATAAGGTGATCGCAGGAGCCAACATCCTCGATCTGCCGTCCAAGGGGCTGCTGGGATACCCAGAGACCGTTGAGTATCGAGACATCCTCGTTCGTGATGAAGAGACACTGGCGACTGCCACCACCGATACCTACACTCGGACACTGAACGGCGTCCTGAAAGGTATCATCAATTCGCCCTCTTTCTTCGAGAAGATGACGATCTTTGATCGTGACTTCCTGTTGGTCTGGATCTGGGCGAACAACTACACCGCCGACAAGAAGGTCAATGTCACGTGTGGTAATTGTTCAACCACCACTGAGCACAATGTCAATCTGCATGAGATCGACGTGAGTGACGTAAGTGACCGTATCAAGGTTCCCTTCAAACTCGATCTTCATGGCGGTGAAGGCAAGTTTGTCAACCTCCGTCTCAACACTGTTGCTGACGAGATCGAAGTCGAGAAGTTCTTGGCACAAGGGGACAATCGCAAGACCCACACCTATGAGCACCTGATGATGGTTGCCTCAATCGACGTCGGCATCTCACTGATGTTCGCGAAGAAAGTAGAGTGGGTTCGGGATAACATGAAGGCACGTGACATGGCCTACGTGAAGAAGTTCCACCAGTACTTCAAATATGGCATCAATGCCAGTGTTGATTACAAATGTCCGTCCTGTGGTGAGGTGACGGTTGGTGAACTACCCTTTCAAGCAGAAGATGTTCTTTTCCCAACCGTACCAGACGATTTTGAAGAACTCCTATGATCTCTGCAAGATCCTGAGGATCAGTCCTGTGGAGTTCACGAACATGAAGGTCATTCAGGTTCAGTTCTTCATTCGTCAGCTAGAGAAAGACATCAAAGACAAAGACATATTTGTCATTCCTCAACGCATCGGCCTTTAGGGGCCGATGCTTTTTTATGTCCAGTAAATAGGTAACAACGAACTCTATAGGGGAAGTCCAACATGAAACAATACGAATTCGATTCAACCGAACAAAATCGGATGGGTCAGTATCTGATTGAGGCACTCAGAGAAGAAAACCTCATCAATGAATCCCTCTTCCATGCAGCAATGCTGAAGGAATCAATGGCCTCTAACATGACACTCCTGACCGAGATGTCAGCCCATGCGGTCGAGACCCAGAACTCATATACCTTCCAAGGCGTCACGGTCACTCGGGACGCATTCCGTGCGGTGTATAGTAATTACGACAAGTATCCCGATGCAGAGAGCATTCTGTATGGTCTGGGGTTCCCGACTGCATATCGTTCTGCCGAGGAGAGCACACTGAACAAGCGTGTCAAGAAGTTGGTACGTTGGTATAACAACAACACCAAACTCGAGGCAGGGTCCGGTTCAAATGCTGCCGAATTTCTCCCGACCAGTCTCCATGAACGTAAGCGGCAGTACTCATTCAAGGCCCGAGAAGAGAACGCCCGTAAGGCCAAGGGGTATGCAACCACTCGTGGGGGAGCAGTCGTCAGTGCTGATCCTTCCGTCGAGAACTCGATCAATGGTGGACGCAATGGCCGCAGGACTGCACTGACTCGCACTGTCGATCAGGTCAACTCCTCTGAGGTGATTGATGGTACCTTCTACAATGATCGCACAAAGATTCCTCCTCGTGTCTGGAGTAACTGGGTGCGATTCTGGGATAGCCGCTCTTCGTCTGTCCGCCCGAACCGTCGCTCACTGTTGGGTGAATTCTTCGGCCTGACTTGGAAGAAGACCTTCATCCTTGGTTACACCGTCAACAACAACACCGCCTATGAGATCTGGTACAACTCATACGACTCCACCTTCTCGATCTATGATCGAAATGGTGTTGACGTCACTCGTCCGATTGCAACCGTTCAGGAGGCTATCAAGTCCCTGATCCACGTCATCTCACAGAGTGGCAAGGGTGACATCGAGACTGTTGCAACCGGTGGCACCAGCAACGATACCATCCGCTCAATGATGCGCGGTCTCTCGACTGGTCTGGATAAGGACATGGACGTGATCAAGCGTCAGGACGAGCTGAACCGCCATGAGGCCATGCGCCTGAAGAAGGAGAAGGACGACGCAGAGAAGGAAGCACAGCAGGAGAAGGAAGGCGGCAAGTACAGCGTCAACCATACTGTCAAGACGGCAGCCCGTGCACTCGACCGCGCCAGATCATCCACCAACAAGGCTGCATCTGCTGTTGCTGATGACCGCAAGGAGCAGAAAAAGGCTGAGGATCTCATGCGAGATTATGCTGCCCTCGAGAAGGAGCAATCCAAACTCAGTGAGAAGAAGCTCAAGCTCAACCAGAAACTCCGTGAAGTTGAAGTCGGGTCTGATGCCTATCAGGGAATTCGCGACAAGATGTTTGAAATCCGTCAGCGAATCACCCAAGTCAACATCGAGATGCAGGCGACGAAGAACAAGTTCCCCGAGGGATACTCATACGCCGATTTCCAGCGCAAGGAGAAGAATGCACGTGACTGGAAAGAGACCAGCACCACCAAAGAGGATCCTCGTGATGCTGCATTCAACGATGCGTTCGGGAAGTTCGCTGATGAGCAGGATCCCATGGTCGATAAGGCCGCAGAGCGTCGTATCAAGGCACTCAGGAAGGCGAACACTGCCAACTCTGCGTCTCCTGAGTATCGCGCCAGTGTCTCCAGTGACAGTCAGTCCGCATTGGCACAGCAGATCGCTCAGACCACTCAGAACATGCGTATGGTCGCCAATGAGCGCGAAATCGCTCGTCGGAACGGGGGCGTCGGGTCAGCAAGTTCATATGTGACAGGTGAAGGTAACTTCTCCCAGATTACGACTGGTCTCTATCAGAAGGTGTACAACACCAACAAGGTGCCGTCGTACAGTTCAATCGACTGGGATGACTATGCCATGAAGTTGGACACCGAACTGAAGTCGATGAACAGTGACTACAAGAAGACCATTCGCCAGAACAATGCTGAGGCACTGGCCAAGGAGTTCGGTACCACTGAGACGGTTCCGGAAATGAAGCGCAATGCCGCCAACGGGAAGTACGGTCTGGGTGACCGTTTCAACGTCCTCAAGAAGGCCAATGAGGCGTTCGACCCGTTCACCAGTGGTGAGATTGGGAACGATGAGATCAGACCACATAAGGGAAATACTGACGTCTCCGAAGTCCCTCAGATCGACGATTCGAAGGTTGACCCCAAGGTCAAACAGGCTCGTGATTTCGCCCAGAAAAGTTCGTACACCCAGCAGATGCTGAAGTCTGATGTGGCCGGTGTTCTTTCCACCTACGACAGGACCAAGGTTCCGGAGACCACCCTGACACGGTCATTCATCTCTGCGATCCAAGGGAACCTTGGATTCCTTCGTGGACGTGAGGCTTCTGTCGAGTCACCTCGGTTCGGTCTTTGGAACAGGTTCAAGATGTCTCTGCGCAACCAGTACTACCGCAGTGATTTCGTCATCGGGTTCAGTCTGTCGAATGCGATCAACATCGAGGTCTGGTATGTGACAGAGCCGGATCCAAACAACCCGAAGACGACCCTGTCCAGCTTCTATGTCTATGACGTCGAGGCCAACAAGATGATCAGGAAGTATGCCCCGTACTATCGCACAGCATTGCTGGTGGTTGTTGCGAAACTCGGGGTCAAACTCTAAGGAGAAAGTGAATGGAACGTTCTTCAGATTTGGAACTCCTTCAGCAAGAAATCAATAATATGGGGGGCGTTGCCTCCCGTATTGACATGGGGATAACTGCCTTACATCGCGCTCGCCTTGAAGAAGAGGAAGCCGCCAAGAAGTTTAATGCCCAAAGTCGAAATCCGGATGGGTCATTCGCTCTCGATGGGTCGGCGGGTAACAGTGGGGATTATAAGTCCGTCTCTGGTATCGGAGAGATGCTTAGTGTCCGTATGTCGGATTGGGATCAGGAGGACGGTCTCAATCCTCTTCTCCACACCCTGATGAATGGTCTCTATGATGTCAACATCACGAACGCACTGACCGACATTGTCGATCCCCTGAGGGACGAAATGCGGGAATTGACTCATACCCAGATCAGAACCATCGAGCGCAACCACAAAGAGGACATGATGTGGCAGGCGATGCAACTGGGGGCCATGAAGGGCGGAGCAAATGCGAACAGTGGTTCTCCTTTCCAGCGCATGTACCTACTCTGGAACAACTTCATGCGTCAGCCGTTCTGGAACTCCGTCAACTTGGGAATGCGTGCGATCCGGACAGTGATGTCTCCGATTGTCTCGTCGTTCAACCATGTTCTCTTTGGGGACAGAACACCGAAGAGTGACACTGATCGAATCGTCACTGCCATCGACAAGCAGACCCAGCTGATCCGTAATGGGATCATCATCGACAAGATGCCCTATGAGGACATGCACAAGTATGGTCTCGTGGGTGGTAGTTTGAAGTGGCTGGGAGAGAAAGCACTGTCCGGAGCGACATTCGGTAAGGTAAGCCGCAAGAATGCCCAGCGCATCGAGGATGACCGCGCACGCAGTAATCGTGGACTTAGTTCATTCGAAGATTTCCTACTGAACCGCGTATTCACTGTGAACCGTCGCCAGACCAACCTCAGTGATCCGAACCAGAAGGATCCGAATGAGTCTTTGATCGAAGAGATCAAGCCCATGGTAGGTTCTCTCGTTGCCGTGGACATGAATGGAGTGGAGGCGGTCAACTACCTGAAGGAAATCAATGCCACTGTCGAGGATATCAGGATGCTCATGCGTCCCCATCCTTCCACGTCCGGCACCCCCGAACAGGCAACTTCCTCACAGCGCAGTGAAGAAATCACGGAGATCATCAACCGTGTGAATCGTACATCTGTGAATCACACAACAGTGAATCGCACGGCATCGAATGACTCGGTTAATGTCGATGAGATCCTCAGCCGTCGTCAACGGGAAGAAACTTCCGTGGTGGACCTCACCGCTGAGAGACGCCGCAGGGAAGAAGAGGAATACTCACGCCGCAATATCGCAGAAGTCACCAGAACTCAACTGGTGGCAGGTGGTGATGTTGTCCCCGTCTCCATCGTGGGAACCGGCACTGCCGCAACCCCCTCAATGTCCGATACGACTGTCGTCCCCATGAGTCAGCCGGAACGTCCGAAGGGAGGGGTGAATGGTGCACCACAGGGTCCGTCTGGATCACTCACTCCCACAACCCCCTTGGGTATGGGGGGACGTCCTGCCGAGAACAAGACACAGCAACGTCATGAGACAACTCGAAACGCATTCGCCAGAAAGCACAACATCGAGAGCCTTGACTCCCAGATCAATCTTCAGGAAGCGGCTAATGATGAGCAGGAAGTAGGTAACAAACTATCCCGTAAAATCCTTCGTGTGCTCGAGAAACTCCACGGTGTGGCGGTCTTCCAGTCATTCATCGGCTTTGGTCGTACGGTCGGCAGTGTCATCAGTGGCGCGTTCGACAAACTGTCCAAGGTTCTCACCGCTATTGGTGGTGCAATTGGTCTCAAGAAGCTCACGGGTGGATTGGGTAAGCCTTCCAAGAATGTCGGCGGGAAGGCAGCAGGTAAAGCAGCAGCCGGTGCAGCCCGAGGTGGGATGTTGGGTCGTATGGGTGCGGCCATTGGCCGTGGTGCTGCCATGGGGAGTATGGGTGGTGTGTATGGGATCGCAGCCGGTGTCATCACCGCTTTGGCCTCAGACATCATCATCGGTCTGATCCCTCAGTCAGCACTAGATTCCGCGAACGACAAACTGTCTGAGTTGTCCAGAAACATTCTGGATATGTCTGCCAAGTTCAAGTCATGGCTCGGTACCCTGTTCACTGGTACAAAGGGTGATCGGAACGGAGCGCAGCAGATGATCTATGGTCTTACTGAGGAAGGACGTCGCGAAGCTGCAGAGAAGGAAGCACGTCTCACAGAACAACGCCAGACACAAACCCAGATTCGTGAACGACTTCGTGTTCCGGAAGGTAAGACAATCAATGACAACTATGTCCCACTCTCTACGACGAGTGAAGAATTCATCCGCAAGAAGGAAGAATACTACCGCACTCGTAATGAGCTGACCAGTAAAGGCATCAAGGGCCAGATGGATGAGACAGGGAAGTGGGTTCCGGTTAAGGATTCAAACGGTAATCCCGTGCGACTCGACGGAACACGCCCCGAGATGAAGGCGGTCAATCCTCCCATCGAAAATTCGGCCCCTAAGCCGGTCACTGATGGACGAACTGCCCTTGGGGGTGCGGTTGCCTCTACTGTCGAAACTGCTCGTCAGAAAGGCTCACAGATGGTTCAGAGTGGACGTTCCATGTTTGATCGTCTGATGGAGAAGATGACCATCGCGGAGTCTGGAGGCAAGCAACACAATGCTGATGGATCCGTCGTCAAGTCACAGGTCGGTGCGACTGGTGTGTTACAGATCATGCCGAAGACAGGACCAGATGCCGCCAAGATGGCAGGTCTCCCGTGGGACAAGTATCGGTTTGAGCATGACATCGACTATAACCGTGCACTAGGGATTGCATACATGCAGAACCTGATGAAGCGGTACAGTGGTGATGCTGTCCTCTCCACCGCTGCGTATAACTGGGGAATGGGGAATGTTGACAACCTGATCGCCAAGATCGGTGACCCCCGCACTCAGATGGTCAGCTACGGTGAGTGGATCCGTCATCTTCCGAGTGAGACATATAACTACGTGAAGAAGACGGCCATTGCTGCCAATGACGAGGCCCGTGCTGGAATTGGAAATGCCAAGAACTATCTGGCGTCCGTCGGTGCTAATGTCAAGAACGGTGTGGTCGGTGGGTATCAGACTACGATCTCTGGGGTGAGGGATATCGCAAGCGGTGTGAAAGACTATGCCATGAGTGCACCACAGAAAGCCCGCGATGGTTTCCGGATTGTGACCTCTGCAGTCAGTAATGCAACAACCGCAGGGAAGGAAGCACTGGCGAGACCCCAATACGCTGGTAACTATGGGTTGGAGGAAGCCGAGGGACAGGCTGCCGCAGCAGCCGGCGCAGCTGCTGCCATGCGCAACAGCCAGATCACAGTGGCACAATCCAAACCCAGCACACCAGTGGTTGACACCGGCCCGCTGAACACGTCCAGAAACCCAGCTGAGATCTCTAGGGCGATCAACAAGAACAGTCGGATCAGCAATGCGGCCAAGGAACAGGCTGTTGCCAGTGTGCAGTCGAACACCATGGGGTCGGTCGACACTGCATCAATGGAGAGACCGGCAGAGAAGCCACAGCCAGTCGTCCAGCCGGATAACAACAGTGGCACCATGGTCAAGATCCTCAGCAGTATCGATAACAAGCTCGGTCAGATTGCATCGAATGGTAACGTGTCGTTTGATCCGAACACAGTTCTTTCAATTTTCGGGAGGTAAGACATGCAGTACAAGATGAAGGAGATTGATCCGATGTTCAGGATTCGGATCAGTTCAACACAAGGGGGCGTCGTGTACGCCCCTCTCCCCGACAATTGGGGAATGACAGTGGGGTCGGAATTCACGGCCCCCTTTGATGCGAACCTGTTAAATGGGATCCTTTCCAAAGGCGCGGCGGTTGCTGGTATCTCCAAGAAGACCGGTATGGCCACGCGGAAGATGTACTCCAATCCGGAGCCGACTGAGATCAGTCTGGACCTGCAGTTCGAGGCGTACTACTCCGCCAAGGAGGAAGTCGTCAACCCTGTGATCCAATTGATGGCAATGTCTCTGGGTACCACTCTGACGGCAGAGAAAGCCGTACAGACGGTCAAGGAGATCATCAATGCGGGGGTGAACACTTTCGGTATCGATGACCTGTTCTCGACTGAACAGATCGATGGTGCCACTGAGGTGGCGACACAGGTGGATGAGAATGACCGCATCATGGGATTCATCAATTTCGTCCAAGGTCCACCGACCTGCACTGTCAAGTTCGGTAATGTCCTCAGGTTGAGTAATTGCTACATCACGTCAGTGGCTCCACAGTTCTCGAACGTTCTTGATGCGACAGGAATGCCACTGAGTGCGACTTGCTCTGTCACTATCATTCTTGAGACTGACCCGAGAATCGATGACGAGAACTTCAAACAGTTCTTCGCATCAGGTCTGTCAACTGGTTCACTCGGAGGGGATTCATTGTGAGCATTGAGAAGAGAAAGTACATGTTCAGCGTCAAGAAGCTGGATGCGAACTACGAGTTGGATTATCTCGAGTCGCCCTATACGGATATGGATCTTTCAACTTCAGAAACATTCAGAATCACCGCCCCATTCGTGGGGCGGCCTGACCTGATATCCATGAAGTTCTTTGGGACATATAACATGGGATGGCTGATCTGTCTTCATAATGACTTCATGGATCCCATCAATGATCTGGAGTTTGGGATTCAGATCAAGATTCCGGATCTCGATGAGTACTACCAATACTATAATGCCAACTCGAGGAGTTCAGTCTGATGGCCGATTACACATTGTTCGAGGTGTTCATCGGGAAGAATGAGAAGGAAGACGAGGTGATGATGAAGCTGACATGTGATCAGGACATCGAGGCTCGTCTGATAAGTCCGCGCAGGGTTAGGGTCTTCAACGGTCTCTCCATGGGGTCACCCATGGTGGCCATGGACTTCACGGACGGCGTGGGTGATCTTGTCAACTTCCAGAAGCTGGACACTGCTGCAACGTACACACTTTACATGGGGACCAGTCGATACAAGTCGATTGCTCTCTCATTGAAGGTGGCAAAGATCACATTCGAAAACAACACGGCGGGGAAGACAGAGAACTTCGCATTCACCGTCAACTTCGTCCATGCGTCTTGGAATGCGCTGTTCAATTCAAAGAAGAATCGTGGATGGTCAAACATCAACCTCTCTTCAATTGTTGAAGAGATCATCAGTGAGAGCGGTGTGCCAATCAAACACATCACCCCAACGGCTGGCGTGTTCCCCCACGTGGTTCAGCCTCACTGGAACAACCTGACTCTCCTCCAATGGCTCAGAGCGCGGTCATATACCACCACCAACACCGGACCCACCGGTCATTATGAATACGGGATCGACCTCACGGGGAACTTCTTCTTCACACCTTTCTCTCAGCTGTATCAACTTCAACTTGAAGTGTCCAAGTCAGGAGAGACACCTCCGTCAGAGAACCGGTTCCCTGTTCCTGTTCTTCGTCTCGACGGATCCAACCTGAACTCGAGACAGAGATCACAGAGCCTTGAGGATAACGGGTATGTCCCCACCACCTTTGCAGCCTATGGGGTGAACGAGGATTACCTCGCATCAACTCTGCAGGGGGCCGGAGGAACATCGAGCATGCACTATGATTTCGATACAGGGACATACGTGTCGACCACTCAAAACATCTCGAATTCTTCAATCCCACAGTTGTCCGAGTGGGCACTGGTTCAGAGTGTTGATGAGACAAACTACTACCGGAACTATGGCGGTAGGGACACGAACACTCCGAACATCGGAAATAATCGCATGTCGGAAGTCTCATCATCCCTGCAGGAAGTGAAGATCCAAACCGAAGGGAACTCATATGTAAAGATCGGAGACGTCGTGGAGGTGGTTATCCCCACCCAGCCCGATCAATACACCCAACCGTACAACGAGATGTACTCAGGTTATTACGTCGTATCCGAGATCGAACATCTCTTCAGTCTTGGTGGACAGACATCATTCAACACCAGAATGACACTCAGCCGACAGGGCATCGACGGGAAGGAACACCCCAATCTGACCCGCAGTACGGTAGGGAAGATAAATGTAACTAACAACGCAACCGGCTCAATCACATAAGGAGGAATGATGTTCAATAAAACGCTCGACCGAAGTTCATCCGAGCAGAAGTTCTTCGGTAACTATCGAGGTGTTGTCGAGGCAGACAATGACCCCCTCACCTCGGGGAGGATTCGCATCAGGATATTTGGGGTGTATGACGACATACTGACTGGGGATCTCCCTTGGGCGATTCCTTCTGACCCTCTCATGGGCGGCATCAGTGGATGGGGAGGATTCATTGTCCCCGACGTGGGAAGCCACGTATGGGTGTTCTTCGAAGCAGGTGACCCAACACAACCTGTCTACTTCGGTGGAGCACCAGCACGCCCTCATGGCCCTCCTGAGGCCACTGAGAATGGAACCTACCCGAGGAACAAGGTCTTCCGAACCAAAGCAGGTCACGTGATTGAGATCGACGACAGTGAAGGTGCCAATCGCATCAGGGTTCATCACTCATCCGGTACTGATATCGCGATTGATGATGGAGGGAACATGACGTACACATGCGTCGGGAATGTCGACAGGGTCATCAAGGGAAACCTGACAGAGACGGTCGATGGCTCCGTGAAGCGTCATTCCAAGGGTGGGACTGACGAAACATCTGATTCAGAAATCTCGATCAACGGCTCTCGTGTCAACATCAACTAAGAGGATCAACAATGGCATATGAATGGACGCCCCTTGCGGGCACTGTGATCATCTCTGGGACAGAAGGGAGGAGTGGATTCGATGTCACCATCAGGGCAAGTCAACTCCCCCATGAGGCCACTGATCCACCTACGCCCAACCCAAACCCTGTCCCTGCAAAGATGTCTGTCACTCTCCCCAATGGGATACCCAATGATGCAATCAACATCACCACGACATCCAACAGTGTGAGGCTTCAATCTGATCTCATTCTCGGGTTCTTCCCCATCGAGATCGATTACCTACAGGGCAGATTGAACGATACTCGCGAGACCGCAAACTCATGGGCTGCTCTCCCAGAAGATGCTCAGGAAATCGTAAAGGTGAAGCCTGACAAGAATTCACCAAAGACCTACACAGTGAGTATCACGGCGAGACAGTCGAACAACACGAAGCCCCAGACAGTCAGCTACCTGATGATCATTGCGAATAACTTCGATGCAATCAAGGAACGACTGCGCATCGAGTTGGCCAAACGAGAGGATTGATATATGGGAAATGCAACAGCAAGAGTCGGTGATTCATGCACCGGCCATGGTGATAAGGGACCACGCCCTATCGTCGAGGGGTCTGGCGATGTGTTCATCAATGGCCAACCAGTCGCACGAGTCGGAGACGATCTGGCTGATCATGGTCATGACGGACCCCTGAAGAAGATCTCATCGGGGTCATCAACCGTGTTTGTGAATGGTCAACCTGTCGCCAGAATCGGAGATGACGTCGAATGCGGATCAATTCTCGCAGAGGGGAGTGATAACGTGTTCACTGGTTGACCAGACTGAGGTGCCATAAATAGTCTCATAACTAGAGGAATTTGCGACTATGGCATCCAGCACATACGTGTACTCGGACTTCGAAAGAACGTTGTCCACACGAGAGGATGGTAATGTTGTGATTCTCTATGACTATGATGTCATAAAGCAATCCATCAGGACCATCCTCTCTACGCTTTCAGGGGAGCGTGTACGATCACCCCTTGGGGCAAGTGTTGTTCGTTACCTGTTCGAACCCATTGACCCAGAAACCGCCCAAGATATCAAAGACACCATCTCCAACGCCATCCTCACCTACGAACCCCGAGTGACCAACATCAACGTCGTGGTGTACCCGAACTATGATGGCAACTATTACGAAGTCGGAGTGTCCGTGAAGATCAAACAGATCCAACAGACTCTGACATTCAATACCAAACTTCGCTCCTTCAGCGACTAACCTTAGGAAATCATCATGGATTACACAGCTTACGAATATGATGCACTCGTCGACCGTGTTACGACTGCATTGAAAAACAAAGAAGGATGGGGTGATGCATATGATTCTTCCACAGGTCAGATGCTCATTCAGACCCTCGCGGATGTGACAGACCATCTGTTCTACATGCTCGAGAGGCGCTCACAGGAAGTGTTCCTAGACACAGCCCGTCTGGACTCATCCATCAGGACTCACGCATCAGAGCTGGGGTATCGCCCCCGCCGCCGTGTGTCTGCCACCGGTACGCTTCTCCTGAAGCTGGTTGACTCTGATGGTGAACTGATTGCTGCAGAGGGTGAAGTCGTCATCGACAAGGGGACCACCGTGTATCTGGGAGACAGTGAGTTCGTCACCATTGAGAACTATGTCATTCCGGAAGGGCAGTCAACCGTCGAGATCAATGTCCGTGAAGGGCAGCTCACCACTCTGAACGTCAACACTTCATCCGATGAGGAGTTCTTGAATTCAAACGAGATCGTCCTTGAGGAGTATGCCAATATCGAGGAGTACTCCCTCGAGGTGTCTGCATCCGATGGTGCATACAGTGATGTGGCATCCGATGAGAACGTGGCGAAGAACCTGACAACTCTGAGTTATGCTTCCTCGTCGGATCAGGTGTACGATATCAAATTCTCGAATGAAGGTATGCGAATCGTGTTTGGGGATGGGACGTTCGGTAAAATCCCTCAGGACACTATCGCTGTCACCTATGTCGAATCATCAGGTTCGAACGTCAACGTCGTAAAGACCGGTCTCTCGTTCAAGTTCGACAGTGACACCCTCTACGATGAGCTGAATGTCACCCCGAGAAACACCTACCGGTATGAACTGAAGAACACCACCGCAATCCGTGGTGGTAGTGAGGCGGAATCAACTGCAGAGATCGCAAGGAATGCACCCGACTTCACCCGTACCAATAACCGCGCCATTACCTCATTTGACCATGAGTTCTGGGTGCTTCGTTCTGGTATTGGTGGGATCGTTGATGCCAAGGCGTATGGTGAGCAGGAATCCGATTCCCTTGTGTTCAACATGAACAACGTCATTGTCTCCTATGTGACCAGTGACCTTCTCCCGTTGACACCGGTTCAGGTTGAGCAGTTGGCAGCCTACATGGAGAACTTCAAGATTCTGACAACTCACTTGGCATTCCGAGAGGCAAACTACTTCAAGGTCATCTTGGACATGAAGTACAAGAAACTGTCCAGTGTCCCGATCTCCAACTCTGCGATGTATCAGTTCTTGGTCGATCTTCTTACGGAGTATTTCCAGATCAAACGAAATGCAGTCGGTAAGAACTTCCAGAAGTCAGAACTGATCCGTGACATCCAGAACATGACAATCTCGGTTGATGGGGTGAAGTATACCCCGACTGACTATCTGGATCTTGACATCGAAATCGAATATGCACTGACTGATCAGGATCTGTTCTACGACCTCTATGTGACGATTGACGACAGCTATGCACCAGTCGCGGGGGATAAGTGGAGACTGATCGTCGAAGGTGAAACATTCGAAGAAACGGTACAGTCAGGCGATACTCGACTGGACATCATCAACAGGATGCAGACCCAGATTCAAAACTCACTGCTGGCACTATCCGCAGTGGTGGATGGGGAACTCAGGATCAAGTCTCGCTTCTATGATGGTCTGTTCTCATTTGACAAGGATAGCACTGATGATATCAGCCAGTTCACCTCAACTGATGCCATCACCGATATCCCGATCCCGAAGAGTGATGATAACGACGGTACTTTCTTGACTGGCAGTGTTTACATCATGACAGAAGACGGTACGGTTATCTTCCAAGATGATGGCGAGGGCATGATGGTCTCGACTGATGGTTCTGCCGATCCATTTGAGGTTGATTATGAGAACGGTCGGTTCTTCTCTCCCAACCTCCCTGATGGTGATCTCTGCCTCCGTTTCAAGCAGTCGGTGATCGGGAACGTCTACCCGAGTGACGGTGGTGTGGTGATTGCTCAGATCCCAGACGAGACCGACAATGCGGCTCCGAAATCAAGAATTCAGATGGTGGGTTCATAATGACAACACTCGACAAACAGTTACCGACTCGTGTCCCCTCAGCGGTAACAGGGGATAACGAACTGACCCAATACCTCGAGGCATGTGGTGAAGTCCTCGAGGAGTTCAAGGACTCGATCCGTGCATTTGACTTCTATAAGGACTACAAGTACTCCTCTGAAAAGCGTCTGGCTCTGATTGCCAGACGATTCTCATTTGATCTCCCTGAGCGCCTCGAAGAACATATCCTCAGGGGGATTGTTCGGGATCTGAGTTCCATCTACAAGACGTCTGGTATCACCAAGACCATCAACTGGGTGATGCGGATTCTGTCGTGGGATGCTGATATCGAAGAGCTGTGGTTGGTGTTCCCCGAGCGTTATCAGCAACAGGTGGAACTCGAATATCCAACCTTCTACACTGCTCCAAATTTGACATCGGAGCTGTCGAAGTACGAGGTATTCACCCCACTGGTCGGTCAGTCGTATCGTGTGGGTCTGGCTTTCCAGAACTATGCAGAGGACCACAGCAGGATCGTGGACGGGTATCTCCTTGTTGGAGAGAACTCACTTCTCCCTGAGGGTGCACTGGCTAACACCGACCCGTTCAGTATCGATGCGGGGTTTGCTGAATTCTTCGACGTCGACAGGGTGGATATTCGAAACTTCGTTGTCGGAAAGCCAGTGTATCGTGACACTGGGGTCTACTTCAAAGGAAGAACCCAGTTCTCCGCAGTAGACAACCTATTCGACTTGCGAATCCTCGGAGAGAAGTACCCAAATGACCACGTCCGTCGTGAGCAGGTGGTGATGAAGACTCCTTACCTGTCCATCGCAATCACCTCAGATGACTACGATCAGTTCATCGATGGTGACGACTATACAGACAAGGAGAAGTACAACATCGCCAAGGAGCTGATCGAGTTCCTTCTGTATGAGCTGTTCCGCCCGACCAACGTCAAGTATGTCAGTCTGGTTGCCCCTCTGACGTTCGCAGAGTCCAGTGAGATTCATGACGAGAGTTATGAGCGTGTGGAGTTTGATGAGGATCCGTTTGTTGAGACGAATCCCTATTATATCCCCGAAGCAGACACCTATATGCCGTTCGATAGTCATTCTGGTGTTCTGAACGTGCCGAAGTTTGAGAATGGATCAACCGATGCCAACCTTTACTTCGACTTCGACACCAAGACATTCACCTCATGGGAGCCTATCCTGATTCAAGGAACCGACGAGACGACCTATGAGATCAACGGGTTGACTTTTGACGGGAACGGATACACCACCGACACGATAGTCCTGAGGACACCGTCCGAGGTTCTTGTTGAGTCTACTGGGGTGTTCTCAATCCAGTACAAGAAGAATCGTTTGTCAGCATGGCAGACTGCTCGTCTGAACGTGGGATCTGGCACCCATAAATACCGGACAAAGGACATGTACCAGCTTCGATTCGTCCGTAATGATGACAGCACTGAGATTGATGTCACTGTGACTTGGTTGAGCCAGAAAGATGGCACCCAAGACTTCCCGCTGGTACCTTCACTGGAGAATGTGTAAATGAACATGGACAAGACTGAAAAGGATACACTCGGTGTCGTTGGCACTGTGCGTATTGAAGAGATTGATGCGGCCACCGGAGAGGTGGTCGATTTGTACGATGAAAGAAACACGATCACTGCAGAAGGTTTTGATGCCATTCTCCGGCAGGTAATCAATAAGGATGGCATGGCGGATCAGAACCATTCGATCAAGACCATATACCTTGGTAATGACACTGGGGCGGGGTCAGCAAACAATCCGGAGTCACCCTCGATTCTTTCTACCTATCTCGACCAGACGGTCGTATATGAAGTACCGGAAGATGAGATCATCGTGACATATCCGACAATTGGGGAATTCTCTTTGAGTGCACTACTGGATGGGGAGGCGATTGTTGATGCTGCTGGTGTTGAGGCCATCAATTACACCTCTGCTACCATCCGACTCAATAACGATGAAGCTTTCTCGTATAAACGTTTCCCCATCAAGACAATCTCCCGCCTGATAAATATCCGCATCACATGGAACATCAAGTTCAGCTAACAGGACACAAACATGCCAACTGATATCCGTTATATCAAAAATGGTGAGGCTCTCAACGAAGACGTCATTGCACGTCCGATGGAAGACATCGAAGCAAACCTCACTGAAATTTTCAAGGCCGGTATCCCCAAGTGGTTCTCCGGCACCACCTATGAGGCAAACTCATACGCACGGGTGGGTGATGACATCTACGTCGCCAAGCGCCAGAACCTGAACAAGTCACCCCTGAATAACCCGAATGACTGGGTTCTTCATGAAGGTAACCGTCAGGCGACTGCGTCTGACCGTGGTACTGTCACCATCAGTGATTCCACCACCAGCAACTCCGCCGTTACCGCAGCATCGTCCAAGGCAGCCAAGACTCTGCAGGATGATGTGAACACGCGTGCCTATAAGGCCACCAAGATCAATACTGGCGACGGTCTGAACGGGGGTGGTAACCTCGGAAGCAACCGCACATTCAGTGTGGATAGCTCCGTCCTGCGAGACTACCACCTGCAGACCGATGATTACGACGGCACCGATGGTCGCATTCTGACCGTTGGTGCATTCGGTCTGGGTTCTCACACCAAATACATCGGCAATGCATCCGTCACCAACAACTCAATCGAGACTGGTTTCTATGGCTATGATACTGCCAACGGTTCTTCCGGTGGACCGTCTACTGTGGCCCGAGGTTCCCTGATCCATCAACGGCGTGCGAGCGGTGGCGGCGAGACACAGATCATCATGACCGAGGTGGTTTCCAACAATAACCAGCGCGGTCTGTGGATTCGTTATCGCACCACCGGTGAATGGTCCGACTGGGAGAAGCATTTCCACACCGGTAACATGGGTGCAGGATCCGGTCTGGATGCTGATACCGTTGATGGCCTGCAGGCTTCCCAGTTCACTCGTTCTGACGTGGACGATGTCATCATGGGTAAAATACTGTTCGGTGGTGATGGTCGACTGAACAATCAAACTGCTTCCATCGCACTGGCGCTGGGGGACTCTGACACTGGTTTCCGTTGGAATTCCGACGGGGACATTGACATTATGGCCAACTCTCAGGTGGTTGCGAACGTAACACGAGATGCATTCAATGTCGCTAAACCTCTCCACCAAAACGGTCATCAGGTATGGCACTATGGCAACATGGGTGCCGGTTCCAACATGGACGCCGATAAGCTGGATGGTCAGCATGGTTCCTACTATGCCCCGATCAACAGCCCCAGCTTCACCGGTACTCCTGACCTCAATGATGGTAAAGCTCGCACCATCGGGTTTGATAATATCGAGGCGGCCACCATTGCCGCTAAAGTGGACGGGACCGTTTCATTCGACTCGTCACAGGGTCTTATCATTCGCCGTGAACAGGTCATCGGCGATGCGACCGGAGCGGGTGTTTATACAGTACTGGACAAGTCGAACATCGCCGGTGGTGCGAACATCGCCCTCACCGGTAACACCAAGAATGAGGGAGGGACTGTACCACTCACCATTAGCGTTGTTCAGGGTTCTGGTTCTGGCCTTGATGCGGATAAACTCGACGGTCAGGAAGGTTCCTTCTACCGCAATGCGGGTAACCTGAATGCAGGTACTATTCCTCGCGGTCGTCTCCCGTATGCAACGAGTACTGCTGACGGTGCTGTTCAATTTGCCACCAGTGGTGAGGATACGGCGGGTATCTCGGCGAACGTTGCTTCCACACCAGCTGGTGTCCGTGCGGCATACGAACAGTATGGGCTGGGGAGTGCTGGAGTCTCAGTTAGCGACCCAAACGGAATCACCACCTCGGGGTTCTATAAGATCTGGAACTCTGCTTCTGGTGTCGTCAACATGCCAAAGTCCCAATACTGGACAATCCTTCATCACGACTTTGACCAGAATGCCGCTACCCAGATGGCGATTTCACTCGGGGGTGAATTGGCATTTCGAAAGCGTTCCTCCAATACGTGGGCACGATGGAACACTGCGTGGACCGATACTAACATGGGTTCTGGTTCTGGTCTCGATGCTGATAAACTCGACGGACTTCAGGCTTCCCAGTTCCTGCGCAGTGATACAGATGATCGGATCCAACAATCCGCAGGTGGTGTTCGTTTTATCGGATCCAATAATCGCATGTACCTTCAGGCTCTCGACGGCTCAGGCTCAAATGGTGAGTTTTGGTTCACCGGCCTGAACGCTCAGCAAGCCAAAGCCATCGAGTTGAGGGGGCAGTCTGTCACCATCAATGGTAATAACGTCTGGCACACCGGCAACATGGGTTCTGGTTCTGGTCTCGATGCGGATAAGTTGGACGGTTTTCAATCAACCCAGTTCCTGCGCAGTGACACTAATGATATCTTCTCGGGCACCCTGACTGGTCAGGGTATGAATCTCGGCGGGGCGGCGATTCAGTCCGGTTCTGGAGCATCACTGCAGGTCAAAGGCTTCATGCGCACGGGTACCATCTACCTGCATGATACGAATTCGCCTGACGCAAGCAGTGACAGTACTCCACTTGAGCGCGATAACGGCAATCTCCGATGGGGTAACTCCCTCGTTTGGACATCCACCAATGACGGTGCTGGATCCGGCCTTGATGCTGATAAGTTGGATGGGTATCAGGCTAGTGACTTCTCTCGCTACAAGATCGTTCAAGATAATGGTCTGGCGAAACCCGTCGCCGGAGACTGGAACAACTACACTGAGACTGGGTTCTATACATCATCAAACACGACCAACCAGTCTCCGTTCAAGGAACACGTATGGCAGTATACAGCGGTATTCCCGCACACTAATAGTTCTTGGAGTTATCAGCTTGCGAAGGGGTTCGGCAAACAGGACGGTCTGAGCTACCGGTCCCGTGAGAATGATACATGGGACACCACATGGCACCAGATCTGGGATGACCAGCATATGGGTTCTGGCTCTGGGCTTGATGCTGACCTTCTGGATGGCCAACACGGATCATTCTACCGTAATGCCGGTAATCTGAATGCAGGTACTATCAACTCAGCTCGCCTGTCTGGCACGTACAACATCAACATCACAGGTAATGCCGGTAAGGTCGATAACCTTGAGGCTTCTCAGTTCCTGCGTAGTGATACCGGTAACGATGTCGTCCGGTTCAACAACAAGGAAGGTGGAAACTTCACCGGTGACGGTGATCTCTGCTTCGACCATTCCGATGGTCACTTCGTATACCGCACGTCTGGCACCGGTAGTAACTACGACGGAGCAGGTGCATATAGTATGATGACGGCTGCTGACGTGGTCGCTGGGGCTAATATCAACATCTCCGGAGGAAAGGGCGCGGATGGTTCACCGGTGACATTCAGTGTCCAGCAGGGTTCTGGTTCTGGACTGGATGCTGATAAGTTGGACGGTCAGTCCAGTGGGTTCTATCGCAACGCGGGTAATCTGAATGCTGGTACAGTACCAGTTGCACGGATGACTGGTAAGTATAACATTGATATCTCAGGTAATGCCGACACGTCATCTCAGGCAGTCAATGCCGATAAACTTGACGGTATTCATGGATCACAGTTTGTGAGGAGTGACGTCAATGATGTCGTTAAGGGTAAAATCCTCTTTGCGGGTGATGGCCAATATAACAATCAGTCGGCGTCCATCGCATTGGCATTGGGAGATGCCGATACTGGGTTCTCATGGATCGGGGATGGAAATTTCGAGATCACTGCAAACTCGACTTCAGTGGTCGACATCACCAAAGTTCATTTCGATGCTTTGAAACCACTGAAGCAGAATGGTCATCAGGTATGGCACTATGGAAACATGGGTTCTGGCTCTGGTCTCGATGCTGATACTCTCCGTGGATTCTACCCAAGTGACGTAGTACAGAGTGAAACGCTTGCCAGACGTGATAGTAGCGGTGACATTCGCGCTAGACTATTCCGTTCTGAATACTCAGTGGATAACGATCAGCCGAACTACTTCATGACACAGAAGAAGCTCGGGACGAGTGATAACTATCTCCGCCCGTCGAGTGCATCAAGTGTCCGTGCGGCGGTGATGGATCCGTATTACATCCGCAATGACCGAGGTGGTGAGACTGTCAAAGGTGACTTCCATGTGAACGGTGGTAAGTTCTATTGGGGTTCAAATCGCCAGCACAACCTGATGGATAATGACGGGGCTGGTAACGTGGGTGTCCAGTTCAACATGGACAAGGATAAAATGACAGCAGACGGTGGTGCTATCGAGTTTGAAGGTTCCACTGATAATAGTTCGAATCCGTCATGGAACATCAAGGTGTCTACCGGTGGTCAGGCTGAGGGCGACACCGTCAACTGGGCACATGAACTCAAAGGTGTGGCTGATGGTTCGTTCACATGGGACGACCATGAGATCTGGCATGCAGGTAATGATGGCTCTGGTTCTGGTCTGGATGCGGATAAGCTGGATGGCCTGCAGGCTTCTCAGTTCCTCCGCACTGATGCCAATGACACTAAAACCGGTTTCCTGAAATTCACTGATCAAGGTGTTGATTCCGGAATCATGTTCAGCACGGGTAATGATGGAGCTGGTATCCGATTCAACAACCCCAACGGTAACGACGGGGAGATGGAATTCTGGTCAGGAGATGACCGTCAGGAAGATTTCGTGTTCAGGCAATATACCCAGTCCAATGCGGGAGCATCCGGAAAGGGGGTTTCTGCTGAACTGTTGAGGATCGGAAACGGGGACGTGAAGTATCGTGGATACCGCATGATCCACGGTGGCATGGCTGATGTAAATCTGTCCAACATCAACGACCTGACAGAGTCGCAACTGTTTGGTTTCGGCCACGATTCCACTGGGGCATATTCCCGTGGTTCCTATGATGCACACGGGATCCATATCGACGGTAACGGCCAGAAGACCCAGATTGCGTCTGCCGGTACGAGTGACCTTCGTTTCCGTAGTGATGATGGATCTGGATGGGACGATTGGCATGAGATCGCCTTCAAACCCAGCAAGGAAACACTTCTTTGGAGTGGCCGGTCAGATCGCGGGAACAAAGCTCTGAGTCAATCATGGAAGAACTTTGACTGGCTGAAGGTGATTCTGGCCAACGACGGATTTGATTGGGCGAACACGTGCTGGATGCGGGTCTCCGAGATGATTGAAGCAGGTGACATCGTAGACGAACCCAACTACGGGTTCGGTGAAGGCACCACCCAGTGGATCGTGCGTACTGATGGTAACGGCAACACGTTTGTCGTGGCTCGTGAGAACTGTGCTATCGCCCGAATCTGGGGTGTCAATGAATAAGGAGAAATGAAATGAAAGTCTACATCGAGAAAGAAAACACGCATAACTTCGTAGTCGTTCCTGCTCCCAGTGAGCAGGAACTTAAAGACTACCATATCATCGAAATGTCAGAAGAGGAAATCGATGCGATCCCTGTTACCCATCGGTACAATCCCAAGACAAAGCAGTTTGAAGAATGTCCCGTCCTCTGGAACAGGATCATGGCGGCTCGCCGCAAGAATGCGTTCGAGAAAGAAGCTGACCCACTGTACAAGGAATGGCAGTTTGACCTCATGAGTGGGTCCGATGACGCGGACGAATCCAAGCAGAAATGGTTGGACAAGTCCAAGGAAATCAAGGAACGATTCCCGATGAAGGAGGTCGCCTCTGAATGACAACCGAAGACTGGTACTACAACACAGTCCGACGTTATAACCCGAGGAACCTGAAGCCGAGTGATGATTGTATCGAGATCCTCGCTTACTTCGAAGGGTTCAGAAAGCACGCCTACCAAGATTCGGTGGGCATCTGGACCATCGGATATGGATCCACTCGGGGAGTAAAGAAGGGCGATGTGATCACAGAAGAGGATGCCAGAGCACGGATGCTCAAGGAACTTGAGGAGGACTATGCATATGCAGTCCAAGTCAATGTCAAGGTTCCTCTCACTCAATATGAGTTTGATGCACTGACGTGTTTCACCTACAACCTTGGAGCCGGTAACCTGAGACGCTCGACACTTCTCAAACTTCTGAACCAAGGTAAGTATGAAGAAGCCTCTGATGAGTTCCCCAAGTGGAGCAAGGCAGGAGGTAAGACCCTCAGGGGATTGTTTCGCAGGCGTATAGGTGAAGAACTCATGTTCGAAGGTGATGACTGGGAACGTTTCAAAGAAATCTCGGGGTGATGATAGCGATCACCCCATCAACACAGGAGAATCAAATAGATGAGTAAGATCATGGATAAACTGGATGCACTGGGGGTCAATGACACAGTTATCGAACACACTGTCATCTCCCTTACTATCCAAGCAACATTGGGGATCGCACTGGCAGTGATCTTCGGCTTCACTCTCTTCACAGGAATGCTCGTGGCTGGAGCACTGGCTGCCGGTATCTTCCTCGGACGGGAGATCTCACAACATGAGTTCAAGGGTGGCGGCCCTAAGGTCGTCAAGTGGAGCTACGGTCTGACCAAGCATTGGACACGCGATTCTATCATGGATGTCGCAGTTCCTGTGCTCGCAATGGCCGTGCTCCTTCTCATTGTTGGAATGGTGATGTAAATGGAACCCACATTACCAGTCAAGCACCCCAATGCAACCATTTGGTGGACACATCGCCGCAGGATGGCGTATGCGGCTGGTGTATGGATAATCCTTCAGACCATTCTGTTTTGTGCTCTGGGGATCTTCTGGCCTTCCCTGATCGACACTATTGGTGTTGTCATTGGATGGTCATACGGGGCATCCGTCGGTGTGATTATGGCGTACTTCGGTAACACCATCGCAACCGATGTTGTCTCTACGAAAAGAGGACTCAACGACTAATGATCTGGACAACACTTCTAGGATACCTGAAGTCTCCCAAGATCATAGCGACTATTGCCGCAGCAGTGTTTGTTGCGGCAATTTCGTTCTATGGGGTGAATCTCGTCAAGGAGAACACCCAACTCGAGAACAGACTTCAGACCACAGAACAGACACTTGCCAATACCCGTCTTCAGCTTGAACAGGAACGAGATGAATACAAGTATCGGTTCACCACATATAAAGAAACGATTGACAGCTATGTTGCACAGCTGAATGACTCAAATCAGAAGAATGCAGAACTCACCAAGTCCGTCAATGACCTCAAGACCCGAGAGGGAAATGAATGTCTCGCCAAGCCGGTGGGGGATGATGTACTGGATGCACTCTTCGGAGGGAAAGTCGTCAACGGGGAGAAGCTGAAAAATGATTAAATACGTAGGGATCATCCTTCTCACTCTGTTCCTGAGTGGGTGCCAGATCTTTGACACCCAACCAGCGGCCTCAGAGACGGTCTACGTGCCGTTCGATCCTCCAAGTAGTCTACTTGTACCCTGTACACCCGAACGCCCCGCAGAGGCCGAATATGGCGATCTGCTGGTGTCTTTCAAAAGTGCACTGACTGCTTGTGATGACAAGATCACCACATTGGATGCTCTGATCAAATCGCATAATGAGAAGTATCAGCCAACCGACGAGGAGTAATCAATATGGCACTCAGTATTACGAGTAAAGACGAATTCATCAATGATGGGGATATCGGCTAATGGCAATCACCACTGAACAAGTGGCGTTCACAGTGGGGAGGGAAACTTCCCCATATCAGGCCACACGACACACCGAAGACGAAAGACAGTTCGACACTATCACAGTCGATGGTAATGACGTTCTGGTCGCCAGTCTGAATATCTATGACTTCCGGATGGTCAACCGACTCCTCAATGGTCAGATCGAATCAACCGACAAAGCCCCCAACGGGCTTACGTACGGGGAGATCGTCGAGAAGATGAGTATCACGTCACCCGAGGAGTACATGACCATCCTGCGGGATTATGGGAAGGTAGAAGGTGTCAACACGAACGAATCCCAGCGCCTCGACATGACCGAACCGATGACATTCGAAATCGATGCACCGGTGGGGTCCAGATCCGCAGTCCTTAACATCACGTTCATCGACACTGATGGAACTGTCGCATATCCAACAATCGCTGATGGGTATTTCGATGTCGAGACAATCGACAATTCGGACCAGACAACAACAATCACATTGGACTTCAGTGACGATCAATATCTGATCGAGGCTGGATCAGTCGTTCGTTCCGATATGCAATTCGGTGACACTCGTCTGGTAGTTGCTGGCGACCTCCTCACTGAGGAAAGTACCGGTATCTCCCAGATCAATATCACCCCAGTTCCTGCGGAAGGAGCCACAGTAACGCCTGTTGAGTATCTGATTACTCTCAGCTACATCTAAAAGGAATCAAAGATGAGTACCCAGTATAATGTCGACTATGCGGTCGTAAAGAAACCAAATCAAGATGCCCCATTGACAGAATGGGAGGTCGAAGAATATATCAAGTGCTTCAATGACCCGATGTATTTCTTCACCAATTACTGTTATGTCGTGGGGGATAGAGGGAAGATGTTATTCCAGCCTCGCGATTATCAGTCTGAGATGGTCGATACTGTGCTGGGTAATCGCTTCATTGCATTCAATGCTCCCCGTCAGGTTGGTAAGTCAACCGTGATGGGGTTGATCATTCTCCACACGATTACTTTCACTCCCGACTTCGAAGCAGGAATCACCTCCTTCCGTCTCTCTGGTTGTAAGGACTTCATGAGCCGTATCAAGTTCTCCTATGAGAACCTCCCGCAGTTCCTGAAGCAACCCGTGCTCCTCTACAACCAGTCAGAGGTCAAGTTCTCCAACGGGTCATCCGTCTATGCACAGGTGACATCCGATCAGACCTTCCGTGGTAAATCGCCCAAATTGGCCGTGTGTGACGAGTTCGCGTTCTGCTCACCCTTGGTGGCGGAAGACTTCTATACGTCGTTCATACCGGCTCTGCAGGCCGCTGGTGAGGACTCAAAGACCAAGGTGGTGTTCATCTCCACCCCTAACGGTTCATCCGGTAAGTACGCTGATATCTGCTTCGGTGCCATGTCAGGATCAAACGGGTTCGTCTATCACAAGGTGGACCATACCAAGATCCCGAACCGGACAGAGAAGTTCCGGCAGGATATGATCAACAAGCTAGGCAAGAACAAATATTCTCAAGAATTTGAAGGTGCATGGCTATCTGACTCAGGGACGCTGATCGACTCTCGAGTGCTGGAAGGAATCAAGACCAAGGATCCGATTCGTTCATATGGTTCACTTGATCTGTGGTGTGATTCATTCCAAGGCCGCACGGTAGCAATGGCATGTGACGTGAGCGATGGTGTAGGTAAAGACAACCATGTCATCCAATTGGTGGATGTCTCCACACTCGAGCAGATTGGGGAGTTTGCCAACAACTCAATGAACCAGACTCAGTACTTCAAGGAGATGCTCAAGATTATCCATCTGATGTACAACGAGGGGGTTGGTGAGGTCTACTTCTCCGTAGAGAACAATGGTCTGGGGAATGGTGTCCTTCGATTGATAGATAACTCGGAAGATCCCTACATGAATCAAGTCACCAAGATCAATGACGTGAACGAACAAGGGATGGCCACCGGTCGATCCGGCCTGATCACGACACACAAGACCAAGCTCGCAGGCTGTGCCCAGTTCAAGGATCTGGTCGAGTCTGAACGCCTGACCATCAACAGTGCCAAGCTCATTGTCGAACTCAGATTCTTCGTCCGGAGGGGTTCTTCCTTCGCTGCTGAGACCGGTGCAAAGGACGACCGTCCCATGGCAATGGTAATCCTGATGAACATGCTCAAGCAGATTGCAAACTATGAGGATGGGGTCTACGAGGTGATGAACGAAGTCACACTCGACTCATCCGATGACGAGTACTGGGGGATTGTGTTCTGATTCCCCTCTAGGGACTAACCAAAAAGAAACCCCCTGATCAGTTAAGGTCAGGGGGTTTCTTTTGCTTCGGGAGAGATGATTATATCCCTGCTCCGGCGATGCTGATCAGTGCTGAGATGGGAAGCCCAACCACCAGCATAGTGGTGATGACCACCTTGCTGATCAGGACATGGATCTCTTTCCGTGTCATTGGTTCTTCACTCTTACCACGAGCCGGAATGGTGAAGAGGTGTGCCAGAATGCCGGTGATGATCAGGTAGATTGCTGCGCCGATGGTTCCCATGATGTGTCTCCTTTGGTTTGTGTGAACTCAGTGTCGTACAGTGTGGTTGTCTTGTCAAGGACTTTCTTACAGAAGATCTAGTGCACTGAACAGGACGACTCCATCCCTTGCATGATAGTCTTCGTGGCTTTGGATGTCACGGGTTGAAGTCAGGGTGAATTCCTCATTCGGTCCTATCCCTTCACACCCGAAGTCCATGTTGATGAGAGTTGATTCGATGATGTCTCCGGAGGACATTTCAATCCTGACTGAATGATGGGACGGCCCGCATGGAGTAACCTCGATGAGGCTGACCTTGTACAGTTGCTGTGGCGTACCGATGTGGTCTACCCCGCCCCACGAAACCCCGTTCACACGGACCCAATTGGCCGGATCTTCAACTCTCCCCGAGATGACAATGACACCTCGTTCTCGATCTGTCTCGGGTTCGTATGTGTATATCACTATCTGGTGACGACTGATATCACCATTACCAAACGTCGTGGACAATGGTAGCATTCTATTGAACTCAACACTCCTCACGTGCCATCTGAACGTGTAGCTGAGATCGGTATTCATCTGCTGATTCCTCATAAACTGTCTGTAATGTCATACAGCTTACTGGTTCTTCCGACATCCCGCAAGAAACCAATACCGAACCACATGTTTCGCTCCGGTAACTTCCCATCAACGATCAGTCCCACATCGGCATCAACCTCGAGGATGAGACCATTATCGAAAGATACTCGAGATGTCATATGAGAACTCCAGACATCGATATAATGGGACATGACCATAGCGCCCTTGAGTTGTTCTATCGGGTTGACAATCTCCCCGTTATACACTGACATGTTCTTCCAGTTGATTTCCTCGGAGACCCCATCCTCATGAATCACCTTGATAGTGTTCCGTTCGAAATGGGGCCAGCCGATTCGGATCCCAGTGTTCTCATGTGTGTCATTATCGGTAATGGTTATGCTGCAGTACGAGGAGTTTATCTTTCGACTGATATAGGTTTCCCCAATCACAAAGCTGTGTGCTGTGTCAGATATCATTGGTGTGTCTCCTTTAGAGTGTGTCCAGAATGTTGTAGATAGTCATCGGTGGTACTGCGAACAAATACGAGGATCGGAACAAGCACCGATTCCCGTCACGGACGATCAACCTCCAGCTTGACACAGTCAGGCAGTACCCGTCCATGAACGTTATCTCTGAGATCCACCCGTCTCCCGCCTCCATCGCCACATGGGTAGCAATGGTCCGACCCTCTAGGCATGTGAGGTCAACCGGTTCAGATGGATACTGATTGGCTTCATACTGAGCAGAGAACAACACATCAGAAGGATCGTCCTGATGGTAGACTGTGACTACGAACGGGATGGACTCGACCTCCTCAAGGAATGGGCCTCCTGAGATTTGGACCCATACATCCACCCCCTCGTCGTCGGTAGTGATGTGCACCGATGGGGTGAACTTGATGGCTCTCCCCTTTATAGGGAAGTTGATCATCGCACACCGGATAACCCCCTCATGCGAATCTGATTTCTCTCTCATTGGTGTTCTCCTAGTCACAGGTCGTCCAGAATGTCAAATAACGTGTGGGGGAAGTTGATGGCACGCAACCGAGAGAAACCAGTCCACCCCGCCGATTTCGGAGATGTGAAGATGGTGTGAATCCCTGCGAGTGACCTGACTGCCAACTGACACCCATTGAGGAATTCAAAGGTGATGGCATCCGCATCGTACCCATTGAGGATGGTGGACTTGGTGATCATCGTTCCCTTTAGGTGACTTTCAAGGAATTCAGCCGTTTGGTGGCTCGGTGCTCCGAGGACATCAACCTCATTGGAGGTGCCATCTGCGGCGGTGAACCTGAAATAGATGTCAGTATCCATGTGGGAGTTGGCAGCAAACCCGATACCAGTCATCCCCCGACCATCGCTATCAGTGAACTGCACCTCGATGGTCCCTCCACTGGCACTTTCGACCACCACGTTCACACACTGGATCTCGATCTGGTGTGCCTTCTTGATACTTGTCATTCCCATCCCCCACATCAGTCATGTCATATTGACGCTAAGACTAGGCCACCTCACAGACCCTGTCAAGGGGCATCGATAAATAGTCGAACACTCACAGGAGACATATATGAAAGTTGTCACCAACATGGACACACTATACGACGTCATTCTCCTTATCGACATGGACGAAGTCGTAAACGATGCTGTCGAGATCACACAGCCATATGTCAAGAAAGGCAATCGGTACTTGATGTATGAAAGAGTCACAGATGAAAGATTGACCAGTTACAAAAGATTCAAAGGTGTCACAGTGCTGGCATCCAAACAATACATGAGGGGAGCTGATGTCAGTCAGAAACTCTTCATGCAGATATTCAAAGATCCTGAGATGAAGGATCAGTTCGATTCAGTTTACCCTCCTACAATTGAAGATCCTGAGACCGGAGAACAAGTCGAACGTTCTCAGATGTTCGGAAAGATTGCATAAACAACCAAGGATTATTTAAATGACGACACAAACTTCGAAGACGTTCTTCGATACTTTCGATTTCACTCGAAACTCATCTGCCACCTATGTCGGCACTGATTCCCGTATCCATGTCATGGACGCGGGTCTTCCTCGTTATGAGCTTCTGGCTGATGGCGGGAGAAGTGGTATCGTTCTTGAACGTGGTGCCACGAACCTGATCCCGAACAACTCCGATCTGACCACATGGGCAACCAATAATCAGTTGGACGTGACTCCCATCTACGATCCTGAATTGTTCAAGGTTACCAATGCCCGCGCGTACAGGTTCACTCGCACAAGTGACGACTCATACGCCGGTGCACATCACGCGGGCTGTAACTCTGAAGCCGGAAAGATATACTGCTTCTCGATCTACATCAACACCGACGACTCCACAGCCGAGGAAGTACAGCTGACCTTCCAACGGTTCAATTCCAGAGGCTGGCAGAATGGTGCCATCAACATCAATACCGGTGCACAACGTGGTGGATCCGGTCCGTATTGGCACGAAGGTGGCACCGAGGATGTTGGTTTTGGTTGGAAGCGCGTTTGGGCGTACTGTGAGGCCGACAAGGACGAATCCAACGCTGCCGTTCAGATACGAATTGCCGGTACCGACATGACCGGTTCTGTGTTAGTCGTGGCATACCCCCAGCTGGAAGAAGTTGAATCAATTGAGTCACTCCCTTCCTCTCTGATCATCACCAATGGGGTACCAACCACACGTGAACAGGACACCATCAAGTATCTCCTCAACGACCCGACCATCAAGATGGAAGCCGGTACGTGGCTGTTCACTGGTGACATGACTAACGCCAACCTGTCGCAGGGTATTGGTGTCGACGACGCACGCTTCACTGGTAGCGGTACGATTGCCTATGCATTTGACTCTGAGGGTGGCGAGGTATTCATCAATGGTCAATCCGCTCAGGTGACTCCCCCTGTCGTCGGTACCAACATCACTCAGGTGATCTTCGGTGGCGGTGATAAGCTGATCCTGTCAACCATCACCTATATTGACGGCGTGAAGGACATCGAAGGTGTGAGTGAGAACACCACGGGTAATTTCCAGTTCTCTACCACGTTCGTTAATGGCAACAGTCTGGTGATGGACATTGAGAATGAACGTTTCGGTAAGCGTTCTCTGTTGGATGCCAGTGTGTTCAACGATGGCAGTGTTCATGACGTTATTGAAGTGAATCGTGCGAGCTACGGTGGTAGCTATGACGAGAATGGTCAGTATGTTCTCGTCGGGGAGAACGAACCTCGCTATGGTCTGAATCCTGATGGATCTCGCTATCTTCTGATTGAACCAGAACGGACTAATATTTTTGCCCCGAACTCGGATGATTTGATTTCATCGATGGGAGCGCAGCGTCTGTCTAAGACCAGTACAGATATTATATCCCCTGCTGGGACGAACGCCGTCCAACTTACGGTGGATGAGGAATCTACATACTCATATGGTGCATACTCATATGCGGGTGCATTGAGGGATGTGACAAAGGGAGATTTGTTAACTTTCAGTATATTCGTCAGATCGCCGAACTCCGAACCTTGTGTGCTTCGGTTCTGGTCAGGGAGTGTTAGGGCATTTCGTAGTGAGCACGTTCAGGTGATGTTCCATCTTGACGACGGTGAATACTCGATTATATCAGGTGCACCGGTCATCACCGGCGCGGGGATCACTGGCCTAACCGATGGGTGGTATCGAATCTGGATGTCGGCTCGGGCAGAAGGAACTGGAAACCCCTCACCCTCCTTCAACGCGTCGACTGCCATCGGTGTGGAGTATCTCATCGCAGCCCCACAGCTCGAAGTTGGATCATCCCCGACGTCCCCGATAACCACCAACAGTGCGACTCCTGTCACCCGTCTGGCTGATGAGGTCACCACCACACTCGGATACGAGTTCAAGGAGACACAGGGCACATGGGTATTCCGTGGCAAGGTCGAGAATGGCCTTCTTGCAAGGAACCTCGGTCATGCTGGTCTGCGTTTGACTGGTGAAGGTACTGTCGTATTCACATTCACCGAAGAAGGTGGGTCCGTATTCTTCAATGGCGGTAAGATCTTCGACATCGCCCCGTACTCAGTCTCACCGAGTATTGTCAACTTCGGTATGGATGACGATACGATCCAACAGATGGAACTCGTGACATATCGCTCGGCGGTGATCAGCCATGAAGATGCAGTGGAAATGACTGAGGTTGGTGAGTTCGAATATGAGTATCTGTTCAAGGATGATGTGACATTTGTTGCCGACGTGGTGAATGGTCATTATGGGGTTCTTGATGTAGTAGACCCCCTAGAGACCATCGAAGCGACAGAATTCACGTCAGTGGTCGACTTCACTCGTGCGAGCGGAGCTACGTCGGGAATCGCTGGTGTTGTCGTCGGAAACAACGAACCAAAGCTCAATGCAGATGGTTGGGTTTCCATCGAAACAACCGCGACAAACCTGTACCCGTATTCAGATGGGACCGGCTCTTCTGCTTCTGTCGCCGGTTGGAAAGGTAATGCCACACGAAGCCAAGACACTCTCTTGGGTGAACCTGCAACTAAGGTGGTGTTTGACGCTGGGACCAGTTACGTCTATGGGGCACAGGAGCACATGACTGCCTTGTATACTGACTATGTGGGTCGATCTACCCGTTCGATGCGCGTCAAAATCGAAGATGGTTTTTACTTCGGTATCCGCGTTGCGGGTATGACTGCTACTTCCTATTTTCCGGAAGACGGTCGTTATCATGCGGTGTTTGATTTGGATGATGGGACTCTTGTCTACGCCGGAACCTTGGTTAATGATAACGAGTACTCGATCACCAAGGTTTCCGAGGGGATTTTTGACGTGTCGTTTACATCTCCATTTTTCGGGGACAACCCCCATTACAACGGCATTGCGGTTGGATTGATCCCGAAAGATGGGGACGCCTCTGAGTGGGTCCACACAATCGATACTCCGACCACGATGTACATCACTCGGACACAGGTAGAGGCGGCTGATCATTCCTCCTCATATATCCCGACCAGTGGCACCAGTGTCACCCGTGTTGCGGACGTGGTGAGTAAGAGTATCGAGGATTTCCACTACAATACAGAGGAAGGCACTTGGGTTGTGACGGCAAACTTCATCGAATCTGTCGGATGTAACCTGAAAGGTATCGGTGTGGATGTTGTTCAATTCTCCGGTAAAGGGACCGTGGTGATCACGTATAATCGAGATGGTGTTCGTGTGTTCTCGAATGAAGGCAGGGCAATGACCCTTCCACCAATCACGACTCCGACCGAACTGATCATCACTGGGACAGTTGATATTGGTTCCGTACAATATCGCAGCACTGCCCTAGATGATGCTGATGCGTCCGAACTGGCTGTTGGGGATGTCGTTACCTCCTCGCCTGTTGATGGTGATGTGGTGCTGGATTACAACTTCAACGAATCGGACTTCTCTGCGAAGTCATCGGTTGATTCGTTGGACTCGTTCCGCTCATCGGAGACTGAGTACCTTGATGTGAGTCGGACGTCCATTGGTGTCAACTTGATTGATGGTGTGGATGGTTATATGCGTGGTGAGATGGTACAACCAAACAATCCACAAATGGTATTCGGTCGTCTGGCAGTGAACGACGCCGATGAGAACTGGGTATCATCTGATTTCTCAGAATGGTGGTACACGAGTGATGCGTTCACAAAATCAACCATCAACCCACTGTACACTGGTGGTCCCAATGGCATCCGAATCATTAATTCGGACGACTCTCCATATGCATCGTACATATACCCGATTGATGACTTCGATCATGAATACATCAGCATGGCGATGGTAGTCTCCCGTGGGTCTGCTGATACTTTCAAATTCGGTCTCAGGGATAACACCTTCAGTGAGTGGGTGTTCGCGGTGGACTTCTCATGGTTGGATAACAAGGTTCGTCTGGCTTCATCCACCACTGGATACAACGTGTCATATGGCGTTCGTCAGCTCCCATCGCATCCGGTGGATCGCGGAGCGGAGACGTTCTTCGTCTGGGTGTCTGGTAAGCCCAAGTATCGCGATCATACTGGTCGTTTCTACTTCTACCCGAATGGTGCCGGTGCGTCGATGGAAGGTAAGTCTACCTATGTTCATCATGCGCAAATGAGTCCGACGCGGTATCCCCGTCTGGCACTGCCCGCAGTAGTCGGCACTGGGATGGAAGGACATACATCACTCAACCTCCCAGACAACATCCTGAGTGAAAACTTCGGCACCATTGCAATCGAAGGGTATGGAGATGCATGTAAGTTTGTGAAGAACCTCGGATTCGATGGCACGATTCTCAGTGGTGAAGGGACATTCGCGTATCGGTGGAATTCGTCTGGTGGTGAGTTCTTTGCAAACGGAGCGAAGCTGTTCAATACCGCACCTCCGGCGTCCTTCAACGGTGAGATTGAATTCGCAGTTGGGGAGATTGGTCGCGTTCGGTTCTTCGACAAGTTCCTATCGTCGACAGAGACAAAGGCACTGACTGATGGGACATTCGACGTCGATTACCTGTTCATGGGCGGTGAAGTGTTTGTTGCTGACTTCTCTGCGGGTGACTTCGGTCGCCGAGACACAACAGACGGAGTGAATAGTCACCGCACCGACGCAGTCGGAGAGTACATCGACATCAGCCGTACCACCAGCGGGGCATCCAACACCTCCGATGATGTCATGGCACTGGTCAGTCAGGGTCAGCTCCGTTATGGATACACCGATACTGGTGACAAGGGGGTTCTGGTGGAAGGGGATTCCACCAACCTCGTCGTCGGGACCAACACGGCTCCGATTGCAACCAGCGGTGTGGACGTCACGGAAGAAGGAACTGGTCCTATGGTTGGCACTGTGGCTCACCGATTGACCCTTAACAAGTCGGGTGCGAACGAAAATGGGTACTGGGCGATCCCGAATGACCTGCTGGATGAAGACTACACTATCAGCGTCTGGGTGAAGTTCGATACAGCCACCACCGTCAACCTCCGTTTGTGGCGTGGACCGTACACGGTATGTGACGGGATATTCACTGGCAATGCCGGTGAGTGGAAACTCTGCAGAGTAACCAGTACGAACAATCAGGCAGGCGGTGCGGTGTTTCTGCGTGCTTACCCCGGTCCGCGCATCAGCCAAACTGCTGGGGAATCTCTGATCGTGGCAATGCCTCAGATGGAGAACAGCACGGTGGGGACGTCGTTCATTCCGACCACCGACGCGGTGGCATCGCGAGATCGCGACGTGGTCACTATCGACGGGTCGTTTGTCGATCCACAGAAAGGGACGTTCGTCATCGAGTTTGGTGAGATGACCCCTTCCACTGACGATCAGTATCTGTTCGATTTGTCCCCATGGGGTAACGGTGGCTGTGGTCTGCGCTTGACGAAAAGTGGCATCTTCCGATTCTTCTGTTATGACTATGACAGCGACGTCATTGGACTGAACGGTGACTGGACCGGTTCTGAACGAAAGATTGTCATATCGTACAAAGCTGGGTCATTGGTGATGGCTATGGATGGTGAGGTGGTGAGAACCAGTTCTGCCATCGACGGGGGCTTTGCGATGCCTTCCTCAGATAACACCATAGCAATCGGGTCTCGAGTTGAAGGCAACATGATGGCGAATACGGTGATCAGCAAATTCAAATACTATGACACGTTCCACGATGTGGACACGATTATCAACCTCTAAGGAGAAAATTGAAATGAAAGATGTAGTACTGTACGTAGAGTCCTTCACCAGTCTGGTGAAGGATCTGATGATCAGCAACCCTGAGTTACTGGATCAGAAAGAGAATGGGGACTTCGTGTCCCCGCCTGTGATCAACGCATTTGCTCGCACACCGGCGAAGATGAAAGGGGATGGCCTGATGGTCTATGCACGTCTCACCGACGCTCAGTACGCCCAGTGGAACGGTATGAAGGGGATCGAGATCCTCGGGGAGGCTGACTTCGTTGGGACCGGTACCGCTGATACTGTCTACCAGCAGATCTTCGACGACACGGAGAAGCTCAGGAAGTACAAGTCGGTGTATGACTTCACCCCGTATGAGGTCACAGTCGAGCCACCGGAAGGAGAAGAAGGGGAGGCGGAGGTCATCACGGTGACACCTCCTGAGAAATTCGGAATTCTCATGGGAGCATGAACCGATAAAGTTCATAACTGAATAAATATAATTGATGATGCACAGGGTGCGGGGTTTCCTCCTTTTCCTCGCACTTTTCATTACGCCGAGAACCATGTCCTTTTCCTGCATGGCTCTCGGCTTTTTTGTGCCTGTCTATCAGATAATCGCACTCCCGATCCCGAGGATTACCCCACCCACGAAGACAATCACCCCGATCACCAAGATCATCACCTGCCGATCCAACTCAGTGGATTCTTCCTCATCGAGTTGCTCATCTGTCTTCCGGATGAAGTATCCATCATCATGTTCGTCGTTCATCTAACGTCCCTCCCGTGTGTCGAATGTTCTCTCTACCCTATCACCCATATCCCCGACTGTCCAGTCCGACATCCCGAAGTCATCTGGGATCGACCAGTCTTGAGGCACGGCATAGAACAAGGCTATCAGGATCATGAATGTGATTAGTGCACCACGCATATTGTGGCCCTCTTCAGTTTTCGATGCCCCATAATAACAAATGCCACCCGAAGGTGGCAAATGTGTGTCATTGCAGTGTCTTCCTGAGACGCTCTGTGAGGGCCGCTCTGCTGATCCCTTGTGATGCATCGTCTGAGTCTTCACCGTCCTGTGAGGAGGCAGGTTGGGTGGTCTTTGTCCCGCTCCGCATCATCTTCTCCCTGTCCAGCTTCAGCTTGTCCCGTTTGGCCATGGCATCCTTCGCCTGTGCGAGGAAATCACGAGCCAGCTCCAGATACTTCAGCCGGTTCTTCGGTTCAATCAGATCGATGTCATCCATCTGCATCTTATAGGTGTCGAGTGCGAACTTGATCACCAGATCGAGATCACGTTCTTCTGCGCTCTCTGGGATCTCTATTGATTCAAGGCGCTCTGCCTCTTCAAACCCGAACTCTTCATCAAGTGGGTGTGCCATGTTACTTACCTCTCGTTATTTGGTTGAGTTGCTATACTCGATGTATTGTTTCATTACTGTGTCATAATCAACCGAACTATGATGCGGCCAATGAGTGACATATGCACTGACGGCTTCTTCCAGATTACATGGTTCATCCATCAGGCGGTCACAGTAATAAATGTAAGTCATCATAATCTGGAATGCCACATTATAAGACATCGCAATAAACAAATCATCCGGATGTGTGTTCTTGATATCGATGAGGCAAATATCATTGATGTTTTCGATCCACCACTTATTGGGACGAACAACATTGAAGAGTACACTATCAAACATCGCGCGATTCATTCGGCTCAGTCCGTGGTACTCAATTCCCTGTGTGTCGACATCAATGTAGCCAACCAGATCGGTCTGCATCAGGAAGGTGATCTCGATCAGTGAGACCTCAGCCTTCCGGATGGGGTGGGTGCGATTGATGGACTCGAGGGTGCTCTCAACGAGCTTTCTGGTCTGTTTTTCGTAGGTCGGTTTGGTACTCATGCAGTCGTTCTCCTTTGTCTGTGTGCCAGTATTTATGCGGGTTCCTTGAGGAAACGGCCAAGATATATCTATCACCGAGATATAGGCTGAGTACTACCAACAAGACCTTCCCGTGCGAGACGGTCATACGGTGGATCCTGTATGAGGATGATCAGGATGATGGATGTCATGAGAAGGGATTGACACATGGGATCGGGGGTGCTAAATAGGGATGTACCGATGCAGAGAAAGACCAATGCCTAGTTCCATATCGTAATCGGTACCACAACCAAAGGATCTCATCATGTCCAAGAAACAGAAACTGCAAGTCGTGGGTTCAGCTGACGAACATAAAGCAATGGCGGGTAAGAACTTCTCCGTGCATCACTTGGTATCATTCAAGGCGATGACCGAACGCCAGCAAGAGTTCATCAATGCGTTCTATGAGAGTGAAACCCCGATTATTGTTCAGTATGGTTCCGCCGGTTCAGGTAAGACGGCCACCGCACTATATGCAGCACTCCATCATGTGTTCGATAAATCCACCGTATATGACAAAGTCGTCATTATCCGTTCAGCTGTTCAGGCACGTGAGATCGGTTTCCTCAAGGGTGATGAAGATGAGAAGGATGCAGTATATGAAGCTCCTTATGATGCACTCCTGAATGAACTGACAACATTCAAATCAACCGCATATGCAAACCTGAAGGCACAGCATATTGTCGAGTTCCACAATACGTCTTTCCTGCGGGGCAAGACTTTCAACAACGCTATCATGATTCTCGATGAGTTCGAGAACTGTACCTACCACGAACTGGCCACTGTCATTACCCGCATGGGCTACAACACCCGTCTTGTGATGTGTGGGGACCATAAGCAGGTCGACTTGCACAAGCGGTCCGACAAGACTGGCTTCTTCAAGCTCCTTCGTATCCTGCGTCGTATGGATCCTGATCGTGCCAAGCTGATCAAGTACGTACCTGAGGACTGTGTACGATCAGGCATCGCCAAGGACTTCCTGCTTGCTGAGGAAGAAGACGCACTCGAGCATGGCGACGACTAACGAAACGAATGAGGCAAGGGGGAGATGTGAATCTCCCCCTTGTTTTGTTTAGGCACCCGTGGTATAAGTATCTGGGTACACCACTCACACAAGGAACCATCCAATGAAAGCAATCCTTCTCAACGGACCACCTCGCTCCGGAAAGGATGAGATCTATCGAATCATCCAGTCCCTGTCTGACCACCGACACTCAATCGTGGAGGTACATCATCATAAGTTCGCTGCTGCCCTCTCTGAGTCCGTAGCACGGCTGTTCGGGTATGATCCTCTGGAATGGGCATCCGTCTATGCATCGAAGAAGGACGAGCCTCTCCGTCGCCTCCGTGGGATGTCTCCCCGTGGTGCACTGATCTGGATGGCAGAGACCGTCGTCAAGCCCAAGTTCGGTGACGACTTCTTCGGTGTCTCTCTGGCGGCCAAGATCGAATCTGAACTTGACTCTGGGATGATGCCCAACGGTGATGGGGATCTGATTGTCATCAGTGACTGTGGTTTCATCGACGAGGTTCAGCCTATCGTGACAAGTATCGGTGTGGATAACTGTTTCTTGGTTCATACCGAACGGGAAGGCCGGAACTTCAAGGATGACAGTCGCGGATACCTCGGCAGTTCAGATCTGTGCATTCCCGAGAGTCAGTGCTTCCGTATCGTCAATGACGGTGGTATCTCTGATCTCGAATGCTCGGTGGCAACCATTCTGACTGAGATAGGGTACTCGGAATGAACGGTGGAGGAAGTGAGTACGATCTGATCCCGATCAACTTCTGGACGGACTTCTTCACGATGAACGGGTTCGAACTCACTGTTCGCCCGATAGAGGGGAAACTCGAAGATCCGTCCAATGTCGATTGGTCTGAATTGGATCGATACTTCACCAGTTCAGGATCTGCAACCGGTGAATGTGTGATGGGCTACGTCGTGAGGGAGTTGGTCAAGGATGGCGTTGATCCATCACATATCATTGACGCGACCAAGATGTTTGAGTATCTGTTGGTGGGAAGCACATCGATCATGGATGACAAAGTGGGACAGACCTACACGTTCAGTCTCCTCTCGTTCCCCGCACTCAAGGTCTTCATGTCGCATGGTGATGGTGAGCTGATGACCGGTGATGACACGATGGAGGTTCAGCCTCGATTCCCCATGGTGGATGAAGCCGGTCAGATGGGGGTGATTGATATCTCCAGCATGGGGGCATACCCTCAGGACATTTTCCATCATGTCCCTATCCTGAAGCTCCACGGCCCGTTGGGAAACTCAATCTCTGAGTCGTGTGGCCTGTATGCACTGCCCCGAACGATCAGGGACAGGATCACTGAAGAAACCCGTGTTTTGATCGGTATCGAAAATTTGTGATTGACACATTCATCAATGAGCAGTAAGATAGACCCCGTCATCAAAAAGGAGAAAGTATGAGCAACAAGATCGCATCCCTGCGCAAGTCCCTCGAGAAGAAAGAGATCTCAACCAAACTGTCCCAGCCGGACGACTGGATCTCCTTTGGCTCTCATGCGCTCAACTACATCGCCACCGGTTCTTTCTACCGTGGCATCCCCAACCGTCGTCTGGTTATGAACTTTGGTCAGTCTGGCTGTGTCGATGGTGAGACCGAGTATCTCTCCCCGACTGGCTGGAAGAAGATCTCCGACTATGTCGAAGGTGACAAGGTCGCTCAGTTCAATCTCGATGGTGAAGTCGCAGAGTTCGTCACCCCCAAGGGCTTTGTGAAGACACCGACTGACGAGTTCTTCGTTCTCAGTTCAGACACTGGTATCGATCAGGTGCTGAGTCCGGAACACCGCGTCCTCTACGAGGATGACAACGGTGAGTTTCAGACTGATTTGGCGGCAAGCTTTGTCACCAATCACAATGAGGGTAAGCTGAACGGTGCCCGTATCCCGTGGCAGGTGAGTCTGGGTGGCACTGGTACTGGTCTGACAACTGACGAGGTACTGCTCCATACCCTGATGGATGCTATGCCTACCGTCGAGACTGACGAGGTGGTCAGTGTTGGGTTCCTGTCCAAGGATACTGATCAGTATCATCGTGCTCTGGACTTCAGCATGATTGTCTCGGAGATTGGCTGTGACACATTCAGCCTGAATGTTGATGGTGGCGTCCCCACCGTTTCATTCGTTCCCACGGTGAGTCGTGAGAAGTGGCGAGAGGTACGCTGGAACATTGCAGACTCGGAACTCCCGCACATCTGGGGTGTCCTGCAATCACCGAACAACGGAACCCTGCTTTACCCGAGTACGAACAAGTCAGATGTCGACTTCGTGCAGTATGTGATGAATGCCGACGGTGAGCGAACCTCTGTTCTGACCTTTACTGATGAGGATAATCCGGAACTGGTTTGGCATACACTGGTCGAAGAATCATCACGTATGACTCTCGACGAGGACGAGATCGGCCTGATTGAGAAGGAAGACATCGGCCATGACGGCTTCAAGTACTGCTTCGCGGTACCAAGTGGTTATCTGGTCATGCGCCGTAACGGCTCTGTCTTCATCACCGGTAACACGGGTAAGTCTCTGATCGCTGGTCATGCTGCGAAGAACATGCAGGACAACGGTCGACTGGTCATCTATATCGATACCGAGGATGCGATTGATCCTGACTATCTGAAGCGCATCGGGGTTGATGTGGACGATGAAGACAAGTTCATGCCGATCCGACTGAGCACCATCGAGGATCTGAGTGATGTCACCTCTGAAATCTTCAGAACCTTCGAGAAGACGGACAAGATCGGTATCATCGTTGACTCACTCGGTATGATCGATACTCGGGACCGCACTGAGGCATTCGACAAGAAGGGTGAGATGAAGAACGACATGGGTGTTCTCGCCAAGAAGCTGAAGCAGTACCTGCGTTCAATCGCTGCCAAGGTCGGTGAGTATGACTGCATGTTCCTCGCGAACCAGCACGTATACGCCAACCAGAACGTACTGGATGGGCGCGGGACTCACGTTCCCAGTGGTGGCGAAGCCCAGATCTACATCCCGTCCATCAGTCTCATGTTCAAGAAACTGAAACTGAAGGAAGATGGTGCCATCACCGGTATCAAACTGAAGGCCACGACAGAGAAGACCCGCTTCTTCCAGCTCGGATATGCGGTTCAGCTCGAAGTTCCGTATGCCACCGGTATCGATCCGTATGACGGCGTTCTGGAGATCATCGAGTCGAACTCTGACTTCCTGTCCAAGTCTGGTGCGTGGTATAGCTATCAGGACGACGAGGGCAACACTGTCAAGTTCCAGAAGAGCAAGTCCGAGGAACATCTGGACTACCTCATGGGACGCATGGAACCGTCCGAGGAAGAGCTTCTGAGTCGACTGAGTGAGAGTGAGGGTGAAGAAGAATCCTCTGAGAATGAAGAAGACTGATCTGTGATGTGAAGTAAGTATAGGGCTGGCTCCTCTGGGGTCAGCCCTTATTTTTGGAGATGACCATGGACATTCTATGGCAAATTGCCCTTCTGATCGCAGTCTGTGTTTTCATACGTATGCTGGCAGCCGCCTTCTGGCATGATGATCAAGACTATTGACATCCTCCCATGACTTTGAGATAATCAACCATCAACTGAGGAGACCATGATGGACGTTATTGATATTCAGAACCGTCTTGCAACACTCGAGGCGGAGTTCAACACCCTGTTCAATGATACCCTTCCCCTTTTCGACCTGAGTGGCAACACACTCAAGGCATGTCTGATCAATCAGCTCCCGATGCAGGTCGAGTGGGAGATGATGGTTCGCAAACTCTCGTATCTGTTTGACGAATGTGAGATGGAGATGGAGACAGCATATTCCGCCTCGTTCAAGAATGAGATGTCGAACAAATATGTCAAGGTCTCGACTACTGAGGCCAAGGAGTTCGCAAAGGCCGACCCGACATATCAATCTTATCGCAGGGCATTGAACAAGGTCAGACAGGTACGCGATGAGGCTCGTGGATGTCTCGAGACTGTCATGTCCAGAAAGTACACCTGTAACAGTCTGACCAACGCAATCGTCGCCGGTGTCGATTCAACTATCCTGTAAGGAGACAACATGAACCCACTTCAGCGCATTTCCGAGATCCATGGTGATTTCGATCAATGTGACCATGAGTTGCTCCGTGCACTCAGCCAGAAGACAGACGCGGAGCTTGAGCAGTTCTTGACTGACATGATTCGTCAGTTGGATGGGATACGATCCCAGAAGAATCCAAACTGGATCAAGCAACAGGAAGAGATAGTGAAGGCCACCCAGTTGATGATGGAGTATCGTCAGCTAGAGAAGGTGATCAGAGAAGAACGAGACGACTTAGGAGGCACGACGTTGGTATGAAGAAAACAATCACACTACTGGATGAGGTGAACTGTCAGTTTGATGGATTCACACGATCCGAGATATCGAAGATTTCCGAGTGCGTCTCATACCTCCCTGAGGGGTATTTCCAGATGGCCGCATACAAGCTTGGGAATGTGGATGCATGCAAGGAACGCCTGATGACCCCAGAGGGAGTAACGTTCATCTACCTCATCCCCGAGATCCTCGACTACATGGATCTGATTGGTTTCAATACTGATGCGGTCGAGTTGGTTGATGAGCGACCTCCCGTTCCCGATCTGGATATCCCCCTTGTCGATGAGAACTTCCTTCTGGAGGAGACAGGGTTCCCGCTGCGCCCTCATCAACAGGAAGGCATCAACGCGGTCATTCAGGGCCGAAAAGGGATCCTTGAGTACGCAACATCAAGCGGTAAGACATTGTGCACTGTGGGCATCTCCAAGGCGTTTGACGGGATACTGAAGAGTCTGGTCATCGTCCCGTCCGAGGCATTGGTCCATCAGACATATGAAGATTACGCGAAGACGAATCTCAATGCGATTGCTCTGACCAAGAAGATCAAGCCCGCCAAGCGTGCTCAAGCCTTCAAGGATCATGACCATGTGATCATCACCTCGAAGCTGCTGGCCAACTGCCTCGAACATGTCGACGGTGAGCAGTATGTGGTGATGCTGGATGAGTGCCATGTCAACGGTCCTATCCTTCTCGATGCACTTCGATTCGAACTGGGGAATTGTCCGATTCGTGTTGGTATGACTGCCACCATGCCGACTCATGAACTGAAGAACGTGAAGACCAAGGCCACCATCGGGGGTGATGTCCTCTCTGAGGTGACTACCAAGTTCCTGAGCGATGAGAGCATGGTGTCTTCCTCCAACATTGAAGTCATCACGATTGATCACCCCGAGATTGACGACGTTTCGAACGGTGGGGACATCGAGTGGACGTGGGATCTGGAAAGTCACTATACCGGATCCAATGTTGATCGAATCGATGCCATCGCCAGTCACATTGAGAGTCTCCCTAAGACCAACACCCTGATCCTCTGTCATGCTGCTGTTGGTAAGATGATGAGTGATCGTCTCGGGTCGGACCTCATCGTGGATGAGACACCCACCAGTGAGCGTAAGGAGATGTTCACCAAGTTCGACGATTCGGATTACACACTGGTTGCGTCCTTCGGTACATCCGGCACCGGTCTCTCGATCAATCGCATCTTCCGAGTGATCCTGATCGACGTTGGCAAGAATGAGACGTATATCAAGCAGTCAATCGGTCGTGGTCTTCGTCTCGATGGTGACAGGAACGAGGTAGAGATCATTGACATCTCATCCAATACCAAGTATGCTAAGAAGCACCGCAAAAGTCGAATCAAGGTTTATGAACGAGATGAGTACAACTATTTCAATTCAGAAACCACCATAACCGTAAAGGAGGCGTAAGCCATTGAATTATATCGGAATTGACAACGAAGAACTCCCGTGCACTGACGAGATCACTATCACGAAACGTCTGTTCGAGTTCAATGTAGACAAGCGCGACTACTTTCTGAACTTCAAGACGAACTGGAACATCGTTGAGACCAAGGGGTATCGATTCTCAATCGCCGGAGGGGACTTCATTCTCCCCAGTGGGTTCTTCATCATGCTGACAGACGACGTCGGTGAGATCGATTGGATCCCTGTTGATGAGAGCTTCGCTCGTCCTCTCGAGTTCGCGGCTTTCAATTCTGACCTCAACATCTGGAAGGCTGAATTACCGGTTGTCACTGGCTATGAGGATGTGTCAATCTTCTGGCCCATGGGGAAGAACATCATCCCAGTGCAATCCAACGGTGTGGTGCTGATGATCAGTGACAAGGATCACTATCAGAAGTTCAAGAACTTCACGGTCGACGCCTTCACTATCAACTAGGGAGAGCATATGTACTTTGACGAGCGAAACCAACGGATTCTTCTCCGCGATGGACGCTCGGTCATGACGGAAGACGAATTTGCCCGTAGGGTTCTCAAAGACGAGAGTCTTGCGGGTATCTCTGTTTTGTCATCCCGAGCAACCGAGGTGTTTGATGAACGATATCGACACGGGGGAGACCCAATCACTGCCGACGTGGAAGAGGTCGACGTCACCCCGACGGATAGCCATGATCACTCTGATGAAGACCTCAATCGCATCCTGAGGATCATCGCTGATTCTGACAGGATGAAGGACCGACCCGACGAATACTGGGACAGGATCGCAGATGAGATCGACTTCTTCTCACGGAGCAAGAACATCGTCTTCCTGCAGAAGTGCATCGATCTTGTTGACAAGTTCAGGGAAGAGAAAGTCGTGTGGGGAGTGGGGCGAGGATCGTCAGCAGCGAGTCTGGTCCTCTATGTGATCGAGATTCATGACATTGATCCGATCCGCTATGGCATCCCGTTCAGTGAACTTTCAAAGGAGATGTAGCATGTCACCAAGGTCCAAGCGAAGTAACACCCGAATCCACACATCACGGCTGACAGAGGAAGGCCAGCGCATCATCGAGAAGTACGTCCCTCGTATGATGGACGCTATAGCGGTGGACGTCTCAGGTCCAGAGACTGTGAAGTCCATCCTTGAGATGACGATGGCATCACAGTGGGAAGTCCCAGATACTGCGAAAATATGGGCATTCCACACGGAAGGGACATTCGGGATCGAGTTCTTTCCGGCGGGTATCTCATTCCATGCCGACACTCCGGATCGTGTAACGACGTTGTCGGGGGAGATGAGACTCAACACTCCCTCACGTGCCTCGTATCCGTACTCCGCATTTGGTTTCACCCCTGATGAGATCCGAGAGATCACCGGTCTCATGGTGGAGATTGCATCCATCCTTCCGGTGAATCAAACCACCTCCAAGAAGAAGCGAATGATCCAAGAGGACAGTACATATGAAGCTGGGCGGTTCTCCTTACCTCGCCAGCATCGAATCCTCATTGAGCATGAGGCTCTTTCTACATACAAGGCCATGGTGCAACTATGAACCGAACCGTATATTTCTGCCCCAAGTGTCGAGATGACTGGGCTGGCAAGTACGACACAAACCACCGGTGCACCCACTGCGGTTCACCCATCCACACACGAACCGAGGGGAGGAAAGATGAAACTGCCAGCCAAGTATAGGAGGCGTCGTTCGAGTGCCAGACTGTGTACCTACGACTTTCTGAATGAGACCAATCGAGACCATCTCGAACACATCATGAGTGCGGTCGAGACGCATCTTGAATCAGTCATGATCGATGTGTTCTCTGACCCTCAAAACACGGACGGGGTAGCATTTGAAACCCTAAGAGGGGCATATGGAACAACCGAGGTCGCCATCGGGCTTACTGCCTTTGGGGTGTCATTGACGCCGACGAATAATATCCCCGAGCCGCACTGGGGTATTATCCCTTGGGTCAAATTGATGCCATATATCAATCGAGACATCGAAGAGATGGTAATGTCCATCTCCCTGAACCTCGAAGAGGCCGTCAAGCGACCGACGCCCGTACGCATAGATGGCATCAGCGAAAGAGAAAAAATGTCGATTCATCTGGGATTCGCACCTCATAGACTGCATAGCCCCTCAGTCCCCTACTGTGCCAGAATCGTCATCCCGATAAATTCAATGTTCGAAGAAGCCAACGCGCTAGGAGATCTCTGATGGAACTACCAGAGAAGTACAAGAAGTCTCGCCAGAAGATGACGTTTGTGACATATGACCTGATCCCTGATGAGGCACGGGAGATCCTCCATGGTCTCGTGAATCGCATCGAGGAAAAGATTTACGAGACTCTCGATCATATCTCTTGGACGACAGAGCACGATCTGAGATCAATCTGGCCGGTTGATGCACCGTTCTTCGTACTGAAATCCATGGCGAAACATGAGATTGAACAGACAGTGATGATCTCGGTGTTGGGTGTTCACATCGATAGTGTGTCCCGCTCCCCGAACCGTTCCGATCCGCTTCCGGTCATCCCGTGGGCATGGCTGGGATATGACGATATTTCCGAGATCCGCCGGATGTGTGTCACAGTTGACAGGGCAATCTCAGAGATGTACGCTTCGACTGGTGGATGGGCAGACAAGGATGAGAATGACAACACTGTCGCGTATAAGCTGGGGTTCTCCCCCATCAAGGGAGAAGGCGACATATCTCCCACCCGTGCAGCGTCAGTGAGACATCAGCGCCCGAACAACGTGACATTCCCCGTCGTATTCCGATTCAACTCATTCATGTCAGACCTTTCTGCAATGTGCTCACTATAAAGGAGATCTAAATGTCAGACCTTATCAATGCCCGAAAGATTCGCCCCCTTCATGCCGAGTTCCTGTGTGTTCGGACTCGAAAGCCGAAGGAATCAAACTCTTTGATCTACACTCCGGATGAAGACATGGACGACGCAGCGGGGACCACCTTCACTGTTCTTCGTGTCGGTCCAGAGTGCAGAGAACTGAAAGAAGGCGACACCGTCGTTATCAAGTTCCAGAGCATGACCCCGCCATTCTTGGCATCAGTCGATGGTGAGGAGAAGATGGTAGCTATCGGGCCGGAGAGTTCAGTTCTGGCCGTCCTGACAGGAGAATGAACATGAAAGACGACTCACATCTGTTCCCTGCTAGTAAAGAAGAATCACCGATGTACCACACCCTGTTCGGGATAGTGACTTCCACACCGGACCCGTCCATGCAGTCCAAGCCGTTCGTTATGGCCATCAAGGAAGGATCATTCGACACCGTCACAGGAGAGGAGGGTGAAGTTGTCGAGTACTATGACATGATGGAACCTGACACAGACAAGCTGAAGGGGTGCCTGATCACCATCTATCAGGCGCGATACGGGAACATGTGTGGGACTTTTTCTGTCGAACCCCATGGACTTGTCCGTGTTGCTGATGATATGATCGATGCATACAACGAACTGTGAGGTGTAACATGAAATATCAGAACAAACGTATCATCACTGACGTCGATGGTGTCCTCCTCGCATACGAGAAGACATTCAGTGAACACATGGGGTGGGACTTTGATGAGAAGTCTGACTCTTATCGGTCATTCGAGTGTATGAACAATGATCCGGCATTCTGTGTCGGATCTGCCATCCGTGACTTCAACTCGTCTCCGGAATTCTCCCGTATCCCTCCTCTGGATGGGGCGATTGAGATGATCGAGGCTGCGTTATCCTCGGGGTACAAGATCGACGTCATTACCAGTTGCGGTGGGACAGAAGAGATCCATGCGGCTCGGATCAAGAACCTGAAGGACGTGTTCGGTGACGTCTTCACCTCGATCACCTGTCTCCCCCTTGGGGCGAGTAAGCGGTCTTCACTCGAGCGGTACAAGAACCAAGGACACATCTGGCTGGATGACTCGATCAGCCACTATCGAGATGGGCTGACTGCTGGTCTGGGTTCTCGTCTGGTGACTACCCCGTTCAATCGCGGGCTGAAAGACAAGGTTCGTCGAATCGAGTCATGCGCAGATCTGATCCCGCATCTCGAGTGAATTGGTTGCATAACACGCAACACTGATATTCCAAAACGGTATCAAAAAATTTTGGACTTCTTGAATCCTTGACATAAATAGAAGTCCAAAACGGGGGAGGCCGAATCATTCCTCCCCACCATATACGGCCCTGAGACCAACTGGGATTGGTACCTGTCTGTCGAACAGGACGCTGCGAGATCGAAACTCGTCTGGGCCGCCAATGGAGAATTGGCTGAGTGGCCGAAAGCGCTGGTCTTGAAAACCAGAGGACGTGAAAGCGTCCCGTGGGTTCGAATCCCACATTCTCCTCAGGGGAAGATTGCCAGAGCGGTCGAATGGGATCGGTTGCTAACCGATTAGAGGTTAGTCCCTCTCAAGAGTTCGAATCTCTTATCTTCCCCCAACTTCATTCCGAGGTAGCTCAATGGTAGAGCAGACGGCTGTTACCCGTCAGGTTGTAGGATCGTGCCCTACCCTCGGAGCCAAACAAAAAGGTGTTGACTTCTGGAACCGGATAGTCGATACTGCAGTTGTTCCACATCAAACATTCTCCCGAACGCAGAGGTTCAACATGAACTATCTTCAGAATCACATCTACTGCCATGATTCGAACTGGGGTGGTGGTTATGACTGCCGACATGTTGTCACAATCAGCTCTTACGAAGATCATGACGTTGAAGACTGGGAGAATCTCTTCCTGACTGAAACGGTTGATGTGTTCCGAGCTGAAGAGTACAACCGGATGCGTGAGTTCGATCAGGATACTCCTGAGGAGCGGTTGAAGCGATACTACACCACTCCCGTCCGTCGCCTCAACCCCGAGGTGCTTGAGTGGCTGGAGGAGAATGTGAAAGACCGTCCAGCTCGTCAGGCTGAACACTCCGGTGAAAGTCCGAAAGGATGGTGCATTCCCTCTCTTGAAACCAGAGCGATGTGCACAACCGGTATGAGCTTCTACTTCCATACTCGTGGCAGTGCGATGAACTTCATCCGCCGCTTCAGTAAGTGGAAGAAGCCGGTACACTACTGCCAGTACTTCACAGATGTGCGCAAGACGTTGGATCTGGAGACAGGCAAGTACGTGAAAGAATGATAGAAATGCCTCGTTAGTTCAATGGTAGAATACTGCGCTTCCAACGCAGTGATAGGGATTCGAATTCTCCTACGAGGCTCCAAACTTGGAACTTTAGCTCAGACGGTAGAGCGGTGGTTTGAAAATCCACAGGTCGCTGATTCGATTTCAGCAGGTTCCACCAAATAGCGGGGTAGCTCAGCGGTCAGAGCAGATGGCTCATAACCATCAGGTCGAGTGTTCGAATCACTCCCTCCGCTACCATACCGATGTCCACATGGGGCAATAAGAGCCGAAGTGTCGACATTGAAGTACGTGCATTCATAGATGGGTTATGCACGCTAAACAAACAACCCATCACGACGCCGCCCTAGAGCTTCCTCTCCCATACATTGTTGGTGATGAAACTAGGTAAGAAGATGTAGCCGTTTAGGCACTTGCCACCACCGATGTGCCAATTGCTGTGTGCATGTTGGTCTTTGTCGCTCGCTGAATCAAGTAGGTTGGTGAGGTGGCTTCTAAAGAGGCCGGAGGACGCTCCGGAAGTCGTGGACTGTCAGATCTGACGCCCTCCCCCGCACACTTACGGTGCGGCCATTGTTGGGTATTGACCGGCATATTCTGCGCAGTTGGAAGGGTATATCCGTCCCCAGATGTGAATCCGTTTGCATCAGAATCGGTATACTGGTCCACCCGTGGCCGAATCAGTACACACGGGGAGTGACATGGTCATGAACATGTTGCGCAAATCAGCCCTCGCATATGAGGGCTTTTTTGTGTCTGAATGTTGACCCCGTCCTTGGATTGTCGTATAGTACCCAGTAACAAAGGAGGCCACCATGAGTGACATGATTACCGAAACCGTTTCATCCTGTGCATATCGGGAGTTCCAGAACCGCTATGACGTCTTCGTCGAGAAGGGAGAGATCCAGCCACTGTTTCATGATCTCCCTGTTGACAAATACTCCCAGTCACTGTATGCTGGTGACCAGATCGAGGACATCCTTGATGCCATCTATCTTCAAGGTGTGACTGATCTTGGCAAACTGATGGCTGTATCTCGGGGCTTCATCAACCCCATGCTCATCATCAATGAACTGAACCACTTCACCTCGTGGTCAAACGGAGAAACCCAATGATCGATTCAACTGCCATGCACTCCATCGTCACCGAGATTCTCTCTGTCTCTCGAGCCATCAATCAGAACCGCAACATCGAGGGTGTCAATCTTGCGCTGATGTCCGAGGTTGGTGAACTGGCTGAGGAGATCCGCATCAAAGAATACCCCTTCCACAAGAAGGCAGGGAAGGATGGCATCATCGGGGAGGCGGCTGATGTTGTCATCGCGACCACTGACATGATCTACATCTCCGGACAGTCGGAACTCGTCGACAATGAGGCATACTTCTTCTCGTATGACGCCGATGACGAGAAGTATTCAGGTTACGTTCTGGGGTGGACAGGAGAGGCGATATTCGGTGATGACGACATCACCACTGCGCAGACTCTGGCAGACATGGCGACCGGCTCAGGGGCCATGTTCGCCATCCCCTTTGCACCTGATGAGAACAAGAAACTGGCACTCGTCGGTGACGCAGCCGCTGCGATCCTGAATGCTGTCATGATGCTCTCTCGCAAGGAAGGATTCGATTTTGATGAATTCGCTGAGATCATCACCGACAAGCTGGAAAAATGGAAGACCAATTACTCAAACTGAGTGTTGACAGCAAGATCGACCTGATGTAACATTCATCATGTTGAAGCAAGTACCAAACCAGACCAAACGAAAAGGAACACATCATGTCCAAGACCAAACAAGGCCAGTCTCAGTCCGCACAGTATGCCACCTACAAGAACTCTGGTCGTTATGCGAAGAATCGCATTGCGAAGCTGGAGCGTCACCTCAAGAAGCATCCTGAGGATGGGGCGGCTGCCAAGGCTCTGGCGAATGCCAAGGGTTCCTCCCCGCGTCGCAAGACTCCGAACAACAAGGTCTGGAGTTCCACCGCACGCCAGAAGGCCCAGCTGTACAAGATGGCTGGTTTGAACGGCAACATCGGTCTCGGTGGTAAGATGGAGGCAGACCACAAGGACAGTCTGATCGGCTATGGTCTCGAGATCGCCACCCATCGCGACACTTCCTACGGGAAGGAACAGAAAGCAGAGAAGGCGAAGAAGGCCAAGGCTGCAGCGAAAGGCTCCAAGAAGACCAAGTGAGTCTATGACCTCGAAAGCCCCTCCCCGTGAGGGGCTTTCCTCGTTTCAGGGTAGACAAACCGAACTTAGTGTTGTATCATTCCCACATCATCAAAGGAGACCCCATGAAAAAGCTAAAGTCACTGCTCGTTGAGAAGTATCGTCCCACCACCATGGAAGAATATGTCTTTCCCGATGAGGAGACACAGCAACTGGCTCAGGGCTGGGTCGATAGCGGACAGATCCCCAACCTGATGCTCTCCGGCTCTGCAGGCGTCGGCAAGACGACATTGGTCCGTGTTCTCATCAATGAACTTGGCATCCAGCCTTCCGATGTGAAGCAATTCAACGCGTCCGAGAAGGGTATCGACTATGTCCGTGATGTGATCCAACCGTGGACAATGAAGACCTCATTCTCTGGGTTCAAGGTCGTGGTGATGGAAGAGGCAGATGCCCTGTCACCTCAGGCCCAGAAGGCACTCCGCGCGATCACCGAGGAGAACACAGATTCGGTCCGTTGGGTGATCACCTGTAACTATCCGAAGAACGTCATTCCACCATTGCACTCGCGTTTCCAGCATATCCACATCGACAGTATGAACGAGCCAGATGTGATCGATATGGTAGCGGGTATCATGGAGAAGGAAGGACTTGACGTGGAGCAGAATGACCACTTCTTCACACACATCGACGCATACAAGCCGGACATCCGCAAGATCCTCAATTCAATCGATCAACACGCTCATGAAGGGTTTGTTGCCCCTCTCCGTGGTGTTAGTGAGTCATCCGACATCGACGAGTGGGAAACCCTCTGGTCCAGTGAGGGTGAACTGGATCTCGACAAGGCGATGGCCATTGCTGATTATGCCGACGGGAACAACTTCGACAATCTGTATCGCGTGATGTATGAGAACCATCACAAGTTCAGTGATGTTGGATCTGCGATGGTTCACCTGAGCACCTATCTGGATCGTGCTCAGACATCAGCAAACCAGCCCCTGCATCTCAAGGCGTTCCTCTATCACGTGTTCGTCGTTGAAGGGGGTGATGATGAGTGATCTTCATCGATTCTTTGATGCGATGAATGCAGGAGATTACGGGTATGTGGATCGTATGGGGGACGATGAGGTCAAGAAGGTGTCCCCCTTCGTGATGCTGATGTGGATGCAGGGAGCCAAGACATGCACAGCCTACCACACCATCATGACGGACATGTTCTGCAACGGGGTAGTGTTCAGCCTCAACAAGCACCCCAGACTGCTCCTGAAGCTCTTTGTGGCGGCGAACTCGGACATGGGGGACACGCGGTATGGGTTCGTCAAGCCACCCAAGAAGGAAGCCGAGAAGCACCTGAAGTTGATCGCTCATCACTATCAGGTCTCATTGAGAGAGGCGAAGGATTACGATATGATCCTGACTGATGAAGACCGCAAGTACCTAGAATCCATGTACGGGGATATCGACATATGAAGAATCTGAACGAGTTCAAGGAAATCAGTGAGATCTTCGAGGGTAAGGAACTCATCCATCACAGCGACACCGATTTCGAGTGCCCAGTGTGTGGCAAGCACTACAAGACTGAGAAGGGAGCCATCAAGCACCTAAGTTCTCGGTCTTGTGCGAAGAAACAGGATATCTTTGGTGGGTCCATGTATGAGAGCAACGCATTCATCATGTACACCAACATCGTCCATGACATGAAGCCGAACGCCCGAGTCACGATCAAGACCTTCAGAAAGTCACCGATGTACGGACTTGTCATCGACTTCGTCCTCTCGACATCTCTGTTCGAGATCAAGGATCGCGGGCTATACTTCTCATACCTGCGGGACATTCGTGATCTGCATCCAAACAGCGCATTGAAGGCTGGCACCGAGGAAACAAACGCACGGGAGTTCCGGACGTTCCTGCAGGTCTACCCGAAGTATGTTGACAGTGCCAAGTTCTTCGGCCAGTATGGTGATGACCTGATCGAAGACGATGAGTTCTTGGTACGGTCTATCGAGAAGTCAGACATCACCCTGCGCTGGCTCATGGACTGCAGGAAGCACAACTTCGAGAAGATGCTGGATGAACTCCCGATTGGCCTGTCGATGCGAATTGACGCGGTCGTAACAGCAATGTCAGAGATGGAGAAAGCACATGCGAACCTCTGAATCCCGTCTGGTGACACATCGCCAGCATCCGACTCTCCCGATTGAGATTCGGTCATACAACAAGCGAGCCTTCTTTCGCAAGGCTTGGAACGAAGAGACCATCAACTCACGTGGTCACGTGGTCACGCTCGATGGGACTCCTGTGTCCCGCCCGTTCACCAAGTTCCTGAATATCGGTGAGACGGACGAGTTCTCTCGGGAGAATGTTGAGCGTATGATCGAACTCCATCGAGATGAAGTCCTCTTCAATCCAAAGTTGAATGGGCACTTCGCTCAGCTCTTCGAATACGAGGGGCAGTGGATCAATACGACCAAGGGATCGTTCGAGCACGACTTCATCGAGCCAGACCGAGCACTCATTGAGCGTGCTGGATTGACGGATGATGCACTCGCACGAATGAATCCAAACTGGACGTTCCTCTTCGAGATCCTCGGTAACCATGATCGCCACATGTTGCACGATATCGATGTGGAGTCATATGCCCACGAGGGGGAATCTGAAACCGCTGTCATCATTGGGGTGTTTGATCGTCAGACATGGTCAGAAGTGCCTGAGCGTGAAGTCTTTGAGGTTTTGCGCAAGACAGCTGACGTCTTGGATCTCCCGATCCCGCCGATGGTGGAGGGATTCACATATGGTGAAGTTGCATCGGCTCTGTTGGATCTGAATGAGGATAGGGCCACACCCTCCCAGATTCTGGATGCCCTGTATGATTCAGTGAATTGTGAGGGCATGGTGATCCAGATCCCGTCACTGTGTTGGAGGGTGAAGCTGAAGACTCACTGGTTCATCCGGAATCGTTACATGCGCCAGATGACCAACACTCGGGTAGCTCAGATCATCAAGAAGCAGCGTGAAGACGAGAAGATCTATGCTCGCATCCCCGAGGAATTGCATGATGAGATGGACGAGATCATGTATGGGGTGAAGAATCAACATCGTATCTTCCTCGAGGAATTTCACCACCTGTCGACCTGCCTGCATGATGAGGGGTTTGTCACCAAGGACGAAATGATCGATGAGTATCGCCGGACCAGTGATGTGGAATCATCAGACGTCTGGATCACCACCAGCCGTACAATCGACCTGATCATGTTCAAGGCATTCTTCACTGGACATGACGCACTGTTCGATGCTACAGTCGACATGTACATGGCGGCAACGCCGGAACATTCACTGGTTCGAAACCACATGAGAGAGGATTTGTTATGATTATCATCCTTCGGGGAGTGTCTGGGGCGGGGAAGGATTCCACCATTGCCGCACTCCCCTCACTGAAGCATATGGTGATCTCGAGTGATGACTATCGGGAACGATGGTTTGGGACTCGAGATCTCCCACCCAATGCGACCTCAATGATCTGGGGCAAGATGAAGGCTGAACTCGAAGAACGATGTTTGCGGGGACAGAACACGATCATCAACGCGACCAACTGCAGCCTGAAGAGCATCAATGGCTGGACCAAGATTGGTCTCAAGTATGGCCATGCATGTCATGTGATCAGTATCGATGTACCGCTTCACGTTCTCAACGAGCGACTGGAGGAGCGACGTGCCAATGGTGTCTTCGCTAAGGCTCCTTTCTCGTTCGTCGAGAATATGCATCGCAAGTTCATTGAGGCGAACACTGCGATCCAGAAGACCTTCGGTGATCGCCATCATATGGTGAATGACTGCATCGATGCTGCATTGGTCATCTCCGACCTCATCGCGAACCATAACGTGATCACCGTGCAAAAGAAGTTCGAGGATAAAATCTTCGTCATCGGTGATATCCATGGTGAGGTTGAAAAGCTGGATGAGTTGCTATCTCGCTACCTTCCGTGGGATGCCATGTTCTACACGCTGGGCGATGTGATCGACCGTGGTCCGTCTTCCGTTGGTGTTCTGAGGAGACTGTCATCCGAATTCCGGTGGCGTGGTGCGATTCGTGGTAACCATGAATCTGCATTCATCTCTGAGCGGCTTCAGGGTACGCCCTGCCGGTCCAAGGCACGTCAGAACACTCACCTTGAGTTCGACGCATTGAAGCCAAAAGAGCAGGAAAAGCTGACCATGTTGATGGCGACGTTCACTCCGTTCCTGCGTCTGGAAGGGGAGGATAAGCGGATCCTGTTGACTCATGCAGGGTCATCATTGACTCGCCAGTCCGACCTGTTCCGTCTGTCAGCATTCCCTGTATCAGGGGATCACATGCTGCGTATTGATGACTGGGAGCCGGAAGGTGCCTCCGACTCAATCACGCATCAGGTCCATGGTCATTCGTCTTGGACATACACTGGTGACTTCTCCGGTCCGGTCGTGAATATCGACTCTGGGTGCGGGAAGACCGAAGAGGACGAGAGTGGGTCACCTCGAACCCTGACGGCTTATAACCCCTTCACAGGTGAGACAATCACCGTATGAACTGATACACTACTTGCCTCTCCTCGTGAGAGGCTTTTTTGGTTAAAGGAGACCATTGATGACTGAGATTCGGAGAACGTTCGACGTCGACATTGACGTCAAATCCAACATGGATAAGTCAGACTTCGGGACGAGAGGTATGGTGTACAACGAGGACACTGCAAAGATCATCCCCCACCCCTCTGCATTCTTTCTTGAGTTCGTCCCAGTGGACCCACTCACGGGTAATGCTGCAATCGATCATAAGTATGCAGAGGCACAGGGGTTCATGAAGGTCGACCTTCTGTCCAACACCACCTATGACAGTTTCAGGTCAAAGAAGGAGGTGCTGATGTCCTTGGAGAAGGAACCGGATTGGTCGATGTTGGAAGACAGGGAATTCGTTGAGACGCTCCCTCATCTGGGAAAGCACTTTGAGATCGTGCAGAGACTCGAACCGCGTTCGATTGAAGACATAGCAGACGTTCTAGCACTCATCAGGCCGGGCAAAACACACCTGATCGATGCATATCAACGCAATAAGGCTGATGTTCGTGTCAACTTGTACAAAAGACCGAATGATGGGCAGATGTACTTCAAGAAGTCACACGCCATCAGCTACGCTGCGATGATCGTGTGCACTATGAATCGGAAGTCTGGGAGAAATATAATCCTTTGGTGATTCGACTGCGTTGGTGTCGTATCACGGTCGTCTCGATGTTGACAGAGGAATCAATGATACTGCGGCGCGGGATGAGAATGACATCGATGTCAAAATCCGGATAGTAGAGTGCCTTGAAGATGGAGAACCGCATGCCCTGTGTTGACATTCGCCAACTGGTGACCACCAGAATCAGATCAGGGCATGTGTTGTTGGTAAGATCATAGAATGTGACGTGTTTCTTGTTGGAGTAATCGATGACACCGTGATAGACTCCGTCTGTCGTGGTGATTGAGTCTAAAAGACTCTCGCTATTTGAATTCATGAGGGAACCTTAATGTTGTCATATTGGAGGGAACTAACCAAACCTGATCGTATTTATAAGCTAGTCACGAGCGGGTTCATAGTGACGCGAGTGGCTGGTGTCTACAACCTACAGGGTGTAGAACAGTGCACAAACCTCGCCCCGACGTTTGTCCTTGGGAGGATTTTACGGAGCGCGGACAGTGACTTGCGAATGATCACAGGGATTTGTTACACTGATCCATATGGAGATGTTCGCCTCGGTGAACTCGCCAACCAAGAGCTGATAGATGCCGCGCTGAACTTCATGTCGAACATGGATGACGCGGAGAGAGACTTGTTCATAACCCCGATGAGGTTCCATGAAATCCAAGCAATTATCCGACTTTGAAGAAATCATCTCAGAGACCCGTATTGAACTCATTGAGACTATTGTCCTGAAGGATAATGGTACCCCTATAGACGTGTTAGCATCCAAACACTTTCAGATCCTTCCGGTGCCAGTCTCGGTTGTCCGACGATTTCGGGCAGTGGATCAAACCAAGCGAATCATGGATATGATTCGCTCACTGTTGGAAGGAACACAGGGGGAAGACGCCCAGACGCGAAAGAGAATGCTCATAATCGGCTACGGAACCACCGAGAATACCCGAGATGTCCTACTGGTCACCAAGGATACAGAGACAGGTGAGTATTGGATGAATCGTGTCCCAGCAGACCAATTCACCCTGTTCGAGCATGCAATTTCGTTAGACGACCGAATCCTCGCCGGTGTCATCATGAAGTGCTCAGATGAGGACTCTGAGTTTTCCGAGGTCATACAGGAGACTATTGCACTGTGGAGACTGTGACATGAGTGTCGATACCGACTTTGAACAACTGAAGATGGACATCATCAGTGCATGCTCACTCGGGGCATCCGAGGCGACCGGCTTTCACTCGATGTATTGTCCAGTATGTGGGAAGACATCCAGAAAGACAGCAGGGTTTCGATTTGATCAGGACTCTATCGGGTTCAACTGCTTCAGGGCATCATGTGACAGTTCTACCGTCATGGAGAAGGGTTCACCGATCTCTCGCAAGTTTCGGTCACTGATGAACACCGTGGGTGTGACAATCCCTGTCACCCTAATGACAGCCAAGTCGAAGATCCAACGCCTCATGGAGGAAGAGCTGGATGCTAGGCTGTATGAGAAGAACTTCTATACCGAGATGAAGCTTCCGGATGACTGGGTGCCTCTCGACCCTGACAATCCGAAACATGACTGGTGGGTTGACTATCTGGCCAATCGTGCTTGCTCTCATCATGGTGTGTTCTACATCAATGAGGGATACCATAAGGACCAGATCGGTATCGGGATGTGGTACTTCGAGAAGCTGATTGGTGCCCAGATACATGAACCAGACGGGAAGGTGAAGTACATCACCGTCACACCGAACGAATCCCCGATCATGGTCAGGGATAAGTACCTCGATGATCCTGTCATCTTGGTTGAGGGTGTGCTGGACTCATTGTGCTTCCCGAACACAGTCGCCACATTGAGAAGCAGAATCTCCCCGAAGCAGGCTTTCTTCCTGAAGGGAAGAAACGTTATCATGCTTCCTGACCGGTCCGGCAACGAGTTCATCGACCAGATGAAGGACTATGGCTGGTCCATCTGCATCCCACCGTGGGACGAGAAGGATCTGAACGCAGCGGTGATTCGTTATGGTGTCCCGACTGTTGCACGGATGATCAAAGACAACATCATCACCGACCCAGTTCAGGCTCGGGTACGGTACAATCTATGGATCGAAAAGGAGTCCAAATGAGCGAAGAGAATCAAACAAACAAAGAACGCATTCTGGTTGAGTATCTGCTGGGTGATCGAGAGTCATTCATCACGGCGTATGGGGTTCTGAAAGACTCCTACTTCGAACCCCCTTTGAATCGTGTGGTGAAGTTCACCCTCGACTTCTTCAATGAGTACCGAAACCTTCCAAACCTCGACATCATCGAGGCTGAGACGGGGGTGGCTCTGAAGGGGAGAGCAGTCAACAAGGATGAACGCCAGTGGGTCATCGATGAGGTGGAACACCACTGTGCATCATCCGCCATGATCGATGCGGTGATCAAGGCATCCGAGCTGGTAGCGGACGGCAAGAATGAGATGATTCAGGACATCATTCGGGAAGCCCTGTCGGTCAAGATTGACAAGACACTCGGCACCGATCTCTTCGAGGATCCTGAGATTCGAATCGAACTGGCAGACGCAGATAAGGACCGCCGTCGGATCGGTATCGATGCAGTTGACGATATGATCGATGGTGTCATCCGTGGTGGCCTCTACCTGTACGCAGCGGCTACCAGTGTCGGCAAGTCCGTCATGTTGGCGAACACTGCCACTTGTCTGTCCAAGCAGAAACTGGACAGTCTGATCGTATCTGTTGAGATGGACGAAGCCAGCTACTCACGACGCATGGACTCAATCGTCACCGGTCTCCCGATCAAAGGGGCAGAGACTGAAGATATCGTCGCATCATTGGCTCAACACAAGGATGGGTATGGACGCATTACGACCAAGCGTGTCGGTGGTCGATTCAGTGTCAATGACCTGCGTATCCTACTTCAAGAATACAACACCCGCTACGGTAAGTATCCTGACGTACTGCTGCTGGATTACCTTGATATCTTTGCCAACGGTGCGAACACTACTGGGATGTCAAAGTTCGACTGGGATGAATACAAGACTCATGCGATTCGTGACCTGATGCAGGAATTCAACATGTACGGCTTCACCGCTGCCCAGCTCAACCGTGACGGCTATGGCCTTGAGGATGTTGGCCCTCAGCACATTCAGGGTGGTATCTCGAAGACACAGGGTGTCGACGCGGCCATCGCAATGACAATGTCTGAGGAAGACATCGAGAATGATCAGATCCAGTTGAGGGGGATCAAGGTCCGTGACGCGGCCAAGACTGCTGGAGCCAAGACGGTCTATCGTTGTCCTCGAACTCTCCGGATCACGGACAACCCGAGTGCAGCAGGATCCAGCTATGCACCAAAGTCGACTGCGAGTCCTCTGAAGTCCAAAGTTGCCCCCAAGAAGGAGAAGACAATCCCAGACCGGAGCAAGTCGTCCACCGATACACCACCCAAGGCGGAAGAGGCGGCATTGAAAGGAAAGAACAAGCTCAGGGCTGCACTGAAAATGAATCGATGACCGAGACCCCGTGCTCATTGACGAATCGAGAGCACGGGGCTATGATACCAAACACACCAAAGGAGACATTCAATGTACATCAGCACAGCTCAACCGCCACGTGTGTATACCATGATTCTTCTCGATCAGAATCGGTCATATGCGCACATCTCCCCCAAGACGTCCAAACCGGTCACGATTGCCGAGTCACTTCCACCGTCATCACGGAACATTGACCGGAAGGTATTTCGGGAGTTCCTTCATCAGTTCGATGACATTCCCCATGCATTCGCCGTCGGGGCAAACACATGGAGTGATCTGGGGCAGAAGATTCGAGATCGCATCCTTGAGAATCACACCGTGTTTGTCTCTTCCGCGTCCGAGATCCTGAAGGTGACCAAGACCACAACAGAACAAGTCTGCCGGATGTCAGGGGAAGCCCGATTCATCAAGTGTGGCACATTGTCGAATGTCGTCACGTCTTTCTGCCATGAGAACGGGAGTCGTCTGACGCCCATGGGGATCGTGGTGCTCGGTGGGAAGAGCGTCTACATGTCGTTCGCCGGTCAGTATACAGACGTGTTCGTGTGCAGGGGACAAACGTCCGAGGTGGGGACTTTCCTGCAGTTCCCTCCTTTCCGTTCCGTTTTTCTTCGCCCTGTTCCTTGGCCCTCTCAGGATGATTTTGAAGACGCGTACTACCCGAAGAAACAAGATCCTGATGAAAACGATCAACTCACATTCATGACTGAATATCACTCGAATGTAAGTATCAGGAAAACGTCGACGTTCGATATCGTGGGGCATCCAGTGAAAACGATGCTTTACACAGTCACACACTATCAGAGAGGAGAAGAGAATGAGCAATAACGTACCAGAATGGTTGATCGAAGAAACCAAGGCGGAGATGGCAGCATCTTTCGTCCTCACCGAGGGGATCACCGATGAAGATTTCCGCATTGAATGGGAGGTCAAGAATCGCCCTGATGGTTCAGTTGGTCTTTACATGCGAGGGGTTGTGGGAGAGACTGTCATCTCTCAAGTCAGATCCCTGCAACCCATCATCGAACGAACCGAAGAGGAGAATCAACTGAATGGCTGAATACGACCTGCAGTACCGCCGGAACCTGATCGAGATCCTGAACTCAGGACAGGACTGTCCAGACCGAACTGGGACAGGTGTCCGCAAGATATTTGACGCCAACATGAACACCGATGCATCACCGACTGAGGGAGACAGACTCCGACTCCCCGCATTGACTCTCCGGAAGGTGTTTCCCCGTAGTGCATGGTACGAACTTCTGTGGATGTTGCGTGGTTCAACTGATGCCACAGAGCTACAGAACAAAAGGATCAAGATCTGGGACGGTAACACCTCCCGCGAGTATCTCGATTCAATTGGTCTGAATGATGTCGAGACCGGCCATGGCGGGAAGATCTATGGCTATCAGTTCCGCAACTTCAACGGGTCTGTCGATCAGGTCAAGAATGTGATTGAATCGATCAAGACCAATCCGAATGGTCGACGTCACTACATCAGTCTCTGGAATCCGTCAGAGCTGGGTGAGAGTGCCTTACCGCCTTGCCACGTTTCGTATCAATTCGTGGTGATGGGGGACACCCTGAACCTGAAGTACTACATGCGGTCAAACGACTTCATGCTGGGTCAGCCGATGAACCAGATGTTTGCGACGTTCTTCTTGCAGCTGATGGCATCGATCACAGGGTATCAGGCAGGTCGTGTGGCGGTCTCTATCGCAGACTGTCACCTCTATCACAATCACCTCGATGCGGCTCGTGTGGTGGCTGAGAGACCACCTATTGAGCATGTTACCAGCTATTCTCCTCCGTTCTCGAAGGAGATGTACGATGAGATGGGCCTTGATGCAATGCTGGACTCCCTGTTCTTTGATTGCTCATGGGAGAATGTGATTGCACCATCTCTCGACTATCAATCACATGACAAGATCGACCCTTCACTGCTGAAGATGGCAGTCTGATAGAAGCCCCTCCATGTGAGGGGCTTTTTCGTTGTTGACATCCAGTCCGGATCAGGTATGATGAACTCTCAGCTGAATGACAAACTGACCCAGTAAGAACAAGGAGTAAACGATGAAGATCCATCAGACCGACACCATGGTCATCAGCAATGGTAAGGAACGCTCATCCATGAGCATGGTGAGCAATGCTCAGGCGTTCCGTGTTCTGAGTGACAGCCTGTATGAGCACAAGATCGCCAGTATTGTCCGTGAGCTGTCCTCTAACGCGAACGACTCTCATCTCGCAGCCGGTAAGAAGGACACTCCGTTCCGCTACCATCTTCCGAATTCACTGACCAGCACGTTTGGTGTTGAGGACTTCGGTGTCGGTCTTGATGACGAAGGCGTCCGCACGGTCATGTACAGTTACTTCCAGTCCACCAAGGACAACAGTAACCTCGAGACCGGTTGTCTTGGCCTCGGGTCCAAGTCTCCTCTGGCATACACTGATGCGTTCTTCATCACTGCTCGCAAGGATGGGGTTGAGCGTGTCTATACCTCGTACTGGGGAGAAGGCGGCATTCCTGAACTGAACATGGTCCATCAGACACCTACCACCGAGTGTGACGGTGTCAAGATCGAACTACCTGTTCAAGAGGGTGATCGCCGTGAGTTCATTCGCTGTGCATCCTTCATGGCGAATCTGTTCTCTGTGACTCCTGAGTTCGTCGGTGGTGTCCCAAATGACGGCACTATGAATCTCATGAAAGACTTCAGTGCGAAGGTCGAGCAGGGCGGGATGTTTGACTTCAATGCACGGTCCGACGCTATCCCTGTCCTCTATCGCGGTAGCTCCATGTGGGTCGTCATGGGGTCAGTGATCTACCCTACTGTTGTCGACGACATCATGGAATCTCTGGATAAGTCGACTCGTGCGATTGTGCACAACCGCCTCGGTGGTCGCAACACCATCGTCGTGCCGGTTGGGATGGGAGAGGTTGATTTCTCTGCATCACGGGAGAAGCTGTCGCTGACTCCTCGTACGATGGAACGTGTGGCTCAGGCCGTCGAGGCGTTCGCCAAGGAGACTATCTCCCAGACGCAGGAGCTTGTCGATCCGGAGATATCCCCCATCGGGAATGCGTTTCGTGTGGCAAAATTCATCTGTGCTTCAACGGGTCATCAGCTTTCGTCGACTGTCCCAACTGCATGGATGAAAAAGACGTTCATCCCAACTGATGATGGCGAGAAAACCGTTCATGCCATTCTGTATGATAAGATCGGACACACCCACAATGAACTTCTGGGTCGTCTGGGTATGACTCGCTTCACCCCCGTCCGTCGTGGTACATGGCGAGATGGTGCATGGGTCATGACGTCAGACGAGATGGGATCCTACATCGACCATCGTCTGTCTGGTCTCGTGGATGAAGATGGGGAACCAGTCCGCAAGAAGGTTCGTACTGCGTCTCGGGAACTGACACCTGCCGGTCTGTTCAGCTCGGCATCAATCGGATCCATCCGTGTTGGTCCTCTCGCTGACAAACTGTTCGACGTCAACAAGAAGATCGCAGTGTTCTATGCGTCTGGTGCAACAACGAATCATCGGAAGTACATTCGCTCTCATGTCATGGGAGTGAACGGGGACGGTCCTCTCCACATGGCTGCATTGTTCATCTCTCGGCCTAACCTGTCGAGCCGTGTGATCGAATTGATCAAGTCTTTCTTCGGGGAGGAACAGTTTGAGTTCTATGATGTCTCTGTGATTCATGCCGAGGAAAAGGAACTCCGCAGGAAGAAGCGTGAGCATGTCGTCAGTCTGACGGGAGGGAAAGGTGAGTCATCATCCGATACCGTGCGTGGTAGTAACACCAAGGTTCGTGGTAACATTGCGGAGTTCAACATGGTGTTCTCATCTCGCACTGTCGGCATCGGGAACTTTTCGACCTCAACCGTGATCGATACTGCGGAAGAGACGGTATTCTACATCGATCCCGAGAATCCGATGATCAAGGGGTCGAACATTGCAGACACTATGGCGGTGTACCGGTACAACGGTGCCAAGTCACTGGACGCTGTGCGAACGAAACTCATGGGTTCGATTCGAAAAACGTTCGACATAACTCCCAACGCCCTGAGAAAAGACCCGAGCCTGAAATTCTCAGGGAAGCTGATCATGGTCAACAACACCAACCGCAAACGCATCATTGGATCGAATGCCATCGATATCACAGGTCTTCTTGCGACGCGAGAATCAGAAGAACAGGTGATGTCCCTGAAGGGTATGAAGGGTCCATCCTATATCCCATCAGCCAAGGACATTCTAGGGGCACATGCGCCGAAACATCGCTCAATCGGTGATGAAGCTCTGGTGACCCTCATGAACTGCATCAGGGACAGGATCACCGACTGCATATGGGAACTGGCGAATGTCAAATTCATCAGCGAGAATGAGTCTATCCCGTGGTATCGCAGAGACGGTGTGAAGTCTCCAGAGTTCCACAATGTCCATCTTCACTATGAGGATGGCATCGACGATGCAGAATGGCACAACCGGTTGGCGTCCATGATCTTCGAACGGTACCCAATGGCATATGAGATCATCCTGTCGGGGAGTGAAATCGGTGAAGAAACCATCAAGGACTATGTCGAAATGGTTGACGCCTACGAACGCATGAGCGATAATGAATCCAACAAAGGAGAGTAACATGAACAAGACAGAAGCAGATTATGCAGCCCAGATCCTGACGACTCCCAATGAGTTCTTCGCGTATGCGATGTCGAAGCTCGCAGAAGGGATTCCGAAGGCCGTCATCGCTCGAATCCTCATGGTCTCGCCCCGTACCGTGGGTCGAATGGTTGAGCGAGTCGAATCAATCGTTGGTACCGGCGCACTGGTAAGTGTCGAGGACTTCAAGAAAGCCCATACGGCCATGAAGTCGAAGTTCGATAGCGGATGGACTCCGTGGAATCTCCTCAGTGAGAAGATCGGTCGCGAGGGATACAAAGTCAAATGGACCAAGTCCGATCCGTCAGAGACTGTTGAGGAGCCGCTCTGGACCAAGGCCGAGCCGTTATCGGAAGAAGAGTCTCTTCCGGTTGAAAAGGTGACCGAGGATACCACCGAAGAGGACGCCACGTACACATTCGTACTGACGTCTCGCTCACTGGTCATCACTCGTCATCCCGATGGCACTGAACGCCCTGAGAGCATCACGATTCTTCCAAGTGATAAGGCGTTCCAAGACGCATGTGCGGAACTGATGATCATCGCCACCATGGGTGAGGATCCTGAAGCCGAGCAGCGAGAACTGAAGGCACTGTTCAAGAAGCACTCCAAGGTGGAACGCCTCAAGGAGATCAATCTGGGTAAGGTCCATGTCGACTTCGAAAAAGGCGTGGTCATGGTCAAGCTGTCTGATGGCAGCACAGTACCGGCATCCGGTGGGGTTGTGACTCGCATCCTCGAAGAGGAAGGGGACCGACTGGTCAAGTTCCTCGACAATCTGTACGAGAATCCGTCATACACCGCCATCACTGGCCTGTTCGACTTCCTCGAGGCAACAGACATCCAGATCGACGATGAAGGGTATGTGATTGCGATGAAGGTCATCACCCATGACTATCTCGACAAGCACACACGGACGATGGACAACTCCGTAGGGACGACAGTGAAGATGGATCGCCGTCTGGTCGATGACAATCCGGATTCACTGTGCAGTTCCGGCCTACATGCATGCAGTGAGTCATACATCGAAGGGTTCCGCAGTGGTAATGATCGACTCGTCAAGGTCCGGATTCACCCCAAGGACTTCGTCTCTGTCCCGAAGGCTTACACCCGAACCGTCGAGGGCGGAAGTGTGGCATCAAAGGCCCGCGTGTGTGAGTATGTGGTGATCGAAGAAGTCAAAGATTGATGTCAATTTGGCAGTTGACATGTGCACAATATGTGGTATGATGTGTGCCTATGGGGGACTAAATAGTCCCCCATTTTGAGAAAGACATAGCAAAGTTATCCCAACAGGAGAAGTCATGACAGCACCGATCAAAGTCACCAAGCGTAGCGGCAAGACAGCAGAACTCGACATCGAGCGTATCCACAAGGTAGTCGAATGGGCATGTGAGGGGATCACCGGTGTTTCCATCTCCGACATCGTCCTCTCAGCCAAACTGAAGTTTTACAACCGTATTCCCACCCGTGAGATTCATTCATCCCTGATCGACACTGCAGAAGAACTCACCACTGTCGACACACCCAACTATGACAAGGTCGCCGCCCGCCTCTATGGCTTCGATCTCCGCAAGCGAGTGTATGGCTCATTTGAGGCACCTGAACGTTACAGCAAGCTGTTCACTTCTCTGATCAAGAAGGGTCTCTATACCAAAGAGTTCGGTGACATCCCGAAGGCATTCATCGACCGCCTGTGGGACAAACATGTCAAACAGGATAACGAGTATGAGATCCCGTGTTATGGTCTCAAGCAGCTCGAGAAGAAGTACTGTGTGACCAGCCGCACCACAGGAAAGGTACACGAGACGCCCTCAATGGTGTACTTCCGTGCAGCACTGGTTGGGGCCATGCAGCGACATGTGAAGATGGATTACATGTCTGAGGAGTATCTGAATGCCGTCGAGACGACTTTCAAAGTTTACCTCGACCAGTTCGCAAACGACGCAGAGAACAGTCTTCCGTCCCCGATCATGAACGGTGTCGGTACTCCTCTCCGTCAGTACTCCAGCTGTACTGGTATCGATGTGGGTGACTCCATCCCCTCGATCAATGCGGGGTCTGCGTCCATCGTGACATACGTGACCCAGCGTGCAGGAATCGGTGCAAACGTGGGGCGGATTCGTGCAATCGGTGAGGACGTTCGTGGTGGGGAGGTTCGCCACACTGGTCTGGTGCCGTTCATCAAGAAGCTTCAGGGTGATGTTCACTGTGTCTCTCAGGGCGGATACCGCAAGTCAGCCGCAACGATGTTCTTCCCAATCTGGCACTTCGAGTTCCCCGAACTGGTCGTGCTGAAGGACAACACGCTGGTTGAAGAGACCACGGCTCGCCATCTGGACTATGGCATCACGATCAACGGGTACTTCTATGAGAAGCTCCTGAGAGGAGAGGACATCACACTGATCTCTCCGCATCATGAGAATCATCGTCTGTATGAGGCATTCGCACTCGGTAAAGACGAGTTCGCCGAAGTGTACGAAGAGATGATTGCCAATCCGAAGTACCGCACCCGTCGCTACAGTGCTGCTGAGATCTTCACCCAGATGTTCCTGATGCAGCGCAAGGAAACCGGTCGGATCTACTTCGTAAACATTGACCATGCGAATGCTCATGGTGCGTTCGATCCGACAAAGGCTCCGGTTCACTTCAGTAACCTCTGTGTGGCCCCTGAGACGCTGATCCTGACTGACCAAGGGTATCAGGTCATCTCGGAGCTGGAAGGGCAGGAAGTGGCCGTATGGAACGGTGAGGAGTTCTCCAAGACCACGGTTCAGAAGACCGGTAAGAACCAGAAGCTGATCACGGTCAAGACTGACAGCGGACAGGAGCTGACGTGTACCGAGTACCACAAGTTCTACCTGAAGGATGGACGTAAGAAGAAGCCGAAGGAAGTTCGAGCTGCTGAACTGAAGGAAGGTGATATCCTCATCCCATTCGAACTGCCCCTCATCGAGGGATATGAGATGATAGAGACACCGTTCGAGAAAGGAAGATCACTGACTGACATCCCGACCGTTCGAGCCAGCAAAGAAGATCGCATCGATTGGTTGAATGGTGCATTCGTCGAAGCTGGTGAGATCGTAGAAGGTGATGCCCATTACGCGATGCCCCGTGAGATCGCGACAGAAGTACAGCTGATGATCCAGACGCTTGGTATTCATAGTCGTCTGACCGAATCCGGCCTGATGGTCGAGGGAAGAGAGTTTAAAGAACTCGTTGATCTCGGCGCGAATCCGAAAACTGGATTGATCACCAAGGCTCTGACTCCGGTCAAAGTCACCGAGGTGGTCGACAACGGTCGGACTGATGACACTTACTGCTTCACCGAAGAGAAGCGCCACATGGGTATGTTCAACGGGCTGCTGACTGGTCAGTGTTTGGAGATCCTGCTTCCGGCATCCCCGATGCAGTTCTTCAATGATCCGTCTGGTGAGATCTTCCTGTGTACTCTGGCCAACATCAACATGGGCACTGTGAAGATTGAGGATCTCCAGCGGGTGTGTTACAACACCGTCCGCTATCTGGATGACCTGCTGGACTATCAGGACTATCCGACTGAATCTGCACGATTCTGGGCGACCAAGCGACGTGCACTCGGCATTGGTATCAACAACTATGCGTACTGGCTGGCTCGTCAGAGTCTCAAGTACGGGGAGAAAGAAGCCCTCGAGAAGACCCATGAGTACATGGAGGCGATGCAGTACTGGTTGATTGATGCATCTGCAGAGATCGCCAAGGAGAAAGGACGTTGTGAGCTGTTCGATGATACCAAGTATTCACAGGGCATCCTCCCCTGCGACGCTGGGGCATACAAGGAAGATGTTGATACCCTTGGTGACTTCGAACTGAAGATGGACTGGGAAGCACTTCGTGAGAAGGTCAAGGAGCACGGTATGCGCAACTCTACCCTGAGTGCCATTCCGCCGTCCGAGACTTCCTCTCAGGTGATCAAACATGGTGCCACGAACAGTGTAGAACAGGCCCGAGCATTGATCACCCGTCGCTCCAACAAGGATATCTCCGGCAAGACGATGGTGCCTGAACTGACGCGACTCAAGAACAAGTATGACCTGCTGTGGGACCATGCATCCCCCGAGGGTTATCTGTTCACCATCGCGGTGATCCAGAAGTGGGTCGATCAGTCAATCAGTGCCAACTTCTCTTACAATCCGCGACTCTGGGAGAATGGTGACATCCCGATGAGTCAGATGGTTCGAGATCTCCTGATGGCGTACAAGTATGGCCTAAAGACCGGCTACTACCACAACACCAACAAGGAATCCGGCATCTCCGAGGACGAGGCTCAGGAGAATCCGGATGACGCAATGGGCTGCGAAGGTGGCGGCTGTGACGTGTAATAACTAGACCAGCATTGACAACGACGTAAGTTTTGGGAGGGGCCATCGGTCCCTCCTTTCTTCTGTAACGACCAAGGAAACGATTTAAATGAAACTCAAAACATTCCCTACCCAGACCAAATCACACACAGAAAAAGAGATGTTCTTCGATGACGGCGTGGATGTTGCACGCTATGATGTTGTGAAGTATCCGGTATTCTCCCGCCTCTCCAAGGAGCAGTTCGGCTTCACATGGGGGCCGGAAGAGATCTCACTGGCAGCGGATGTTGTCAACTTCCGAAAGTTCGATGCGGCAAAGGAACACATCTTCACTGCAAACCTCAAGCGCCAAATCCTGCTGGATTCCATCCAAGGTCGTGGCCCTCTGGAAGCCCTGCTCCCGATCTGCTCACTCCCTGAGCTTGAGAACTGGTTCATTCGCTGGTCTGCTTCCGAGGTTGTTCACAGTGAGACCTATGTGTACATGATCCGTGCATTGTACACAAACCCGAGTTACGTTTTCGACAACCTGAGGTCCATCCCCGAGATTGAGGAGTGTGCAGCCTCCATCACCCCGTACTACGACAATCTGATTCACTTCGATGGTGAATATGGCAGCAAGGCTCACCGCAAGGCATTGTGGATGTGTCTGAATGCCATCAACGCACTCGAGGCGGTTCGATTCTATGTCTCATTCGCATGCACCTATGCGTTCGGGAAGGCGGGTCTTCTGACTGGTTGTGCGGACGAGATCCGCCTGATCAATCAGGATGAAGATCTTCACCGTAAGGGCACCACCGAGATGATCAAGCATCTCCTCAAGGAGAACCCGATCTACACCGAGATCCGTGATGAGTGTGAAGAAGAAGTCACCCAGATGTTCGTTGATGTGATTGAACAGGAATGTGCATGGGCTGACTATCTGTTCAAGGAAGGCTCCATGCTGGGCTTGACAGCTCCGCTACTGAAGGAGTATGTTCGCTGGGTAGGAACCAAGCGTATGCGTGGTGTTGGTCTGAAGTCCCCGTACAAGATCAGCCAGCACAATCCTCTGCCTTGGGTTGATGAGTACGTCAACGAGGCGAACTCCCAGAAGTCCCCTCAGGAAGAAGGACTGACTTCATACGAGAAAGGCCGTGTCGTGCAGGACTTCGACACCAGCAACTTTGCAGATTTTTCACTCTAAGGAGAAGCATATGAAATTCGTGATCTATGGTCGTACTGTCCCCAACTGCATCTACTGTGACAAGGCGAAAGAAACTCTCGATTCGATCCAGTATGCAGAATACACATTCATCGACGTGACTGCTGATCCTCGACTGTTGGACTGGTTCAAGGAAGTCGATACTCGTCATACAACATTCCCTCAGGTCTATGTCGAAGATGAGAAGACCGGCACCCTCCGATATGTGGGTGGGTACACCGAGCTGAGTGGTTTCCTCGAAGAGAACCGAGCGGCTATGGCGGAAGCGGCCATGTCAGCCATCCCAGACGGGTTCACCCTGTAAGACATTCAATCCCTCGACTTGACGGTCGGGGGATTTTTGTTTATAGTGTGCGAAACAAACTGATAGGAGACATCATGACAAAGTCAAAATCCCCCATCGCCGTTCGGGACTTGCTGTCCCCAGTGGCACACAAGAAACTGCGAGCAACGATGAGTTCTGCAGACCGCAAGGAGTTGGAAGGATTCTTTCATCGCGCACAGTTGATGAAAGGCCGTATGGTGGGATTCTCACTCGTACCTCTCATGCTGCCGAGACGGCACCTGCAGACAGTCGCTCCCATCAGTGGGGAGGTTGAGGACAGGATCACGACCGGTCACTACAGCATCGATACACACATTCGCTCGACTGACATCGCGTCCGGCGTCATCCCCTCGGTCAAAACGCTCCTTGGTCCACTCAAGGATGAGGTCTTGATGCCCGAGGACGGATTCATTGATACCTCCAATCTGAGCGGTGTGGGTCAGGGTGATCCGATGGTGTGCATCAGTGAGAAGTCATTCATGAATGCGGTAAGTTGGATGACAGAGCACTACTCCCTAGTCGATTCGATTGAGGACTGCCGGTTGGTCATGATCGATGACATTTCGTCTATGGGCCTCACCAGCCGTCCGTATGAATTCTTGGCGATGATGGGGTTCTTTCCGATTGGAGGAGTCACATCCCAATACTACCTGTTTGACGGCGTGGAATACCATAACTCGTGCGTCCGGAACGGTAATGTCCCAATGACGTCATCGAAAGACCCTTACGCGTTTCTGGATGCAGATGATCCTTGGAACCAGCTCAAATCCGCGAAGATGTTTGGACATCTCAACTGCTGGAACGGGGTACTCACTCTCGACCTTCCAGTGTTCTTCTTGGTCCCCAAAGATCTGTATGACTGGGATGAGGATGAACTGACTGGACAGATCATGGAATCGATGCTGAATGTCCCTGCTCGGGCTGCGGTGGATAGAATTGCTTCCAAGACTGCCTATGAGTTGACTCACAATATCAAGTCCATCCTCGATAAGAAGAATGAGCCTGTACTGAACGCATTAGCACGGGAGATTCGTGACCTCGATATGAAATTGAGTGCGTTGAAGTTCACTCTGGAGCGAGTTCAGGAATCCATCAATGATGAACTGAGTGAATTGACAGACGTCGACGTCAAAGTTGCACAGGCGGATGCACTGCTCGCGGTGGAGGAGGAATCCTTAGACTTCATGACGCCGTTTCATACTCGTTACCTTCTGGCAAAGGCGGCATCGCTGGAGGCTCCGAACTATGAGCACTCACTGATCAAACTCAACTACACCATCAATGGGAATTCCTCAAATGACTAACGGAAGATATGTGCGTTCGGTGATTCTCTTCATCGTGGACGAAATTCTCAAGGCACCTGAGATGTCGGTGTATTCGAAGAAGAAGCGCATCCACGACGCACTGATGAGCCATGATGTCATTGAGCGGAATGACGACGGAACTCCTATCGTTGAACTTGGTGATGTTGAATTAACGAAAGAATGGGTAGAGAGCATCATTGCGTTGAGCACACTGGAATAAGTAGTACCCAGACTAGGAGGAGACGCGTCCGATGACAGCAAAGAAACAACACCAAGAGGCGCTAGGTAAGGGATACCTAGTAATCCCGAAAGACCCAAAGGCAGCGAGAGTCTTGGATGACAGACGCCGCTATGTGAGAGGAGGAGCATTGATCTTCTATGGCGACATGGAGAAGATCAGGCAGCTGTGTGAGATCAGATATGATTCATGGGTGGCCCCCTCCAATATGCCCCAGACGAAGGACGGCATAGATGGGGAGACCATTCACATCGATTCTGGTTTGAGTCGTGCAATCTCAACGACCGTCCGCCTTAGCACCTACGAACTCTACATCGAGTCCAAGACTGAGCAACACGTCGTCCTGACGCATGCTCCCGTTCTCGGGTTCGTTGAGGTGTCGAAGAAAGTGACTGATTTCCTGAAGGAGAAGACAATCACCACCGATTGTGACTTCGGCCAGACACTAGTTGAGTGGTGGGAGTTCTGGAAGTCTCCGGTTTGTATGGCCCGTGACAGGACATACATCGGGAAGACTTCAATTGAAAAGCAGGCGAGATACAAGCGACATGAGGTAGACTGGTTCAATATCGACAATCCACTTGAATTCAATTCTGCGATCTGTCGGCTTTGGACTGAGCCTCGTCTGGACGATGGAACATCTCAGAGAGCAGCATGACGAACGGGGGTTGACATCAGTCAGCCCCCGTTTTATATTGTTCATACAGAAAGGAGAAACACATGGCATACTATAGCTGGAAAGAACTCAGAGACGTGTTAATGTCTTGTGGTAAATTGGATCAATTTGGTGAACCAATCGACAAAGATGCCCACGGAGACTTACTCGAGTGCGATTATGATGGAAACATCCATGAGATCGCAGCGGATACCATCCGTGGACTCGTCGAAGAGAACAAGGAACTCAAGGCCAAACTCACTCAGGAACAATCAAAATGACAACCTGTATCGTTGATTTCGACACGAAGACTATATACACCGATGACCTTCAGACTCGGTACCATAAGGAGGTAACGACCTCCTCATTTGGATTCAAGAAGGTGAGTCGTGATGTCGGCCTTGGGTTCGCCCCCACCGAGAAGATCCGAATGACAGCCAATGGGTGCACTGTCGTCGCTGCTGGGTGCGCCACCACTCTCGACGAGTTCGCCCGAGGGTATCCCAACAAGATACCCAAAGCACCCAAATCAAACACCACCATCCTCGTCTGTCAGGTTGTTGGTGACACGTTCAGAGTGATTTCATACCAAAGTCGCGTCGGAGTATTCCGCAACCGCTGGGAGATCGACGTGATCAGCCCCCTGAAACGCCATATCGCAATTGGCTCTGGATCTGAGTATGCTGCTGGTGCACTGGCTGCTGGTGCAACTCCTGAGAACGCCATCATCGCAGCCAGTAAGCTTGATCACTATACCAGTGCGAACGTGACAGGTTACAAAGTCGTTGATCCACGGACAGTGTGATGTGGAAGAGAATCAAGGCATTCCTGAAACGCCGTAAGGACAGGAACCAGAAGGCCCGATTTCGCGGTAAGGTCGGGCCTTCTGGTGATGTGACGTTCAATGGTGGTGGTCTCAATATCACCAAGTCTGACATAGAAGAAATCAAGAGACTCAGGAGGGAGTCCATCGATGAAAGATAAGATGAAATTGGCGTACATGAAGACGGCAGAGGTGTTCGCAGAATGCTCTCCTGCGGTTCGTCTTCAAGTGGGCGCAGTACTGGTCAAGAACAATCGAATCATCTCATGTGGATATAATGCACTCCCAGCTCATCTGGATGGTTCATGTGAAATCGAGAATGAGGATGGGTCACTGACGACCCGACATGAGGTGATCCATGCCGAGGACAACACCCTGCGAGGATTGATTCAATCCAATGAATCATCACAGGGTTCAATCATCTTTATCACCCATGCCCCATGTGAGAATTGTGCCAGTCTGATTGTCCAAAGTGGCATCATCAAGGTTTTCTACCGCCATATCTACCGATGTGACCGAGGGCTTGAATACCTCAGACAGTATGGCATCGAAGTCGAAAAAATCTGAAGAAAGTGGTTGCAAGTTTGGTAAGTCGGCGGTAGAATGATCACATCAACTCAAAGAGGAGACGCAATGAACATCAAACGACTACAGGGCATCCTGTCCACACTGGATGCTGTCGGGATCGGATCTCTGATCTTCGCCCCAGAGGGGGACGGGTGCCGCATCCGTGGCATCGACAAGGATCATCAGGTTCTGATCTTCCACTATCTGGATGAACCTCTCGTCGAGAAACCGATGGCTATCCAGACTGTCAAAGGTCTGCTGACTCGTCTGAATCTCTTCGATATCGACAAGGCGTCTGTCAATATCGAGTATAATGACAAGATGGCCACCTCGCTGCAGATCAAGATGGGCCGCAAGAAAGCGGGATTCACATTCGTCCGTCCGGAGTCACTGCCGGTCCCTCAGGTGATCCCGATGTCGGAAGAGACGATTGATCCGATTCTTCTCTCCGAGGAGTACGTAGAGCACCTGTCGTCTGTCATCTCTGCCATGGCATATACGGGTGACAAGAAGGAACGTTACCTCAGTATCGAGGTCAACGATGATCGAGAATGCACTCTGAGTGTGTTTGACGGTGAGGATGATTCCTATGTGGATGAGATCCTCAATGCGGGGTCTCATGAACCGATTCGTTGCAGCTGGGATGTCCCAGCCTTCAATCTGGTCATGAAGAACTCCATGAAGATGGATGAAGAGAAGATCGCCCGACTGACTATCTCTGAGTATGGAGTGGCCACTTTCTCTCTGGGTGACATGGTCGCGATGGTCTCACCTCTCTCAACATCGTAAGAAACTTTCGAAAGAAAGTGTTGTAAATAGGCCACCATCATTGTAGAATGCTCTGGTGGTCAACGAAGCAAAAACCACACTGAAATCAGTAACTACCAATCGAAACTCGAGGATTAAACGATTATGAACAAACTGGCTGCCATGCGTAACAACGTGAAGAAGAACCTGCGCGAAGACATCGAAGCTGCAAACAAGAAAGGCAAGCGCAAGGATCCGAACGCTCTGAACTACTACGATCTGAAGGACGGTGAGAAAATGACCGTGCTGTTCGTAGCCTCTGAGCAAACCGGTGATATCTGGTTCCGTCACGGTCTTCATGGTAAGGGTCTGCGCGGTATTGATCGCGTTCGCTGCCCGCGTATCGAGTCAGGCGGTACCGACAACTGCCCGATCTGTGAATACGGCTTCGCTCTGAATGCGGAGTACAAGGAAGGTGGCTCCAAGGATCCGGTCCTGCGTGAGCGTTATCGTACCTTCCTCGGTAAGGACCAGACTGCGATGCAGTGTGTGGTCATGGAATCCCCGATGGAGATCAGCCAGTCTCCGGACGGCAATCAGGTGAAGATGTTCATCGCCCCCAAGGGTATTGTTGATCAGATCACCAACCAGATCGTCGAGGGTCAGCTGGATGAGGATGACATCGTCACCACTCCCTTCACCATCAAGAAGACCAACAACGGCGGCGGTTTCCCGAAGTATGACGACAGCTTCTTCGCCCGCAAGCCCATCGCCGATGCTGATCTGGAAGCGTTCGACGACAAAGTCATCGAGACTTGGGACTTCCGTGCTGAAGGCACTCCGGAGATCCCGAAGCAGCTGGACGAAGAAGGTCTGAAGGAATGGTTGGAAAAGGCGATTCGTATCTATGACGAATCTCTGGCCGCAGATGCACAGAAAGGCGGCAACGGTGGTGGTAACGGTGGTGGTCAGTCCGCCCCCGACACCAATAACCTGAAGTCCAAGGTCGGTGGTGGTCTGGCAGCTCGCAAGGCCGCGATGGACAACAACGCCAAGACCCAAGTCGCTGATAACCAGAAGCCTGATCTGGATCACTCTCTGGACGATCAGGTTCCTGACTTCAGCAAGGAAGAGGCCAAAGAGGAGCCGAAGAAAGAGGAATCCGGTTCCGGTGGCATCCGTTCCCGCCTCAGCTCCCTCCGTCGTTAATCTCTGATATAGTTCAGAACAAGGGCCACTGCAATGGTGGCCCTTCCCACATAAAAAAGGAACCAACATGAACCAACAGACCACCCCAACAACTCGTGAGAGCGAGTTCACTACCTTCCGACATTATCGGTCCCCTCGGGCTGATATCGCATCACTGACAGTCTGCGTTCGACGCTTTGGTGAGAACCCCACTCACATGTCAGTCTCATGGTCCATCTGCTCACCGAAGGATCAGTTCTCTCGCAAGGTCGGTCGTGAACTTGCGTTGGATCGAATGAGCAAGGGTCAGTGCGTCATCCACAAGATCAATCCGAAACGGTCGATGGCACTCAACACCATCGATGCTCTTTACGACGGGGAGGTGTCAATTGTCGTCCGGAGTCAGAGTGCAGGTGTCGCCCAAGCCATGCAAGGTGTCCACACCCTGCTGGTCGAGGGGTTCCGTGAGCAGGCTATTCAGGCTCTGGAAAACGTGGCATTCATTGAAGCAGCCCTCCACCATGAAGATGGTGAACCCGTTCCATCTGGCTCGGATGCTTCGATTCTGGATAATGTTCTCGCTCGCGTGGTGGCAAATGAACTATCCCACCGAGGGATCGAAGCGGCCAAGCTGATTGGTGCAGTCTGATCCACATTGTGTGATAAATAAGCCTCTTCTCCGGAAGGGGCTTTCTTGTGTCTGAACTCCCATAAATAAATCAAATGGGAGAACCATATCATGGCCAGAAAATACCAACAGGGGATATACGAACCCGTCAATAAAGAGAAGTACACCGGCACCAAGAATCCGACATATCGATCCAGTTATGAGTTGGAAGTCTTCAAATTCTTTGATCGTAGTCCATATGTGATCAAGTGGAGTTCGGAGTTGGTGGTGGTACCTTATTTCGATCCAGTCAAACAAAAGAAGCGCAGATATATCACTGATGTGTATGTGGAGTATCGAGACAAACAAGGCAACAAACACATTGAGTTGATTGAGATCAAACCATCATCACAGTGTAAGCCACCTGTTAAAGGGAAGAGGCAGTCGAAACATACCTATGAGGAAGCAATGTTGACATATATGACCAACACTGCAAAATGGGAACACGCTGCCGAATATGCACGACAGCGTGGGTGGAAGTTCCGTATACTAACGGAGAATCAAATTTTCAGAGGATGATCACTGAAGTGAAATGAAGTCATCGATAATGAAGTAATCAACATTCTCGAATGTCAATGAGGCTGTGATAGTTGATTCCATATCATCACCAACATCCAGCTCGGAGAATGACAGTTCGGTAATCACACAGTTGACCAACATGTAACTATCGGTGACTTCCCTCTGAGAATTGAATCGATCAATCCTCACCGAGAACATGTACTCAGAATCATACCCATCGATCTCACTCTGGGACATGTCTACCTTCTTCAACTGGCGGAAGATCTGCGTATGTAGCAGTCGTGAAGTCAGTCCCTCCGAATCATCCTTGAACGTCATCGTGATGGGCGCAAAGCGGGCCTGTGCGGTTGACTGATATCTGGCTCCTCTCTTGCTCACGTCGGTCGTCTCAAACGTCACAGTGGGCCTCTCTGTTCGAATGAGCTGCTTCGCCAAGAAGTTACTGACGTTATCAGGGAACCTCAGGAACGTCGCATAGAACTCATCAGACTGACGAGTCGTGTTTGCTCGATTGAGCATGACTGCCGTGGTGAGTGGTTTAATCGGGGATGTCATCGAAGTTCGCTCCTTCTGGGATGATGATTTCTTCTAACATGTCAAGTGATTCTGTGCTGTCATCGAAGATCCTCATTCGGATCCTTTCAATTATACCGGAAGAGAGATCAACCGGATAACTGAGACGAACGGGGAGTGAGAAGTTCAATGTCTGTTCAACAACTCTTTGATCCGTCCCAAGGGGATATGACACTTCATTGTTGATTCCCTCCAGTGTGATATCCGAGATGTAATCCTGATTGAATACGCTGTTATCAGTCTGGATTGATACTCGGGGATTGAACACCAGTAGGATTTGCTCAAGGATTGAAAACAACTCGGTGTTTGAGCTGGCATATATGGACACTGAGACATTCATGATGAATGCCGGACCCATCGCTCTGCTATATGAGGCATGTGTTCCATCTGCTGTCTTATATGACACTTCGTCCACGTGATAGACATTCCGCTTCGCCTCCTGATCAATCTCAAGTGAATCGAGATTGAATGCCATCATCGGAACTCTTCGGTTACTCAGGAAGTCTCTGTCGTTCAGTAGTTGTGCCACTACACGAGACATGCTACCGTATACCACGGGGACTCTGCGGGTCTTGACCGTTTCATCGCCATCCCGCTTCACTCCATCCCTCACCTGAAATCCCGAAAGGACTCTGGCGAACTGGGACAGGAATCGTTCGAACTGTGCACCATAGCGGTACGGATATAGGTTGCTCATTGATTGAATCCTCTCTGTTTGTTCACTATTTACCTCGGGCACTAAATACAGTCAAACCAAGGAGCCATCATGAAATCATTCGAAGACCTCATCGAGGAGGCAAGATCATTCGGTATGTCTTCTCATCTGGACGTCACCGAACTCCGCATCATGTACTATGGGCGTCTGGATATGTATGTCGCCTTCACTGATGACGGAGAACTCTCATTCTCCCCTGATGACGGAGAACTGGATCGCCCCGATGGTCTGATCGCATACGATGTCAGAGATGTTGTGGGGAAGAAAGTCAGATCTGGCATGTTCTATGCCAACGTTGTCCGACTGTCACCGAACGCAGGAAAGCAGGTCAAGGACGTCAAGCATTACTCCAGCGATGACCTGAGGAGAGACATTGGGGAGATCCGAAAGATCGACACCATCGAGCCTGAGATGGTTGACATGATCATCGAATCCATCATGTCGGACTCTTCCATGACATCTCCCTTTGCCATCTTCTGGCGTATCACCGAGTATCTGGCCAAGCTGGTAAGTCTACCGGCCTACAGTTCTGTCTGGGCATCGATCCTGTCTGACCTTGGCTATGCCTCATTCTCTGATCCATCTCGGACAGGGATGATCAACGGGAAGAAGGTACCTGTCACCCTCTATATCCAGCAGGACGACATCGAACCGGTTGATATTCTCCCTATCCAAGGAGAAAGATCAGATCCAAGAAAGCGAATCAGAGACAAGGTAGAGCGAGACAGGCGACTGATGAGAAACGCCAGAAACAGGATCGCAAAGAAGATCCCGTTAATCCGTAGGAGCCTATAATGAAGCAGAGAAACAAGATTGGATTGTACGGGCCGAAGACTCGTTCATTCCAGAGGAAGGTCACCAAGGAGATGTTTGGATTGTCATTCAAGACTGCCAACGTCTATGCATATCTGGGTGACCGCAGTAACGAGAACCCTGACATCGATGACATCGGGTCCACCGTGTTCTATGAAGTCCCTGACCGTGCATACGCAGACACACCCGTCAATATCAACATCGGGATGGATTCTCTCCCAGAGAGTGCACTTGACTTCTCGAGGTTCGGTCTGATCAATCCGATGCAGGGAGAACAGACATTCCGTGTCCACATGGATGACTTCAAATGCCTCGGGAGAGACATGGTGGTTGGGGATGTCTTCGAGATTCCTTTCTTTGAGCGAGACTGCAAGAAATCATTCTGGGAAGTGACAGACGTCGATGACAAACCTTCATACGAGAAGTTTTACTTTGTCATCCATGCTGTTCCCCTCGGTGATGCACGCACAACTCGTGAGATCCCGATCAACCGTTCCAACAGTGACACACTGAGTGACATCATGGTCATGGCAGACGAAGATCAGGAAGCAGCAGTGCCTTTCGCAGGACTGGATGAATCCATCATCGATGATGAGTTTGTTCCCCCTGAGGAGCCTGTTGACTCCCGCAACGAATGGCAGTCCTCTTTCTTGGACAATCCTGATATGCCCTTCACTTTCGACAAAGAGGACTAACCAATGCAATTCGAGCAATTCAAAGAAGAAATCGTCACCATGCTGGGTGACAACATGGTGGAGGTCGAGCTGTCAGACAATGACATTCATCTTGCCTTCCAGAGAGCAAAACGAACCTACAAGCAGAAGGGTCCGGACAACAGCAGAAAGGTGTTTTACTGTCTCTCTGCCAGCAAGGAGACCACGACGTTCATGATCCCTCGGGAGATTGACACGATTATCAAGATCATCCGTCCATCCATCAACACATTCGGTCTGGGCGGGTATGGATTCAATGATGGACTCGGTGAGCGATACGGCGCTGGGTTCTATGATCTGTTCGCAGACGGGGACATGTTGTCATATGAACTCCTCCTCGGGAAGATGGAATCATGGCGCAGGCTGATGAACTTCGACGTCAGCTTCCAGCACGACAAACACCGGTCGACACTGAAGGTTAACCAGAAACCCTATGTGGACGAGAAGTGGTTCATCGAGTGCTATGCATCTCTGACGGATGATGAGTACCGCGAGATGATCTGGATCCAAGACTGGGCACTGGCAGAGGCCAAGATCATCCTTGGTACTGCATACCGGAAGTTCAGTGGCATCCCAGACCCCACAGGAAGCTCTGTGAGCCTCGGTGGTGACCAACTGATAGCTGAGGCCCAACAGGAGAAAGAACGCCTCCTAGAGGACATCCTGAACGGCGTGAGTGGTGATGTGGATTACTACGGTGTGTACATCGGCTGATAGTTCATCAGCACAAAGAAAGGGGAGCCATATGGCTCCCCTTTTCATTTCTCTTCCTCGGCAAACCGGTCAAGTTCACATGTCAATCGAAAGAACAGTGAGACATGAACAACGGCTATCCCCCAGATCAACAATCCAATCTGAAGGTTGACCGCAAATGGACTCCCGAGTGCAAGGATTACCAAGATCATACCGATCCAGTTGGCATAGTACTGAACTGACGTCCAGAACAGGTGACGCTCGCTGGTATCGAAGGGCTGGTGATCCTCACTCACGACATAGGCCGCACCTATGTGATTGAGAGCCAAAGCAATCAGGCTGGAGAATCCAATGAAGAACAACACGTCATATATCAGGGGACTCTCGGTCAGGACCATGGCCACAACATCAAGGAAGGTGCCTGCAGTCAGGTAACTCCCCATATCCTCCCCATGGATCTTACGAGAGACCCCCTCAAGTGGTTTCAAGAGGGGGAAGGTGTTCATAGGCGGAAGGTGTTTCCTTTGTGGGAACAAACAGAGTTGATGAGAGACCGTCCGATAACGGCTTCAGCCACCCCACCGACAAGTGAACTCAGGATAAACATGAATCCGATATCTGGGACGAACATGCTTATGATACCGACTGCAACATTCAATGCTCCAATCGCGACCAGCACCATACCGATGATGATCCAGATGTCCCACTTCGATCCACCCTGCGGAACCTTGAGTGCTCTGGCGAATGCACCCGCCCCGTACTGACGCTCAAACACTGGGATGGCGAGGGCAGCAACACAGGCGAACACCATCCCGATCAACATGGGGATGGTGGATGCGTCAATCCCCATCATGATGACCATCGGGAGAAGGAGGACCATGGGCATGAACCCGATGATATGGGGCGGGATCAGAGGCATACGGCGGGCAATATTGTCAATGATAGACATTTCAGTTTCCTTTTTTGAGAGTTTTGATTCGATTGCTGATTTTTGTCCATGCTTCAATGGCAGGGACGACATGAGAAGTATTCTTGATCGCGACCAGAAGGATAGCAACTGCGAACAACGCATTCCCACCTGTGGTCAGGATCCCTAGTGTGATCCATCCGAGCAGGAAAGTAAAGACCATGCTGATCATAACCTTTGCCGTCAAGATACGACGGAGTTCTGTCAGGGAATCAAGGTCGTTCCAGTTTCGCTCCATACCTGAAGTGACTTCCCGCTTGAATTCCGGCACGTCACGATGTGCATTGATCGCCTCGGCTAGAACGACAATGAGGAAGAGGAACAACGCGATGGGATGAGAACCCGCGAGAAGCCCCAACATGACCCATCCCAGAAAGTACGGAAAGGGCTTTTCCTCTTCGAGTGAGTTGAGCCAGTCTAGTGCGCTTACTACAGTTTTCATGCTATTCTCCTTTTGGTTATAAGTCGTCGATGGCGATTCGAAGTGTCAGTTCTTCCCATAAGCGCCGACGATCATCTTCACCGAAGAAGATGACGAGTGGGTCTCTGTCAGTCACACGCAGCTCCTTGATGATGTCACATCCGGTTTCAGGAAGAATCCCCATGTCCAAACAGAAAATAATCCTCTCGTTTTTCTCCCGTTCATACACCTCGATTACCACCATTAGGCTCGGGATCGGGAGGTTCATCTCCAGCGTTGAGTCTATGAACACACAGATCGGTACGGCGTCTTCTAGGTGCCCCCAGAACACCTCCGCCCCATCCAGTATGTGCTCGGATATGATGTCCAATGTATCCGAACGCCCCTCCATTCCGGCGCGGTTCTTCCCCGCACTACTCACCCACGCATCGAGGCGACGAGTGAATGCATCTCTCACGGGTTGGGAGTCTCTGAAGCTCTTGTACGTCCCCCCAAACTTCTTACCCAACCAATCGTTGACTCCCATTTGGAGTGAATACTGCGGTGTGATAAGTTCCATGGTGGCCTCACAGAGTGTCAAGTGCGATATGTTGAAGGAGGTTGTTGTGGATCTGTCGGGCATCATTCTCCCCGAGGAGAAACAGGATCCCAGACTCGAAGTCTTTCGTGGTGAACCGGTCAATGACACGCCTGACGTGTCCTATCGTATTGAATTCAACGTCGACAATGTTTTGACCGACACAGGTCATCTCTCCGGCACGGGTGATTCTGGGGTAGAGCAGGATCATATCAGGGGTGTCAAAGCGACCATGGCAGCTATCATGAAACGCGTCAATCACAATCGCATACGGGAGAACCTCATCATGGTGTGGGCTAGTCGGTGGATGGGATCCGATGTATGGGGTTTCATCGATAACAGCATCAAACACCTCGAACACCGAACCAGTGACGTGTGGTGGGTTGATAGTCGTTTGAAACTCACTGTTCTCCCATTCGGAGAACATGTCGCTGATTTGGATGCGATGTGAATGTCGGGCGAACGTCTCATTATAGATGTCAGGTCGTTCTCTCACTGCTCTAGTCAGTGCGTCCGCAGTGAGTGGTTCCAAACACGGTGTCTCAAAGTAACGATTCATAATTGCTCCAACGCGTGTTGTGTTTTGAGGTTGTCCATGAGTCTGACTCTATCATCATCTCCCAGCCAGATCAACATCGGGTTATCAACCGACCAACGCTCGATGTTGATCTGACTCAGTCGCTCCCTGTCTACCATGAACGACCTAGCTACGATCTGACCATCATTGGTCACCCCGAGGAGGACCGCGTCATGGCTGAGTTCAGATATTGACTCAGTGACATAAGGAGGGACTGCCATCCGGTCACTGATTATGAACATCGGGGCAAATTCACGCCCGTCACGAGTGACGACTGCATTATGAGTGTGCTCGGTGGTGAACTCGAGTAACTCTGGAACTCCGTCAGGCGCTGAGCGTTCCTTTCCGTTGGATTGCAACCATGGCATTGCATGGCGCTCGATCTGTTGCCGAACCACACTGTCATGGGAGACCCATGGGTATAGTCGATATGCACCCTGTATCGCGGTGACAATGGCGTCAATGAACATGTCAAACTTGACCTGATCAAATTCATCTTCCCCCATGAAGGGAATGCATGGTGATGACAGCATGTTATCGGTATTGAACATCTCAGACTCCTACAGTCGACTCAAGGCACGAATTTCAGCGAACATGTCATGAACCATATCAGATGTCTCTTCGTCTGTAAACAGAAAGAGAGCAATCCCGTCGTCACCAATGTCAATCTGCCCATTGATTAGCTTCTCGTGGAACTCCGAGTTGATGTGGACACTCTGTGACACCGCCACGTTAGCGAGCGCACAGTTTTCTGTGCCGTTCCCACGGAACGATGCGGTCAAGACACACAGCTCCCAGTGCCCAACCCCCAGTGACTCCAGTTCGAACGAGCCAGCTGTACAGTCACAGAACACCCCGATGTTGCGGAAGGCGTTTTCGGGTGCAAGATTGAGGTCATGACCCGACAGATGTGACCTCCATCCGCCCACAGGATCGGCAGCCATATTGATGAACTCTTCGAGGTCCATACCCTTCACAGTCGAAAATCCCCTGATGGGTCTGTCTTCGAACTGATACTTCAGAATCGGTGACATATACATGGCGACTGAGCTGGTCCAGTCGAGTGCCGACCATTGGCCTGCGATGACAGGAGAGGTATCGATGGCTCGTTGAACACTCGTATTAATCATAGTGACTCCATGGCTTGTGTCAGATTGATGAAATGGATGATGTTGTCTGATTCCTCCTTAGAGAGAAACCGTATCAGCATCTCCGGATTGTTGAAATCGAAATCAGGAAGGAACTGAAGCATCTCATCTTTCGCATACGAAGATCCATATGTGACGGTCAGACCGATCCTGACTCCACCTTCGAACGTCGAGACATCCATACCCTCTCCCCACGGGGCGGAGTCGGCGTCTACCGGTGAATCAATCGCAATGATGAGGTTCAGGTAGTAGAGTACCGTCCCCTCTGCCGTATATCCCTCATCCTCATCAAACCCCAGATCGGTGATGACAGCGATGACACGAGCGTCGTCGAGTGCTTTTGTCAGTTCATGCATCGCGAATTCGCCACTGTTGGTGCTGAATATCGCGATGTCTTCCTCTGACATCGCATCCAAACCGCATGGCTTGGAATGCTCGAACCCCGAATTCTTCCACTCGGTGAAGTGCTCTTGAAACGTATTTCGCACGGCGTGAAGACGGGAATCATCACGTCCACACCAGACCGTCATTGCATATGACGATTGGACGGAGAATATCTCATGGTGGGACAGTAACTTGAGGCGTTCCTCATTGAACATCTCAGACTCCTACAGTTCGTTGATTGCTCTGATGTCAGAGAAGTGTTTACCCACCATATCAGATGCCTCTTTGTCTGTAAACAGGTAGAGTGCGATATGGTCCTCTCCGAGATCGATTCCACCTCCTCGCAGCGACTTCAAGAAGTCTACATTCGCGTATGTGGTTTGACTGATGAATACCTCGTTGATCACCATGGAGCCGGTTTTCTTGTTTCGTGTGGTCGCTGCGCTTATGACACAGACTTCCCAAGTTTCATCGTTGACCATTGTGTAATTGAAATTAGACCGTGTGAAGTCACAGAACACGCCGATATTGCGGATGGTATCCGAGGGCATCGCGTTTATTAAGGATTCAGCGATTCTGACATTGGGACTACGCGTTGGGTCAATGCTCGCATTGAGGAAATCAGACAGAGACATCCCCTGAACGGTTGAGAATGTCCGCAGAATGCCATCACTGGTGTGGCGGCGCAGCGCAGATTCCATGTGAGTCTTTACCGAATCAGTCCAATTGTAGATCAGATGCTTCTCATTGAGCATATTGAGAGAATCAATCAACGCTTGGGTGGCTGGGTTTGCTTTCATAAGTCATCCATCGCAGTGGTGAGGATCAGGTATTCGATCAGGTGATCCGATTCCTCCCTAGAGAGAAACCGAATCAGAGGTATGGGGTTATTATGATCGAAATCTGGGAACAAGTCAACCATTTCCGACCAGCTCAACATGACGTCCCCATATGCACTGGAGAGCTGTGATCTTATCCTATACCCATCATCATCGAACTCGTTTGATTGATCATAAAGTATCGACGGGACAACCTCATCATCAGAGTAATCCCCATGTGCGATCATCGCATTCAGGGGGTATCGACCGTTCTCCCCAGCGATGTCAAATCCGAAGTCACTGAGAAGGGCAATGATTCTCATCTTACTCAGTTGTGGTGGAGTGAACCCATACACGATATTCGCGATGCTCGTCGGTTGATTTGAATCCCCTGTTGTAAAGGTGTCATTCTTGATCAGACGGTCGAACCCACTGGGGAGGTCACATGAGAATCCAGACGCCTTCCAGTGTGCATAACGCTTATCGAATTCATCCACAAGGCATTGCGGGGGTTCAAGCAAGATCCCCCACGTGGTGATACCACTGCAGAGAAGGTGTTTGAAAATCTCATCTGCTGCTATCTCATTGAGTCGGCGTTCATCGAACATGTCAGAGTTCCCTCATGGCCACTGTCAGATCGTGGATTTCTGTCATCTGATTCTTCAGTTGGATGCCCTTGTCTTCAGGAATGAAGAACCAGACCGGTATATTCTCACCTTTGTTCAATTCAGCAGCCGAGGTGATGTGTTGAATGAGTTCCTCATGCAACCTGATACCTCGGAGGACATTCAGCTCATCAACCGCATATGTGAATTCCCCGTCACTGTCGACCGACTGCCAGATCACAGACAGTTCAGGGATATCATCATATCCTTCATCGGTCAATACGGCAAATACCCTCGACTTCTCATAGTCGAACCCACATGGGTAATATGATGTCTTCATCCAGCCGACATGACCCAAGATATCGTTGACACGCCTCGGGGACTCGTTTTCAAGTGAACACTCCCCCAGCAAGAAATCCGCCATGAGGTGGTCCTCACGGGTGTGTTTTTTCTCTGAAAAAACGGCAGATGCATGATCCTCGATCACATCGTACATCAGACTCACCGGAACGTAGACGGATGCCCTCCTTTCTGCCATGTAGATGAGTTCATAGACCTTCTGTATTATGACATCGTCCTGCATCACAATTCCTCCACGGCTAGACTCATGTGAATCGCATCTTTGACTGTGCGATCCATGGCGGTTGATACAGAGAACCACTCGACGAATCGCTCTGGTGGTGTCGTTAGAACGCAAGGTTCACTCGGACGGTCTTTTGAATCCATCGAAGCGATCATCTCGTGTAGCTTCCCACTGGTAACGAAACGAGTCAGTGTGAGTTCACCTTCATCCCGCCCAGTGAACACCAGAATGCTTTCGTTGGACCCTTGTCCGCCGTATTCACTCATGATCCCGACCAACACATATTCTGTCATGAGGCGATCACGGACCCCAATCATGTGGAGAAAATGAAGCAGGTCTTCTACCACACCAGCCAGATCGGCATCGATGAAACGGTCACCCGTCCCAACCTCAAGTGAGCCATTCTTCCCCTCAGAGATATCCCGCCGCATCACCTCGCGTTCATCCCATGTGATTCGGCTTAGAGCCATCTCGCTGATCGGTGAAGTGTGCCTCAGTATCTCGATGAAGTTGGTCATGGACTGATCACAGACTAGGCGCGTCATAATCCCTCCAATGCGATATACATGTGTACGTATTCGCTGAATTCCTGACCGGCGTCTTTAGAAATGGAGAACCATTCCGCATGTCGACGCTCGTTTATCGGTATGTCGGCCCACACTCTGCCAACTTGCGCAGTTCGGGGCTTGTCGTCCATCACCTCTATGATTGAATGAAGATGAGTATCCATAGTGAAGAGGTAAGATTCATCACCAGTTTTGGTCGTGTCTCGCCAAATTATGACCGTCTCATTCAGCCCATACGGGCCGTACTCACTGATGATCCCGAACGGGAGTGCCTTGGCTGTGTCGATACCCTCCTCGCGTTGGTATTCTTCACGGAGTCGATATACTAACGACGGGCGCACCTTGTGGTGCGTCTCAAGGAACTTGTCACCCGAACCAACCTTGATTCCTTCCGGCGTATACAATTCATCAAGGGACACTGCGATCTCCTCGAACTGGCGAGTGATGATGATCTTTCGCATCGAATGCCAAGAGATAGAAGTCTCTACCTCTACATGCACCAGAAGCCTTTCGACGTCATCTCGAATGCCCGACGTACTGTCAAAAACTCTCATTCGTTCATCCTCTGTCTCGGTAGAATTCATGGGTACCGACAGCACCGACCATCTCGATCTTGCTGTAGTCCCACTGAGGTGTGACATAGTCTGCGTGATAGTAAAGCACATTCCCCATCAGAGGTCCAGCGTCAGTTGAGAGAACCGCATAGGCGGCTGCTTCTGCTTCACGTCGGGCCTTCTCGTTCGGCATGTCGAGACGCCCTGTGGCGATCTCAGTATTGCGGTACGAGAACTGGAAAGGCTGCTCAACCACGAGGCATGGGGTGTCTGGCCATCTCGGATCCAAGGTGCGATTATAGATGACTGCAGCCACTGCCACCATTCCAGAGAATCCCTCACCCCTTGCTTCGAAGTAGAGGGCTTCTGTCATGCATTCAAGTTGTGCCGCCATTACGAGTTCTGCAAACATGGTGCTCTCTCCTGTTGTTTGATTGAATCATACGTCAGACAGAGCACCATGTCAACACTCAAATTGACTCCATCGCGAGAGACATCTCCACATCGGGATGGTCGACGAATGACGCTGTGAGAAGTTTCACCGCCTCCTGTGTCTCAAGCCTGACGTAGTGTTTTCCCGCCTCACTGGACCCCTCTACGGTGAACCTGTCGGAAGAACCACGAACCCCATGGGAGAAGAAAACGTTGCGGATGATAACCGAGTCCCCATCTGGTAGATGGCTCGGTGGTGGAACAGCACTCATTGTGACGGTTAACGTCTCTTCCATTGGATCCCCGAATATCGCCTCAAGCGAAACACCCCAGTCATCCAGCAGTGCATACACACATGTTGAGCTTCCAATGGCATTCATGTATATGGTTCGGTCACCATGTGGAGTTCCGTCGAGGATATATCGAAGCAGCCGCTCAATTGGAGGTGCGAGGACGATGTCACCCATCAAGATGGGCTTGTCTTCTGCCAGTAGTCTCATGAAACGATCATAGTTCGACATTACAGTTGCTCCAGTGCGATTGAGTCGTTGATTATGTTGACAAACTGCATCGGGGCGACGGTAGTGCCGGTGACAACCCTGACATCGACATGGGTCGCCGCCTTAGGGTTACGGGAGAATGAATGCCCACCTCCCAACCTGCTCGCACCACGGGCGAGGATTCTCTGATTGCCCACGACAGCGTTGAATAATACCTCGATTGAGTGGGGCAGTAGCTCGGATGTATCTGGATCGTGACAATGAACCGTCAGACACTTGATATGAACTCGTCCGGTGCGACTAGGGACATACACCATCCGTGCCTTGACCGATGTCATGACAGCCATACCATTGACCTGAGACATCATGGGTGTCTCGGGTATCACGATCACGTCCATATGGAGGTTGGCCCCGTAAGAAGCCCGAGGGATAACACTGTATCCTTCAGGGTTCTCAACGAACCCCCGCCATACTGAGAGGCCATCGGAGAGAAGCTTCATCCCTTCGTGCCATTCCGAACGATACGGATCGTTCCACGTCGGTTTGTTTGATTCAAACGTATCCATTTCAACAATCCCATTGTTGGGGATCGGCGTGATGATTGACGCCATGGTAACCTCACATTTTGTCGAGAGCGTGTTGGAATTTCAGATCTTCGAACTCCTGAGAGTCTTTGACCCAATCATAGCACAACATGTAGACATACCAAAGAACAAATTCGTTCATTTCGATCTGGCCGGAGAAATACTGACCATTCATCCCAACTCCGTCCATGTCGGCCAGTGACCGAGTGAAGAACTCGTATGAGACATGATCAACATCGAGGAACATGAAGCGACTTTCGATCTCAATGAGGTGAGTGCTGCCGAACGGTACTTGATAGGTCATCTTGGTCGGCATCAGCTGTTTCTTACCATTGACGTCCAATAAGCCGACCTCGTGAACCGTCGTGTTGTTCCTCAGCACGCTGGGGTCATCAAGAATACGCTTCACCCCAACGCTGGTGTCGGATGTCACCCCATTCGGATCACTGGCGAGCAGTGAGACGGGTATCAAGAACAGGTGAATCATGACAGGGAGAAAACTATCATCCCTTGTCAACTCACCAGCCATGAGGAATGATGCCACAACGATGATCGCACCGACTGAAAGCGCCGCTGTTCCAATCTGGGTTGCTTTCATTCTGGGTATACATTCGAGACGATGACCCTTCACGGTGCAGGTGATAATGGTGATCATCAATGTAATCATAGCGATAGCACCGAGGGCTAATAACCGCACCCGCTCCGGTGTGGAGAATCCGTCTATCACGATCAACAACGGAAGGAATGTGATTATGAGCAGTGTGGGAATCACTGCTGCCAACTTTCTTCTCCACCGGCGATGCAGCTGAATCGTGATATGGTCTTCATCCGTCAGGTCGCGAAGGATCATGTTGTCTCCTCAGATTTTTTCGATTGCGATGCGTTCTTGAGACACCATACCAGTGATGAGGGCATGAATCAATTCGACGGAAGGCGCAGCACTCGATCCCCAGATGGACGCGGTTCTGAGATCCGCTGCATCGAATGCAGTTCGGGTCGAAATATCAGCGAGGACACTCGACTTGACCACATCTTCATCTGGCAGTTCAAATCGCAGACCACCCACATGGACAACCCCATGGAATTGATGGTCATTGATGATATTCGTCTTGGGATTTCGTGCGACCATCTGGACCTTTGCTGTTGTTACAGCACCGTAATCCTCGATTTGAGTGGCGACCAGTCGTTCGATGTCACAATTGAATGATAGTTGGAGTGACCCACACTCAATGGTTGCGCTCGAGATCAGATGGACTGGCTTGTCTCCCACCCGAATGTCGGTTGTCTCAAGATGAGTCACTTCGAACTTCTTTGAGTCCCGCGTCAGGTACAGACGATATGCGATGACTTCAAGTCTGGACAGCGAGGTGTACTCCATCAGAGTCCTCATAAGCACCAATCCCATGAAGATGATACCGAGGGACGCCAGACTTAACCCCACCACCGCGACTCCCAGAGGGCGATCATCTGATTCCATAAGTATCCCAGCATTGATTCCGTGCGTGATTGCCATCACGGAGCCAAACAAGGAGGCCAGAATCAGCAGAACGAACGGGAGGCGTTTCTGGTAGATTCGCGCACGCTTTGCATCTTTCCACCGTCGGCGAGCAACCAGTGTCGGGGACATCCGGATGAAGTGGGCATGGAATCCGAGAAGGACGTTGTAAACAACATGGATGATGTAGTTCATTTCAAGACCTCAGAGCTGTGAGAGGGCGATGTGTTCCTCTGACACCATGTCAGAGATCATTGAGTGAATCGCGATGCAACGTGACGTACTGGTGTGTTTGAACCAAGCTTCCATCTGGTTTCCCATGGGGAAGGCTTCACCATAGAGAGACGCGTTGATGCGGACGGATTGCCAGTCACTCCGAAGCACACCACCGTATGACTGGCCGTTGTAGACGATATCACCACCCACCGATTTCGGCAAGTATTTGATGATGAGCTTGAAGTCAATCGGACCTGAGTTCGGGTGGCTACCATCTATCTGATCAATGATGATCTTGTCCACATCGAGAAGGAAAGATACAGTCCGGATGCCGTCGTCGAGATCAACCCGAGAGATGATGGTGCGTATCTCATTGTTGACCTTTACCTTGGCCGTCCTGATGTTGGTGATCATGATTTCTCTCTTCTTGCGGGATCTCCACATGGAGTAGATGAGTGCCGCTGCCGAGTCGGTCCGGTTGCTCGGAAGTGCATGTTTGAATCCAAACAGTACGACCCCGATCCCAATCCCACCTATGAGGGAACCAAGTATGGCCAACTCAGGCACCACCGACCCACCGGCGTTACTCGGCCAATGTCCCCATCCTACCCAAGTCCCCAGACCGATCAGGACGGATCCGAGGACTAGCATCGGGATCATCGGGAATGCCTTCAGTGTCTGCATGCGGTGTTGCCAGTGCCAATCACTACTCAGTCCGAGTGGTGATCGCTTGAATCGCATTGCGCGGATGGACATACCAACACCCAGACAGAACATCTTGAGGGAGTTCATAAAAGATCTCATAAGTGCTCCAGTGCTATTTCATCAGAGAAGTCGATCTTGGATGCAAGCACCCACGTGATGAGAATATAGCCGATGTTGAGTGTGTTTTCAATCGACATTTTGTCCGTCTTGGATCTGGCACCCCATCCCCCCATGGATGACGTCGATACTCGTTCTTCCATGCTGACCTCGGTGGACAATGAGTACCGTGGCTTCACTTTTTCCGAACCGACCGACATCGACATGACTGACTGACGGACCCCCTTATCGCCGATTCCGATGAATGCCGGTGTGCTACCCGTGTCAATGAGTTCAAGTAGGCTGATCGGGTTCTTACCCCCACGTGATCTCGACATGCGAAGTGTCCATCTCCCGTCGAGCGTAATAGTCCCATCGACGGGAATGTGCATTACTTCGGGGTCTTCGCCGGTGCGATTGATTGTGAGGGTCTTGAACGTCACCCCGTCAACATCAATACGTGACTTGACTTCCTCTGCAGAGGTGGTCATTAGCCAGCGCAGCATCGAACGAATGCGCTCATCCGTTGCTTGGATCTGCTTGTTGGACTCTTGTTTTGGACGGAACTCACCAAGTGTGATACACAGCGCCAATGCATAAATGAGGGATGCAACCACAATGGTAACTCCGATGAACGCACAGACAACCTGCAGTCCGCTTCCGTCCGGTACATACATGATCATCCCAGTTATGGCGAGACCGCATATGATCAACATTATCACCGAGTAGATACAGAACACCACATTATGACCATAGTACAACCCAACTTCGACCAGTTCCTCGAAGTCGGAGTCTCGGAGGTACGGGATCTTGAGTTGTTCGATATTCCGCATGACTCGCCATGTTGTGAATATGTTCATTGCTGCCTCACTTGATGATGTTGTTTGATTTAAGGGATTCTAGGTACAGACTAGCATCGTCCTTCCCGTAGAGCAATGCCTCATTCAAGAAGCACCCACGTCCACCGATGAACTCGGTAGAGGAGAAGTCGAACTCAGGGAAGACACGTTCACTATAACGGCGGATGTCCTCACCGCTCAGATCCCCTACCTCAACGATTCGATCAATACGCCCCTTACGGGTGACAGCCGGATCAATCATCTCGAGATGGTTCGTAGTGAAGAACAGGATACAGTTGTCCAGAGGTACCACACCGTCCAGCACGTTCAGAACCCCACTGATAGTGAGTGGTGAGAAGTTCATCAATGAGTCTCCCCCACTGCTGTTGACCTCTTCGCCACCCCCAGCGTTTCGATCATGAAACGCCTTGGACGAGTCAAAGTCCTCAATCACAACAACTGAGTTGGTCGGGACACTGTCCAGTGCTGCCTCGAATGTCTTGTCGGACAGGGTAGCCAGTGAGACAGTGCACAGGTTCATATTATAGTGAGAAGCGAGTGCACGGATCAACGATGTTTTACCGGTTCCGGGCTGCCCATGCAAGATGAAGGCCAGTTTGTATGCCAGACTGTTGTCATAGTACCACCCACGCTGGTTCTTGAAGTGATCGATACATGAGGTGATCTCCTCGCGCATGGCGACCGGCATTGCAACAGACTCGAGGGGACGACGGGTGATGCGCTTGCTGCGCTCCCAATCCCCATGCATGTCCATCTTGTAGACCGAGATCTTGTCATTGTCGTCGTCTTTCGGGGTGATTGAATCGAACAGCTCGGTGAAGATCGCATGGCGGCGTCCGAGCATCGTCACGGTGATCTCTTCTTTCTGGCGCTCGGATCCGGATGAGTCCAACTTGTCCATGCGGATCCAGACCGGACGACCTCCCCAGAATGCAATATGATTACCATACCCGAGGGAAACGGTAACGTGCTCCACGAACCGAGACAGATCACGGTCATAGGTTCGGGACGGGTTCACCGACTTTGAACGAGACAACCACTTCACGGTGTGTTCCTCTGCCCACTCGAGGAATCGATTGTAGTTCTCCTGCTGTTCGAACCCTGCGTTGTTCAGAGTCAGAGTGGTGGTGGTCATGTGCTTGATCTTTGCAAGCACTTTGGCTGGGATAGAGCGAGCTGCATACCCCACCCACGTAATAGCACCACCCCCGAGGATCCCCGCTAGGAATTCATTCCCATGAGTGGCTTCGTTGATGAATGCAGACCAAGCGGCTATTGCATCGCTGGCGTGTGTGATGAGTGATTCAATCATGTTGTCTCCTAGAGGTCATGGAGGGCTGTGTTCATTCGGACATCATCAAGCCTATCAGATGTCAGGAAGAAATCAAGCAGCATTTCTATATGGGGTTGGTAGAATCGGCGATATATCACCGGATTGGTATAATGTGGCAAGCTGTGTCCGAACCGGCACTCCCCACGGATCCCGAAGTAAACACGGGCACGATGTTCATGAACGGATGATATGCCGACATATGCAACAAGAGCCGCAATGGTCTGCATTCTACCGGTGGGGCCGACAATGGTGCATCGAATCGTCGCGAATCCATCAACTGGATGTATCGTGATATTGTTCTCGTGGAAGATGTCATCGGGGTAGATCTTCGCCGTCAAGAAAGTCAGGATGCCCTCTTTGAGAGATCTGACCCCACGGTCGATGTCAGCCAACTCACTGACCTCACCTGAGAACAATCCCAGATTCGCAGATGACCAGAAGGTCAGGGCGGGGATCGCCGACATGAAAGACCCGAGCGCCAGTGGGATCCAGAACTCATATTCGTTCATCAATGCCCATATGAACCCACCCAGAGAGACAAAGACGATCAGTAGCCACACCACAGTATAAGCGATGTGTTTGACAAACATCCTCATCAGCCCTGCGTCTCTCATGACACCAAGATTCTTCAACGCCCATACGATTCCTCTGTTCATTTCATAACTCCTGCAGTGCAGCGACTTCCCGCATGTGTGGGTATTCCTCGGTGACACGGCGTCCGAATGCATCCAGTTCCATCGCCAGAATCTCAACCTCGACCCTTGGGCAGATACCCCCACTAGCGGGTGGGTATATCCTTAGGCTCTTCACCGTGTCAGACGTTCTGCTGATGAAGAGGTTATTCAGGAAAGCCAGCCAGCGCCGTGACCCTGTTTGCTCCTGCCATACCACATCCGACCGTTCTGTGTTTGTGCAGGAAATCCTGACCGTATCAGCATGGTGCATATCATGCATGGTGTCACATGTGAAGTCAACACCGCGTGTCATGTACCCACCGAAGTCAGAAACCGACTGTAGGACACCATCTGAGGACCACTCAAGCAGTGCGCCACACGGTTGAAGCTCTCGGGGATGAAGCATCGAGAGATCACCCGTGAGATTGGGGATGTCATTGAATGATGAGTTCAACAGTTCCCGTGTTCTCAGACGAGATAGATGAGCATGGATCAGGGACGCAATACAGACTCCCAGCGGGAACAGAGGAGGCAGGACGATATATCCCCACCCACCGAGCCCGAGTATGGAAACAGCTGCAGAGATGCCGATTGCCCCGAATATACAGTTCGGAAGACGCTCTCTGACCTCTCGTTTCATCTGAATCACATACGGATGTGTCATCAATCACTCTCCTTGTCTCTTCGAACCAGAATGATGTCGAATTCAAGCGACCACACCTTCAGGACGAAAGCCATACCAGAGAAGAACCCTGCAACAAACAGGGCAATGACCCATCCTGATAACATGAACATGATCAGGAATACGAGTGCGATGATGAGTCGATATGAAGCAGCAGACGGCTTGATGTGGTACGGGACATTAGGCTTCGGTAATTGCATTGTCACACTCCTGAGATTGGAGGGCCACCCGAGAAAGAGTGGCCCTGATGAGATGATAGATTACCCGAGGAGGATCAGTTCGTCAACCTTCTCAGAAGAGTCGGCCTCGAACTTGTCTGTACGCACCTCGATGATGCGAGGGAGGTAGAACTTACCGGCAGCCGTCAGACGGTGGAATCGAACCGCCACGATGGTCCCGACCAGTGCACCTTGAGAGTGAAGCTCAAACATCTTGGCACGCTGTTCTTCATTCAGGCCAGAACCGATTGAGCCACTGTACTTGCCGTCGGATGTTTCGATGGTCAGGGAACCAATGTCCTTGTCCGAACCCTTCATCAGGCGTGCATCAGTGATCACCAGATCGCAGTCAGTCTGGATCTTCACCTTGATCCAATCCTTGGACTTCTTGGTCACATAGAGGGAATCGAGGTTCTTGATGACCACACCCTCTTCTCCTTCTTGGCGCATGATGCTGAAGTACTCATCAACCTCTTCCTTCGACTCGGCGATGATCCCATCAACAGGAATGATCGCACACTTCTCGAAGAAACCGGCATACACGAGGCGCTTCTTCAGCGGTGTTGAGTCGACCCCGATGCGGAGTTGATTGGCACTGCTGAGGCAGTCGAAGACGTAGAATCGCATGCGTGATTCTTCCTCCTCAGTCAGGTTCCCTTTGAGTGCCTTACTGGCCAGACCATTGGTTGTCTCACGGGGCAGACGCTTACCATGCTCGTCAAGGAAGATGATCTCACCGTCGAGGGTGAAGCCGTCATACAGCTCACTTGCATAGTAAGAACGGAACTCCTCAAGGGACGGGATCAGGTTACCGGTCTGCTTCAGTTCTGCACCTGAGGAACTACGGACCTTGACACCGCCGTCTCGGGTACATTCGATCACACCACGATACCCATCCATCTTCATCTCGACACGAGCCGGATACTTGATGGAGTCGATGTTGGTTGCATCGTATGCCTTCATGACCTTGAATGTCGGGATCAGATCCTTCCATACCTTGTTGATGGTCGAGGCGGTTGCACCGATGAGGAGGTCACGTGCGATTGCACGTTCAAGGAACGCATATTCCTCAGATGTCGCATGAGTCTTCACTGCCAGACCCAGAGCCGCAATCGAGGATTTGACCATACCATAGTCAGCCTTCTGCATGCCCAGAGAGATGATGGTACCGGCGATGGCATCAGAGGCATCCCCAATTTCATCGAACGGGTTGGTATTGGTGATACGCTCTACCACCTCATCATCGAGGACAGACGGGTGCGGGATAGTGCGGATATGGAGATTCACGAACGGGTCATGAATCACAGAGAGGAACGTCTTGAGTTGGTCATTGGCTGAATACTCGTTCAGAACTACAATCTTGGCCTTCGGACCATTGGCATTACGAACATCGTTGAGGATGGAGAGGATGGTGGTTGACATGAAAAAGGCTCCGTTGTGCCATGTGGTTGGTTACGGAGCCTATAGTAGGGGTTATGGAATCGATTGTCAAATATCTTCTTCGACAATGATCTCACCTTCCTCATGGAGACTCTCAAGCATCAGCTCTAGGTCGATCATGAGGGATTCTTTGCTGCGGACATCTTTGAATCGAATGCGAACCTCAAACTCGTCATATTCGATATTGCTTACATTACGTGGCATAGTGACACTCCTTGTGTTTCACGCCACTATTTACTACCCGATTTGGAACAGCTCCTTGGCCGTCTGTCGTTTCATCGAGGTCGTGTCCCAGCCCATCGCGGACATATAACTGTCGATCTTCTTCTTCGCAGCCTGCCACATCGCCTTATCATCAACTGCAATCGTGTCCATGAATGCCGGTAGGTTGTTGATATCAATGGGGAATGCCATGTACTTACCTTTCGGGTGTCTGATATTGAACACACCGATCTTGTCCCCTGCTCGGATCTTCTTGTCCATGGGTCCACACATTGAGTTGTAGAGCATGGCCGCCTTCACCTGATACGGGATGTTCTTCACCTTCCCCATCGCAAGTGCATCCTCGTACTTCTTCAGACCCTTGCAGGAGATCGGACGTGCGGTGTCTCGGATGTCGTACTCGAGATATCGCTTCCTCATCTTCTGAGTCTCCTGACGAAGTGTCTCTCGGTCGGCACCATTCAGTGCGGACTTGACCAGTTCTAGCAGGAGTTCTTTCACCGCCTTGGGGACGTCTGACTTCTTGAGTTCGACACCGGTGATCTTCAACTTGTCACACGGATCGCCTTCATTGTTGATCACATGCATGACATAGCGTTTCTTGGACAAGAACAATGATCTGTCAGACACAACCTCTCGGTCAGTCTGGATGATCTGATCACGTTCTTTCGGTGCATTGAATGCGAACCGTACGTATTCAGGGAACAGTGCATTGACTTCCTGACCGATGGCATCAGCAACATCCACGACCAAGTCCTTGTCCTCGAATTCATCAGGGAAGACACGGGCGAGATTGACAAATGCAGAATCTGTGTCCCCGCCTGTTAAGTTTTGTAACCATTTCTTCTCATACCGCCATACCCCATCATCGCCCTTGGTCCAGTTCCACACACTGTTCGGGCGTTCTGGGTCATCGAAATCTGGATATCGTTCACTCATGTTTGTTTTCTCCTCTTAGGACTGACCATTTATCATCGTACCACACATGAGAAAGGATCCCAACCTCTCGATTGGGATCCTCTGTTGGTGTTACTTCTTTCTGCCATGGAGTGGGTTGAATCCTAGCTCCCTGAGTTGTCTGAATCGAGCGGCAGCGGCGTCCAGAAGGGTATCACAACGCTCATGTCGCGCAGCGGTCGAAGAACCATTGGCATACGTCTTGGCGATCCACTTACCACTTCGCTTGCAGTATGACACACCACTCAGCCCAATCGCATTATCAGACCTCAGCCGGACGTTCTTCTGATTATCGGCATAGCTGGCGAGCTGGAGATTGTCCCACCGGTTATTGGTGGGATCCTGATCAATGTGGTCGATCAACTCGGGCGGCCACTCACCGGTCATCAGAACCCATGCGAGACGGTGAGCCAGCACCTTGCTTTTGACCATCGGAAGGCGGACCTCGATCCGATAGTAATCACGGTTCTTCACCTTGCGCTTACCACCCGCCACCGTCCCTGCATATCGCCGGTTGAACTGGTTTGCGCCATTGACTGTCCAGTGCTCACTGACTGTCTTTCGTTTCTTCCAGATGAGATCACCAGTCTCAGGGTTATAGTCCAGCAACTCTCTGACCTGTTCGACAGGTATTTCGATTCGTTCTTTAGCCATGATGTGTCTCCTTTTGTTGGCTGTTGGTTCACTTTCCTCTCTTAGGACTAACCATCCTACCCGCCGGTCGGACCGATTTCAAGGAGCTGTTCTTCCTTGACGCGCTTGGCCTCTTCCAGTGTCTTCACATTCATTCTCCTCTTATGCGTTTCTTGGCTTCTTGGGCACGTTTCACGTGGTATGCCCATCTCTCTTTGATGCCTTTCTTGGTGAGTCTTCCGACACCGGCTCCTCCGACGGTTATCTGTCTCGGGACTCTGAGCTTTCGTTTAAAATAGTCGTTCAAACGTTTTACGTAGTTCATTCCGTACCTTCTCCCCTCGTTGTCGTTTGATTCGTTGCCAACTGTCCTTGATCAGTTGCTTCTCCGGTGTAGTGAGAACTCCTTCATGGTCCATCACTTCAACATCCCCTCCGACGCGAACAATGACATTGGTGCGGGTGTCGAGGATATGAGGTTCGTGCCATGGGTGATTATCCTCATGGGATAACGGTGGAGGGTATGCAGTGTCCATCGCCCGTCGAACGAACGCGGTGTTTGACACTCCCGTCGGATAGAACTCAATCCATCTTCCTTCCTCCTTGAACCCGTCGGTCATTCGTCGCACCGCAGGAGAGACATCACTGTTCTCATGCGTCTTGAACGTCTTGACCCACCACCAACGGACCAGAAACAGGAGACCCACAGGTGGACAGATGACGAACTGGATGATTCGGATTCGCTTTCGACTGTATGCCTTTGGTTTGGTCAGATAGAGAATCTCAATGTAGATGGCCGATACCGCACCAAAGCCGATTATGAATACCCATGGAAGTTCACCCATCATGGTGTTTTTCTCCATTCTGATTTAATGAATATCTTGACCCAGAGCTTGATCGTCAAGAGGAATACCCCTACTGGGGGACATAGTATCGAATAAAACACCATCAACCGGCCAGTATGAAACCGGTGGGGGTCGTCGTTCTCCACCCAACATGCAATGCACATGGCGATTATCCCGCCACAGATGACCCAGAGTGTCAAGAACACTACTACATTGAGGTCCATATCATTTCTCCTTGATCGGGTCGAACCCGAACAGCTTCAGTTGTTGATTCTTGATCTTGATTGCCTCTTCAAGGCTGTCGGTTGTTGCAGTCTTCGAGCGCCCTTCATGAGTTGTTCGGACTTCATAGTATCCGCGACTTTCGATCCAACTTACGCCTCTGATACCTGTACTGTTGTCGGTTCTCAGTTTGGCGCGATGGTTGAGATCTCCTTGTGTCGCCAACATGAGATTCTCCCACCGATTGTCGGTTCTGTCATCGTTCTTGTGGCAGATCTTTCCGTCGGGCCATTCTCCTTTCACCACGGTGTAGATCACACGATGAAGAGGGTAGACCTTTCCGTCAGGAAGTGCCACAAGCAGCAAAGGAGCGTCTGTGTTGGACTTTGCAACACGGCCTGCCTGTTTACCTGCATGACGCGTATTGAAGCGTCTGGCGGCTCTCTGGGTCCAATATGGCGACGTCTCGTCTCTGGTCTTCCATGTTGCAACGCCAGTGGCGGGATCATAGTCAAACAGGTTCTTCAGTTCGGATGCAGGGAAAGCGTTCTTCATATGATGGTTCCTTTCGTTACAGGGAATTGACTGCTTGGATGAGTGTGACGCTTTTGAGAACCTCACGCAAGTTCATTCTCGGCGCATTGGAGACAGTCCAACAACCACCACATGTGCAATTCTCGATATCGTCAAACTGTGTCCCAGCACTGGTCATGTTGGATCGAGATATCTGACAGCCCTGATGATGACCGATATACTCGACCCCGTCAGGTCTTTCCCACTTGTACTCGAGATAAGTGTCGCGGAGAAGTCGCAGTACTTCATCCGGATATGTTAGAGCTTCGGAAAAGATCGCCGCCATCGCCGTGGTAGAGAAATCACACAGAACCGTTATCCGGTGTCCTACAACCGAATCGGAGAAATATGAGTGCTCCCCCAGAATCGCCGGATGATCAGGCCCAATGCATTCAGCCAACATGTCGAAAACTAACCTGCCCGTCAATGGCAGGAAACTGAGGGAGCTGGTTGGGAACCGTTCCGGAACTCTTCGTGTCGAAATCATAATCTCTCCAGTGCATTTCTCTCGTCTGCGAGGTTGGCCGCCTCATCAAAGTCCAACAACCCGAACGTCTGTCTGTCCGAGGTGTGCCAATCGTCAGCGGTGGTGACAACCCATCCGAACTTCCCTTCACTCTCGTCATACACTGGGAGCGGGAGATAGGTGTTGCCAAGCCACCCCCTGTCAAACTCCAACAGACGCGTGTAGCGGTCCGGTCGATTCGAGAACGTCCACACACAGAACCCAACGATGCGCGGATCATACTCAGAAAAGCTGACTATGAGGCTACACAGATTGATGCTTCGTTGAGACGTGAAATCCGGTGGGACGTTCTCATCCGACGTGTTGATCTCCCTCCACATAATGAGTGCGATCTCTCTGTCATGTTGAAGCAAGAGATCCGCATGCGTGAGATCAGATACAGTTTTCATAATCACCTCCTATAGTTGTTGGGCTGCAACGATCATGCGCAATTCCTCAAGAGCATCAAGGGCGGAATCAAACACTCTACATCGCCCAGAGTCGATACATGCCGAGGCCGTTTTCATTCTGGGAAGTTTATACGCTATTGAGAATATGTCTGGTAAATCTCTTGTCCTTGAACATTCCTCAACTGCCCATGCATGTCTAGGGCCATCAGTCACTGCGTACATGCGTGGGGCACTTTCCAATTTGATGGCATCAACTATGAACTGGATGTCATCGAATGTCAATCTCCCACTCATGATGAGGTCTTCGATCTCCTTGTGCGCCCCGTAGGAAAAGAAATAGGCGAACGGGAGACCCGTGTTGACTTGTGCGGCAAGTCGAATTTGGAACGAACTTGGTGGTCTCTGGATCGGTTTCTTGGCCATTACATACCCTCCATGGTATTCAGCAGTGAGCACTCTTCGATTGCGGCATCGAGTTCATCGAGTTCAAACATGATGGCGGTGTCATCATCGACGGGGAATGAGATAGACCATCCAGTCACACGAGAGGTATCTACGGTCCTTCCAGTAATGAGCCTCCCGTGATGGTGCATGTCATCCCACGTCATGGAAACACGTGTCTCAATTTCTGGGGTTATGATCCAGCACAACAGAATGGGACGATTCAGGTAATCGGTATCCGTCATGGTCATCCAGCGCTGGATGGACGGAGCGAGCGAGGGTGGCAGATCCTCGATGAGTCTCTTTGCATCGGTCCTCATGAAGTAACTATCAATCGTATGGAGGTGATGCAGGCGGTGAACAACACCGCCATCGAACACGACAAAACTTTCGCGCACGGGTAGGGATGATGGAGAACGCATGTTTGATTCCTCAAAGTTCTTCTAGGGCATCCAGCACTGACTTGGCGTCAGATGCTTCATCCAGACTGTCATGAAGAGATACCAAATCGATGGTCTGGAAACTGATGATCGCGTGTTTGATCACGTCCCCATCATTCGCTTCAAACGGGCCAACGAACTTCCATCTCCGGCGACTGTCATGTTCAGAGACATACACCCTAGCGATACCATAGCGTGACATTATAGCACCTCCAAGGCGTTATGAAGTTCGCATTTCCGGCAGGCGTCCTCGAATGACCCCACATGGTGATCGGCAAACTGGTCATTCCATTCGAACGCATCCGACTCTCCGGTTAGGACCGTTGTCCATCCTATCCACCCACTCTCAGACATCGCAGGACGCGGCAGCAATGTGTCTTGTCCCCTTGACGACTGTCGACGTGCCGATATCAACTTACGGACACGTGTCTCATCTTTAGCCATCTCAGAGATCACGAAATCAATCAAAAAGGTGGCATACCGAGACATCACCAAAACCATCGTACACACTATGTTCTCCTCTTCTTCGGTCAGATCAGATCCCACCTCTGGCCCGTATATCCCTCGGAGGATTTCTTGCTTCACCTCAGCCGCCGTTGAAAGTTTTCTTCCTCTGATACAGATAGTCATTATCATTCCCCCGATGTAAGAATACCCACATCATAACAGACGTGGGCATGAAAGTCAAAGTTCCCAGATGTGGATGTTGTCGGGAAGATACTCGACCATCGGGAGGATTGTTTCACGTGAAACACCTCCCAGACCGACCGCAGGCATAGGGACCGCGAACAGTTGATCCTTGTTCAGTGTTGCCTCGACGTCCAACATCGCCAGAGAGCATTCGACGAGGTCAAGCGGGGAGGGGTCACGCCAGTGGCGTTTAGTCTGCAGTGCGAAGATCTTGGTCTCGTTGTCGAAGATCAACAGGAAGTCCTCGCCAGTAGCGGTGAATGTCTTGACCTGTTCAGCCAGACGGGTATCGATCCCACCAAAGGTGTCACGAACCACCTTGGCGTTTCCTCCACCCATAACGAGGCATCCATCGTCCATGACGACCGAGTTGGCAGTGAACCCGATGTGATGGTATGTCGCATAGTTCTCTGCGGTGTAAAGATTGCCTTTCTTGAGAATCATTTTGTCATTCCTCGATGAGTTGATTGTATGCGTCCAGCCAGTTCTCATACCCTCGGGCATGGGATTCATTGTTCGCCAACCTGCGTCGAACCGCAGATCCAGCATCCCACATCCCGAGTTCGACCGTTCTCTCTGAGTATACCTTCTTCAGCAGAGAGCGGAAAGAGGTTTCATCTAGGGTTTCTGTGTGGCTATCCATGCGTCAGTCGCCTCTCGGTGAGTCTCATGTTTCGAGATGATCTTGTATCGAAGGATGCCGTTGGTGTCGGTCTCCTTGACGGTGATGTCGACCAACAGGAACCAGAACTTGTCATCTTCGGGTACATATCGATCTTCTACCGCGTATATCGCCATTCAGATATCCTCAACCGCTCGCCACATGACGGCATCTTCTTCCTTGTCGAAGAACTTTTCCTGATCGAATTCTTCCTCGGGACATACCCCAACGTGTAGGTAGATGTGGCGGTTGAACGATGCACAGAGCCACCCCCTTCCCTCATAGTACAGTGTAAATGGTGTGTTGATATCCATCATAGCTCCTCCAGAGCCACCCAGTTTCGGAACTCAACAACCGCTGGACCCGTCTTGGTTGAGGAGCACCGGTGAACCGTTTCCCATACCATGTTCCGCAATGCACTCACCGAGTTATTTGCCAGTTGCTCAACCAAGAAGAGACCTCCCCACTCGACCAAGCGATAGTCACCTTCGTGAGCGATGACATTCGGGATCATATTGCGACGTCCTTTAGGGGCACTCATCATAATCGCTCCAATGCGTTGAGTTCATCTCTGAGTTTTTCAGCGGCTTCTTTCGTTAGGAGGGTCATGTGGACCTCCGCGATCCCGTCTGTGTGCTTGAGGATAGCCCAGTACGAGTTGCGATGCGTTCGGTCCCCAGACATCTCAACCACGGCGTAATACACCATGATCAAGCATCCCGAGTATGATGCTTGGGATTGCGATCTGCGTGGAGTTCCTGCAGGCGCTTGATGTGACCAGTCATCTCATTGATCATATCGCGATACCCCTCAGCCTCGACCTGACGGTCATCGATCAGGGTGCCAGCCGTCTTCGCATCCACGATGATGGCGAGTGAGGCCAAGGCCGCCGCCAGATGAGGGACTCCATCATCCGGATCGACCTCTTCACCTTCCATGTATGCCATCATGTGGCGCATCGCGGCATCCACATAGATGGAGGTTCGGACGTTGGATGCTCGGAAGTTGGCCTTGCCATACTTGAGGGCACCGTTGTACAGACCGACTGAACCGTATGCGGTTGCTGCTGACGGCCAGATGCTCATCGGGATCTTTGAAGAGCCGATGATGTCCTTGGGATTGGCTGCTTCCTCGATGCTCTCGCTCTTGATTGGCTCCTCAAGTTCATCGTGCCTGATAGTGTGCCTCACTTGGAGACTTGGAGAGTTATCGACGATGCCCACACACTTGAGTGAAGTGTCGTACATGACACGACGGAACTCACGGGGAATCGAAGCATCTGCGATATCAACAGCGACACCGAGTTGGACTCGATCTTCCGCCGGAGACGGGGATCCGATGCTATATTCAGAACCCCCAGCGGAGACCATGTTGATGTCTTTCGCAGCCTCATAGAATCCATAACCATTGATGAAGATATACTCATACCCATCAGAGAACAGTTCACCACAGTCCACATGATCCTCGATGTCACCGAACAGCATACGAGCCAGTTCGACGGAAGTAGAGACCTCTGCATCGGCATTGATGTAGCGGCGACCGGTACCTTTCGCATATTTCATGTAATTCACACGCTTCTCCTTTGGATGTTGAATATATTCATGTGATTCGTTTTTGATGATGCACGACGTGGGGTTCTTTCCCTGATGATAGAACTCCACCACCATACTGTCAAGTCTCAGAACGCTGACCCGTGCCAGTTCGGGGATATCAGACCCCCAGCATGCAATCCGAGCGCCCAGTGGGTGGACACGCATGTCGGGCTTGATGTCGACACACTTGATACTGTCCCCACGCTCAGGACGGTCAACGGTTCGAAACAGGTGACTACTTGGTTCCGCACACAGTGCGAGCAAGTCACCGCCGATACCAACACAGACGATATCAAAACCAGTGCTGATGAGGTATCGACGAGCCTCTGGGGTGACGACAGATTGATAAACGTCTTTGGCAATACCATTTTGGGCTGACAACACTTCAGTGGTCAGGGTGATCGTTTTTTCACCATTGTCTGCTCGAGTGATCATAAATCCTCCAATGCGTTGAGTGTTTGGGCCATCTCGTCGGCGGCCTCTTCTGTGTGATGGCGAGAGACCGCCGTCAGAACTGATCTGACTCCTGCATACTGAGTATGGCGCATCTCGAGATTCCTGTCAATCACAATCCAGTGAAACCCGCCATACAAGGCGGGAACACATTCTACACCATAACGAAGACTCATTTCGACTCCTAGATGATCAGGCACGAACGGGTCTCTGGGCGCTCAACAGAACTGAACTGATGTTTCGCCAGAACTAACATTCCCACAACGACCACCAGTGCGACGATGACCATGATGGTGACTCGTTTGATCTCTTTATCCATGTCATTGTCCTGATCTGTCGGGTTTACCATGAGGGCCAGTGTACCACTCCGGAATGCCACATGGGAAGGTGACCATCATCCGACGTTTGTCGGTGCGAGTCATCCACTCGGTGTACTTCTCGATCAGATACTGGCGATATGCCTCTTCGCGCCCACCGAATACCGCATGCTTCTTGAGGTGCTCCGGAATGACCATGGGAGGGGCGGTGAACCCCTCGTATTCAATCTCAGCCGGAACATGACGTAGCGCGGCGAGGATGTCGTGGGTCTTGTGACGCTTACCGGATGCCTCTTCGGTGATTCGAATCAACTCACACAGATGCTCATACACCCACAGGTAATGCTGGGATGATGCACAGACCCATACTGCGCACGGGTGACCCTGATGGGTAAGACGATAGAGGTCGTTGCGATCTGCATATGCGCCGTCGTCTTTCATGCGATGAGCCGCTGACAGCAACTGGGCTGACTCTACGATCATCTTGGTCACGTGGATGTTGCACAGATTACGCGCTGCAACCACAGGGGATGGATCAGTGTAGAATACGTTCATGTGTCACCTCGTTTGAATTCGATCATCAGTATAGCTCCCCTCGCTCCTTCATGTCAACCAATTCATCAACCAGATCATTCGCCATGGTGGCTTGGAACTTTGAGATGCATCGGGCCGTACCTGTGATAGAACGTGCGAGTTCGATGTTGAACAGACGGAAGAACTGGTTTGAGATCGCACCATAGAGAGAGTTACAGACGATCTTGAGAACCTTCTGGAACAGATCATGCTGCTCTCGCTCAGTCTGGGTCTCTGCCGTCTTCATCAGTTTCTTGTAGTGCTTACGCATCTCAAACGTCTCTTTGACGTATGCAGATAGCAGTCCCATCTCACCGTTGAATATGCTGCCATTGGCACTGATGCACAGGCCGTCGTCGATTATCATCTGGTGGATGTCTGCCGCCTTGGCCATCAGGCGTTCATTGGTGTTGACGTCGTATATCTCAACCATCTCATCACTGTCTGACATGACGGCGATGTAGTCCTCATAACGATTCGCCAGCTGGTAGATGTATGTCTCCGTAGACAGCCCTAGAAGCATCATACAGCTCGGATACAGTGCGGTAAGGTCAATGGTCGACTGATAGCCGAAACGCCCTGAGAGTGTGTCATAGACGACCGCACCGTCGAATGATTCCTTGTCGGGTGATTGCTTGTCGGGGAGCACGATGTTGCCGTTGGCTCGACAGAACTTGATGAACCCGTTTTCGATTGTCTTGATGGATCCGCAAACATCGGACGGCAACACGCAGTGATTGCGAGCCAGCATCATCGCCAGCTTGATGACCTCCATCTTACGGTCCAGCCACATCAGCAGACGAGAGTCATGCAGAGAGTACTCGAAGAACTTGCGGGGATTCTCACGGTAGAGACTACCCAAGTCATCCTCGAACTCGATCTTTGATTCCCCCAGAAACTCCTCACAGATGGATGCCAATGCGAACGACATCTGTTCAGACGGGTGGAACTTCTTGAACAGTTTCATCATATCGAGATGACAACGACCATGTAGGGTCCACTCCCATGTCTCATTCCCCATGTCGTCGACAAAGTCCCGACGCTTGGCAGGGAACCCGCCTCGGCAGAGAAATGATGCGGCTTCTTTCTCTGGCATGTAGACTTTCAGACGTTCGATGATGTAAGGCAAATCGTACCCATCACCGTTCCATGCCGCCAGAATGTCGGAATCCTCGATGACCTCTCGGAAGAGATGAAGCATCTCCCACTCACTCTTGGCATAGAGGATGTTGACAGGATACTCATCATCCTCAAGAACCCCGACCTCATCCTCAAGGTGGTGACGGAAGATCATCGTGTATTCTTTCTTGGCTGAATCAAACACCGAGAAAGAGTTGATCTCACCATGGGGTTTCTCAGGGACCGGATAGCCAAGCCCCTCAGAAAGGTCAAAGTCGGTCTCAATGTCGTAGTACGCGACGTGGTAGGGGGAATTCACCTCAGTGTCACTGTACTCATCGAGAAGGAATCGGTACGTCAGGGGGACGTCCGACTCAGCCACGATGTCTTGACGGTTTCTGGCGAACTCCTGAAGTGTTCTACGGTCCTTGAAGGGAACCTTCTTCATCGGATTGCCGTACAGATCCTTGAACTCGCCAGTCCCTGTGTTGTCCCGCATGAACAGGTAGGTGTAGTTCTCAGCCGGATGGATGTGGTGGTGGAGGCCGTTCTGATCACGTTCCCAGACGTGGATCTCCCCCTTTGATTCTGTTGCACTGATATACATGGCATCTCCTTCGGTAAGTTTGATAATGATACAACGAAAAACGGGAAGAGGCAATGCCCCTTCCCGTTCATTTATGCTACCGTTGGATCACTCTTCAACTTGCTGATCGAGTGCCTTCTTGTTGCGAGCGGCAGTGCGGAGCATCTCGTCCAGCTCGACCGTTTCCTGATGCTTCTCGACTGCCTCTGCTGCTGCGTTGCAGTGGCGTTGGCGGACCAGACTGTTGAAGCGTGCAGTCGGAACACCGATCTCGTCCTTGACCCGTTCAGCAACGTCCTTGCGGAAGTTCTTCTCGATCTCAGCACGGACCAGTGATTGACTTGCCTCGTCGACTGCGTCGTTCAGGGCGGCTTGCTGCTTCGGGGTCAGGATCAGTTCGCTATCGGATGACATATTCAGTTTCCTTTTGATTGAAGTGTTGGTCAGGTGGGGACTTCACGTCCCCTGTTGGATTGATATCAGCGTGAGGTGGTAGTCTTGTGGTTCTGGAGCTGGACTACCAGTGACTCCAGTTCGACGACCTTGTCAAAGATGTAGTGATTGGCGTAGAAGCGGAAGCCGTATGATTCGATCTCATGACGAGTGAACTCGATGTCCTTCTGGATGTCCTTGGTGGCATCTGAGACTCGAAGACCTCGCATGACACTCAGAGCACGATTGTAGCGCTTCTGGATCGGGGACATCTGGCGCTTGCTGTTGTTTCCTGCGGAACGAGTGGTGGATTGAGTTTTCATGATTGTTACTCCCAAGATATGCCATACAGTGGCATTGACTGTGTTGCTTTTGCTGAGGCAGATGGTGAATTCGATTCAACCGGTGCTGCCTTGATGGTCAACTTCTTTCTGGTTCTCTTCTTAGCAGGTGACTTCTTGGGAGTCACTACGGTGGACGGTGATGGGTCATGTGACACCTTAGGTTCAGGGGTTGATGGGACGTCGAAGACGGGTGTCTGTTCCTTCTCGACGACATTTTCATTTGAAAACAAGATCTTATCACCGAACTGGTAGCACTGCAACTGAATATCGTTCGGGTTGTAATCAAAGTCTTTCTTCTTGCCACTAACGAGGATGACTAACTTCTTGTCTGTGAACGAGTGGATTTCCCCCTGATGTGTGGATCCACCCGCTTCTTCCAGACCGATGGTGACCTTTAGGCCGATGAGTTCCTCAGTCATGTTCTCAGGTGTCAGACGAATGCATGGCACCACAGCGAATCCGCGACTGTTGACAGGGTAGCGTGACTTGTCGAATTTGGAACTCATCGGTCAATCCTCATTGGTGTTTTACTTACTGATTGGCAGCGTCTTCAATCACTTCGCCAATCTTATCGATGATCTGGGAATAAGTCAACCCCAGAATTTCATCGATGGTGCCCAGCAGGAGATGCTCCTTGTCAGGGCGGATGGTGACGTCACCATTACCTCGCAGTGCGAAGCGATTCTTGCCAACCTGCTCACGGAGAACCGTGCGCAGTTCATCCTTGTTGCGGATGGTGATATCATCCTCATCGCGGACATCGATGTCGAGATCGACACTCTCAGTTGCACCAGAGAGCATCATACCAAGCTCACCCAGTGCACTTTCGAGCATGTTCTCCTTGTTCTCGATGCCGTACATCACTTCCATCGGATCATATGCCTCGGTCTTGGTGGACAGTTCGACCGGCATCAGGAGACCATTGGCGTCGATGTACATCTCGTCATCACGCTTGACAACCACGAAGTGTTCGACCGGCTCAGTGTCCTTGGCGTTGAACTGTTCCCAGCTGATGGCACATCCGCGTTCGAGTGCATCTTCGTCGCTCAGAGTGATCTCAGTGTACTTGGAGCGCTCGAACTCTTCATCAGTCAGGATACCCTCGGTGACCTCGGTGTAGATGCGAGTGAATCGCTTCTGCTTCGCCACCACGTTGTCCTCATGCTGGGAAGTCTTACCATAGAACCCATAGGACTCTCGATGAGCCATCAGCTCAGAGTGAGGCTGCACGACGCGGATGTCACCACGTGCCCAGAGCATGAAGCCAGCAGAGGCTGCCTCGGAACATACCACAGTGATGGTGTGGCGGAACTTATCCATGATGGTGAACAGTTCCAGCATCAGATCGACACGACCGCCCGGACTGTTGATGTAGATCATCAGAGTTGGCACGCTTTCTGCAAGGCGGTACAGCTCTGCCAGTTCTCGGGTGTTCTCCTGCGGGGAGTTGAACTCACCACGAAGATGGAGTTCGATGCGATTGTGCTGCTCGTTAGGCACAATGGTCATGAACTGAGGGAGGGGAAACATTGCCATCGGGTCCATGCTGCCGCGAGGGCGAGAACGAGAATCTACCTCTCCTTCGACCTGCATGGCGGTGGACGAGAAAACGGACGGCTTGATTGCGGAGAAATCGAGATTCATGTTGGTGATCCTTTTCGTTTGTTGGTGTGACCATCTTACTTCAAGGGAGGGGGCTTTTCAACCCCCTCGGGTGAGGATTTTACTCCTCGGATTCTTCTACTGCTCCTTCTTCGTACTGACTCACCACCTGCTGGGCCACCGGTTCATCGAGGAACACGATACGACCAGAAGTCGGAGCGTTGTCCTTACCATCGGCCCAGATGGCGAACGTCAGTGTGGTATCCGACTTGAAAGTGAGGGAGAACTGCTCACCACCGCCGATTGCACTTGAGATGATACCACGGACTTCTTCCTCGAGGATGATCTCAGGAGTTGAGTTCTCCTCATCGAGGAACATGACATGGGTCAGGTTCTTGATGGCCGACACCACCGGAAGAGTGCGCATCAGACCCATCAGATAGTCAGTCAGCTCCTCGTGATCCTGATCAGACAGTTCAGAGACCTTCAGTTGGTTGGTGATCTCGCCAGTGGCGGGAACAGATCCTGCGATGTTGGTGACGGATACCTGAGTGTGTACGGAAGTGATGCGAAGACCGGTGACGTACTCAGTCGGACTCATCAGCTCGAGACCAGCACTCGGATTGCCCAGTGCTTTCTTGATCTCTTCATTCTCCGGCTCGAAGTACGCACCCACCACCAGCGGGAATGCACGGACATTCGAGAGCGGGAAGGAGGCGGTCTGCATGAAGTTGCGGTTCTGTTCAGCAGGGACGCCGTTGTTGAACTCTTCAAAGATCTCTTTGAACAGCGGGGTCTGGGTGGTGGTTTCTTCTGACATGTGATGATCTCCTGATTGATATGTCGTTATGTCTTACTTGAGAGCTTAGTCTATCTTGCCTCAACACCAGTGTCAACACCGATGTTGGAATTTTTTTTTACATCGAGTCTACTGCACCGTACATCTCGACGACCGCACGGATCTCCTCAAGGGAAATCACCGAGTCCGTCACACGCATGCATACTGCGTGATTGGCGACATCAAGAGGCGGCAATAGCGCATCAGTTGCCTCGATCAACGGCTTGCTTTGTGAATGACCGATGTCGAACTCGAGTCGAGCGATATTGCACATCGCCAGATACCATGTTTCGGTATCGTTCTCCGTCACGTGCTCATCGAACTCTCGGAGGTTTTTGAACACACGCAGTTTCTCATGAGTGGTGCCACAGGGCACATACTTTTCCGAACGAATCACCGCAGGGTGAATACTCATGAACATCGGACGAGTCTTCACATCTTTATACTCATGACCAGTCCCCGTGACCCATGAAAATGAAATATGAGCCACATCGGACGGGAACCCGTACTCTTTCACATACTGGCTGATGCGTTGACAGAATTCCTTACGATGGGTCTCGGTCATGAGATTGACAAGTTCAAACGCATCGATGCGTTCGATGTGCCCAGTGTCATTGATGTGAGAAGTGTTCTCGAGCAGACTGGTTTGATATCGTTTGGATATGAACGACATGCTTGTCTCCTTTGAGGAGGTGGGTGGGTGGATGGATTAACGTTTGTGTTTGAAGTCACTTTCGTACCAACCGGTGCCCTTGAACTGGGCGCGAGCTGGTGCTGAGATTGTGGTTTCCATGTCGGAGCCACAGGTTGGACAGGGGATGGTTTTGACGTCCGACTTTACGATCTTCTCGATCTTGGGTTGGTCGCAGTTGTTACAGATGAAATCTCGAATGGGCATGGCACATAATCTCCTTAGGACGGGGTCAGTATGTGCCATGTGGATCTATCAGTCAAGCACTTTCTTGTGCTTTTTCTTGCGAGAATAGGACTTCTTCTTGTCCTTCTCGACTCGCTGTCGGAAGAGCGGGGACTTGACCAAGGCATGCTGGGCGTTGTCTTTGATCTTCCCTTTCTTGTGGTCGTGCTCCATCAGCTTCTCCTATGGCAGGTAGTTGATAATGACCGCGATCACCAACGGCACCATGACAGCAGTGATGAACACCCCGAAGTTCTTGACGAACCGGCTGTTATCCCGTGTCTTGATTGATGCCTCTTCTTGCTTCTTTGTGACTTCGACAACGGCCTTTTCGATCTCACCGAATCGAAGTGTCAGGGTTGAAAGATGCTTTTCGTGCTCGTGGATCATTTTTGTCACACTGGTCAGAGTCTCCGTGAGACGCGTGATGTCGGCTCGCTGTTGTGCCAAGAGAGCCTGTGTAGCAACCACCTCTTTAAGCGTGGACGTGATCTCGTCCAGTGTGTCTTTTTGGTGCGTGATCACGCTCTCTACGACCGCAACACGCTCATTGATTTTGTCTGGCTGGTCGCTCATTCTGATTTCTCCTCAACGTCTCATTATTTATTATGAGAGGGAGATCAATGCAACCAAGTCTTGTAATGTCTGTTTCATATAACGTCTATCTGATTAAACGGCATGTGAAACAGAGATCCCCTCCGAAGAGGGGATCTGATGGTCCTGATCAGTGATTCGTGTCATCCATGTAGATGACCTTTGCATCTTCCAGCTGGAGATCTCGATTGCCACCACGAGTGACAACGAAGATGTACTTCATGGCGTCCTCTTTGGTGGCCTCGTTGATCGGAGAGGTAGGCAAATACCCGTCGGTGACCACGATGCAGGCGTTGAATTCCTCTCCCTCATCAACCTGATCATTGGCGTAATTGATCAGAGGAGCCATGCAAGTTCCGCCACCCCCTATGGCACGGAAGTCCATGTTGCTCAGGTCATCATCATCCTCGGATGAATAGCGCCCCAAGAATGTCGCAGCAACATCACACGTGATCAGATCCAGATCCCATGCATCGAACATCTCGAGCAGACTGTGTAACTCACCACCCACGTCTGCATAGTCATCGCGACTCATTGAGCCAGAGGAGTCGAATCCGAACACAACACGAACCTTGTTACCAGTCAGGGTCGGGAACACCACAGAACCGCTCGTGCGGCGGCTCAGACGGTTATAGGTGGTGCGCTCACGTGATGATGCCTGAATCGCATCAGACAGCTCTGTACGCCAATCTACGGCGGGTTTCGCCAGATCACCGAGGACTGCAACCATGTTGCCTTCTGACTCACCGATACCACCCATCGCATTGGCACTGGCCACAGCTGCTGCAGCAGACTGGCGATTCTTGACAACTTGGGCACCGGAACCAGAGGTCTCAGCGACGTTGTCCAGAGCACGCTGACCTGCCTTCCCGCGCTTGGCCGGATCAGCCTGTGTCAATCCTTCGTCTTCGCGCTCAGAGGCGCTCTTGACCTTCTTACGGCCACCAGATGACTTCGATTGACCACTGCCACTGCCGTCGCCCTCACCGTCGTCGTTTCCATCACCGTCACCGTCACCGTCACCGGAACCCTCACCATCTTCATCACCGGAACCCTGCTGTTCTTCACCATTCTCATCAGAGGGTTGACCACCATGTGCCTCAATGGCCTTGTTGGCGTCGTTATCATTCTCTTCGAGGAGGAGATGATAGATCTCATCAGATGACATATCGATGAATCGTTCGTCGTAAAGTACGAACGTCGGAAGACTCAGATACTGCTGATACTTGCTGGAATGGTGGATGCTATCACCGTTCTCATCCTTGTATGCACCAGCACATGTCAGGTTGATGCAGTAATCAGTTGCGATGTTGAACAGCTGATGATTGTACCCACGCTCGATGGCACGTCCACCGTGCTCGAGGAAGATGTGCAGGATCTCATGCAGGATCACGAATGCACGTTCTTCACGTGTCTGCAGGGTGTTCATCCAGAATCGCGGATTGATGAAGATATGGTTCTCATCGCCACGAACCAGCGCACCCGCAGTCTGGATCGCCGGATCATCAGACCAGTGATACTTGCAGGTGAACATCATATAGGCGAACGTCGGAGACGCCAGAGAGAGGTTCGTACGTGCGGCTGACAGAGAGTCATCCCACTCACGCTTGACATCGTCTCCCGTCAGGGTGGACGGCATGCCGGATGAATCTTGGATGATGCTGACTGCCACATCCTTCGGGTCGATATTCGCTTGATCTGTCATGTCATTTCCTCAGTTGGTGAGCCATCATTGTACCCACCATGATGACTGATGTCAAACAAAGAACCCCCTCGATTGAGGGGGTTCTTTTCGGGGTCTTACTTGTCGGTACCGTTGATGATACCGGCCAGCGGAGAGAACTGGGCACGGAGACGCGGCACACGGATGATCGCGGACTTCACATCAGGACCAGCTGCCTTGATAGTCTTGAACATGATGATGCGAGCTTCCTTCTTCAGCTGCTCAGAGACATCACACAGGTGACCGAGTTCCGCTTCGACCTGATCCGCAGTCTTCTTGGAAGTACCCTCACCATTCTTGATGGAGTTGGCTTCCTTCAGGGCGTCGATGATCTGGAACGCCAGACTGTTGGACAGGTTGTACATCATGCCACCGTCATCATGCTTGACAGTGTAGCCCTCACCGGCACGGACTTTCTTCCAGTCGGGGAGCTTCTCGTTGAACTCGAGGTAGCCCATGAAGTCCGTTGCGACCTTGGAGCCTACAGCACCGGCAATCGCGATACGCAGCATACGCGGATCATTGGCGATGTACTTGTTCTTCATGTGGGTGGACACCATGTACCAAGAACGCGGGGTCGGGAATGCCGCTTCCTCAGAGTTCGGAGCCTCGTAGGTGTGAGCCGGTTTCCAGTTCAGGTAGCCCGCGATGTTCTGGTTGAAGCCAGCACCGACAGCGTATTCGATGAAGGATTCAGCGGCACGCTCGGAATCGATGGTCAGGTGCAGACCGAAACGGTTGGCAGCAGCAGGAGCCAGCGGCTTCGCACCAGTCTTGTCAGACTTCAGGTTACCAGCAGCGATGATGGCACAGGTATCCGGCAGCTTGGTGTTGTTCTGGACAGTGCGGTCCAGAATGATGCGGTATGCAGCGTGCTGGACGTGGATCGGAGCGTTGAGCAGCTCATCGAGGAACAGGATCGAGACACGTCCATCACGCGGGAACCATGCCGGTGTGGAGAAGAACATGTCCTTCTCGTCGGTCTCGAAAGTCTCACCAGTGGTGTGATTGGTGACTTGCAGCTTGAAGCCGGTGTGTGCCACATACGGGATACCCTGTACGTCAGCACTGTCCATGCCACCCAGACGGACATCGATGACAGCCGGAGTGTAATCGAGCTTCAGGACATCACGCAGGCGAGTCGCCAGCTGCATCACGATCTCGCTTTTCCCAAGCCCAGGACTACCTGTGATACACGCGTTCAGCGGAATGTACTTGTTCTCGACAGCGGAGACGATGTTGGCCATCAGCAGTTCGGCGGCTTCGGCGATGGTGACCTTGTTCAGTGCGAAGTTAGACATGTTTCTTTTCCTTTCATCGGTTTGGTTTGGGTGGGAGACTATCCCCGTCTCCCAAGGGGTGATTCAATCTTAATTCATCCAGTCAGAAGAATCAAGAGGTTTTTCGTTTCTTTCTTTCGGGCTTGGGTGGTGCTGGCTGGCCATGACCCTCTTGAATCCCGTGCTTCTCTCGGAAATCGTTGACCACCTTCTCAGCTTCTTCCAGCGTATCATAGCAACCGAGATAATGGCGCTTCTTGTCATGGTACAGACGAACCATCCAGCTATCAGTTGCCTTGGACCAGTTCACGCCACTGATTCCCGACTTGTTGGTTGACTTCATCGACATGTTGGCAGAGTTCTTACCAGACTCCAACATCCGCAGGTTTTCCCAACTGTTGTCAGTTGCGTCTCGGTTCTTATGGTCGATTGTCATTCCTTCCTCGACCCATTCACCAGTCATATAGAACCATGCGACCTGATGTTCCTTGTACTTCAGACCCTTGATCCCGATCCTCCGGTGGATCCACGTAGGGTCTCCAAACTCAACATATCCTGCACGCTTTCCTGCATAGCGTCCATTCCATGTCTTGATACTCATCTCATCACCCTCACGGGGCTTCCAAGTGAACTCACCAGTCTCTGGGTCATAATCCAGCAGCTTGGTGAGTTCATCATGGGGCAGTGCGTCCTTCTGTTTTTGAGTGGCCATCATATGTCTCCTTTGTTTGATTGACGGCCACATCATCTCAGGGTCTCAGACAGCTGTCAAGCCTCCATACCGAGTTTGATCAGGAGTTTCTCCATGCGGTCCATGACCTTCTTGTTCAGACGGGAGCGAATGTCATCACCACGGGCGTTCTTGTCATTATCATCATACTTGGAGCGCATGAAGTCTGACAGTCCGGTGAGGACTTGAATGCCTGATACGTCAGAGGAATCGACAGCTTCCCCGACGAACGTCTTGGCCTCGTCGATGACCTTGTCGGCTACCTTGGCGGCCTTCATTGACTCATCGACGATGGTCAGTGCCATGGAGCGGTCCATCTTCGCATCACCCATCAGGTTGATGAACGGCATGATCTCATCATTCCACTGGGTGATCATGGTTGAGATGATGGCAGAGAATGCCACGTGAGACTCATGAATGGCCTTGGTGTGGCGGATGTTGAGGTCGAACATCTCATTACAGACACCGATGACCTCGGAGCCGGTCTTCTCATCGACGGCGAGCAGGCGGACCGTGTGACGGCGTGACCCATCGACGCTGGTAATCAGCTGGACATGCATGTTGATGGTGTTCATGCAATCAGGGGAGAGTTGACCCTTGATGGCGACGTTGAGCTGTTGTTGACCACCCGAGCCAGAAAGATACAGGTGTGTCGGATGAGCGTCAACCCCCATCTGGGTCAGTTCGGTCATGAGGTCATGATAGACCTGAGCCGTCGGGAGCGTGCCATACAGACCGGTGACGGTGGTGATGGTGGACAGGACACCAGTGCGATCACGGTCGACCACGATGCCATAGAACTTGGTGTTGCGACCGGTGTTGGTGTTGCCTTCGGCCTGATAGGTCTCTTCCTCATGCTCGAATGTCAGGGGCTTGACATAGACGGGGAAGTTGACGGCATCGATTGCAGTGGTCCATGCGTCCTCGGTGGTCATGGTGGACAGTTCGGACATGTTCTGACGGTTCTGCATCGGATTGGTGTTCATGTCTTGGTACCTCGGAATGTGTGAATGCTTGGGTTAACCTGAGATGACTGTTGACTGACTTTACCAGAACAGTCGAAGAAGAATCAAGAGGAACGAGATGATCAGTAGCCAGATCATACCAGAGATCCACCGGCGATGACAATCACCCAGAGGACAAGTTGATATGTCTGGAAGAGGATGGCATCGAACGCACCCTCAGCCATGTTGAAGCGATCATCCTCAGGAAGTCTGGAGCCAACCACTGGCATTGACCAGTGGCGGAGGCGATAGCAGACAGTGAGTGACATCAGGATAGACACGATTGCGATTGTCATATCATTCACCAAAGAAGTTGGATTCGTTTTTGGACTCGATGATACTGCGGACCTCGGATACCCAGCGCTCCATGTCGAGATCATTCAAGCGATAGGTGAAGATGGATGTGCTATATGCGCCCTCGACATCATCACCAATGCAGTAGAAGTACCCGTCACCCTTGACCAGCTCGACATTGAGACCGAGCTGGGAGAGGCGCTTGTTTACTCTCTTGAGAGTCAGCATCATATCACCTCAGATGATCAGTTTCCAAAGGATTCGATTGTTACCGCCACGAGCACGAATCTTGCCTTGGGCGGGTTCCGCGTCGGACCTTGCGATGTATCCCTGAGCCTCGAAGAAACGCAGGGCGAAGCGCAGATCCTGTGTGTCGATGGACGGGGCGTGCTTGGCCACGTCGAATACTGAGAAGTTCTCACCGCGACCAATCTTGGCGATGGAACGGATGGCCATGATGCGGGCCTGAGCAGCTTTTGCTTTGATCGGGCGACCGGCACCGTCACGGTCGCGGATCTGCATGATATGGGAGATGGGAAGTTCGTGTTGGTTAGACATAATGTTGACTCCTGAGCTTATCCGTCTGGGTTGTGGATCAATGACCACCAATGGCCATCGATTGTTTTACATGGTACATCGATTCGAATCAAAAGTCCAATCCCGTTTTCCAAATGAATCAAACAGCGTTGAGATTGGTCTGATGCTGTCACAGGGTAGGGAGTGTCGCGTTTGATAGCCCCGTGGTTCACCGGTGATACCGCTTTAAGCACTGGGGAGTGCCTCAATCCAGTTGCGAATCGCAGCCTCGCTTTGAGCAGTCACAACGTACTCCTCGGGCTTGGATTTGCAGATGTCGAGGATGCGGGATGCGACGTGGCGCTTGGTGGCGTCGCAGCAGCTGATGCCCTGTTCTTCAGCAGACATGAAACCTTCGAGCAGGGACTTGCGAGTGAGCTTGATACGAGTCATGGTCATTACCTCACAGGTTGAGAATCGAGACAACTGTCGCATGGACAGCTGATGCTGCTTCGGGTGAAAGTTTGACACTCGGGCGTTCACCCTGCATGCCGTTCGCGTTTACCGTATCGTCTAGGACATCATAGTACCAATGCCCCTGAGTTGCAACCGCGTTTTGATCGAAACATACAGGGTACGATGATCGATCATCTTGCATTCGAAACGTTCCGTCATCATGATGCGGACTCCTCAGCCATCCGCCGGATGGTCTCGATGTCTTGATCATTGATCATTCCCGTGCGGTATGCATACAAGACGTCATATGCGGCCTTGTGGTAGCGAGCGGCTTCCAGCACCTCATTGCGATGCTTGATGCAGAATTGAGCCACTTCCGCATCTTTGGCCATGCGAGACTCGCGATGCAGATGAATAGCAAGGATGGCATCACGCTGATAAGCACGCTTGTGGCGATGTTCTGGGGTGATCATTGGTTGTTACCTCACTGTCAGTCGATTGATGTTGTGGTGCCTCACAGATGCCCCCTCAGTGCGAGGAGGCATGAATCAGGCATTACGGTTTCTTGATACCGCGCATCTGGCTGACTGCACTGTCGAGCCATTCATGCGATGCAATCCCATCACGGCCCCGTGCAATCGCGATGACTTCCTCAGCCAGTTTGATGGCAGTTTTCTTCGCCACGTCCTTTTGGTAGTACATCCGGATGCGGTCGTCAGTCGGGGGGAGGATCTGGGGAGCAGACCGCCAGCGAGACGTCGAACCGTGTCCCCAGCGTTCCCCATTGTCCTTGCGGTATCCTTCACCGTCGTCGATGAATACCCGCGTGGCGGTTAGGCGAACCACCTGCTTAAGTTTGACCTCGTTTCCCTCATACAGGATAACCGAGTCCCCGACTTTCAACGATTCACGAAATTCTCGATCAGTCATACATCACCTCACTATCAGGCCACACGTGTGAAGCCAGTCGGAAGCTGGCCGCGTTGGATCTTGTCACTGTTTGTCAGTATCTGGCGAACTACACGATTCACCAGACTCAGGAACTTGCCGTCACACACGACGGTATCAAGGACGCCGTCTTCATCGAATGTGACCTCATACACCTTACCACCCTTCTCAATTCTCGTATTCATTCACTTCCCCCAGCGTTAGAACCACAGCGTCGTCGGTGAAGTCTCGATAAAACCGATGGTCAGGATCTTCACCGAGTGACAGACACCTCATTGCGACAATGTACGTGCCATCTTCTTCTCGATCAATATCGACCACTTCGAAACGGTGACCGTTACCAGCTGGACCGAAGACGATGATGTCTTCAATTTCAAGGTCACACACCTTCTTCTCAATTTTCTGATGTGACATATCAACTCACTCCCAGTCCACGTTGAGTTTGTTACCCTGCTCGACATGTAGCACCGGTCGGCGCATGCTCAGGGCATTGTTGCGAAGACGTGACATCGCGTCAGAATGAATGGTCGACCAGACGGCGAGGTGGTTCGGCCCCGCCAACTGGTATTCGGCCATGTCCGTCCCGATCATCTGGAAGACGTTAGTCACCCCCGCATCAGACATCGCCTTGAAATGATTGGCGACTGATTTGATGTCTATCTCATTCTGGAAGTAGTAGGCGAGGGCAGCGACTTGGAGACGCGCTTCCTCATCCTCAGCAAAATCGAGAAGATGGGGAGGGGACTCGAAACCATCCTCACATTCCACCGGATCGGTGTGAAGCTGGCAGCCATAGACATAGCCACGCATGAAGTCGATGGCCGGTTTGTTGTCGATGAGAAGATTGAACATGATGATACCTCACTTTCAGTTTGGTTGAGTTGACTCACGTGGTACAGCTTAACGGAACGCCCTGACACCTGTCAAGGCGCTCGAGTAAACTTTACGCGGTGACTGGTTTCGCCACAAGGACGCGACATGCATTCCCTCGGCGCAGTTCGAATTCCATCGCGGCCCCTAGTGCGATGTCATTCGGGTATGATTCTTTGAGAATCACGGTGGGATATGCACACAATGCGGCATCCATACTACTGAATACCTCATAATCGATGATCTCAAATTGTCCCATCGAATCAAAGGTATACTGTTCTACCACCGGTACGGTCTTCATATCACTTCTCCTCATACTTTGCAATGATGTCATCCGGCGACGGTAGGACGGGATAGCAGCGCCCTGACTTGTGCCATGTCATGCGTTCTTTGGCCTGATACGTTCCGCGACATTCACGATGGATGGCACCTTTGACAGTGAAAGTCTCCTTGCTTTTGGAAACCGTATACACCGTCACTCGGCGTCCATCGCGGGTCAGATATTCACCGGTCGCATCGACTATGGTGACCAGTTCACGAAGTGGGACAAACGCCTTATCATTCATGCTTCTGCCTCAATGTCGACAATGAAGCCGTCATAGTGGCCGTTACCTTTCAAGTCACCGGCAATGCCGTTTTCCCACTCCTCCCCCAGTACACACTCACACAGGCACTCTAACATGAGGTGTGTCTGGTCGGCACGCCACTCGTCGATGTTTTCTGACCACTCAGGATCATTGATATCGTTGCTGACAAAGGAGACGAAACCCGAGCAGCTGGTACAGTTGTCAAGGATTTTCTGCTTGAACTCCTCAAAGTGATGGTGCAGGAGATGGGCGCGGACGGTTTTCAGATGCTCCAGCGGCATGACACCCATGATTTCATCGTTGGACGTGAAATAGTCCTTGGCGGGATGGATGCCAGTGAGTCGCGCCTCGAGGCGCAGTTCGGAGCTGTTATTGATCTCATGGATCAACTGGCCAGTGTATGCTTTCGCAAACTCGAGGAAGTTTGTGTCGTTGATCTGCATATCATACGGTGCGTCATCGCCATCGATCCCGTCGTTCTCCAGCATCATCTCAAATTCATCATCGACGTATGCTTCGTGGATGGTGTTACCAAAACCGGCGAACGGGAAGCGCATGGTTGTTTCGTTTTTCATGATGATGCCTCACTTACAGTTTGGGTGGACTTACACGGTACAGCTTAATCAAGCGCCCTGACACCTGTCAAGGCGCTTTGTTAAACTTTTACCCTTTCGCGATGATAGAGACTTTCTTCTTTTGGACACCATGCGCGGTGAAAGCGATGACGCTGGCACGGTCTGCCTTGGCGCATGCCTTGCACGTTGCACAATCCAGACTGTCGACGTATTCAGCGGGGCAGCGGGATACGTGGACGCCGTCTACGTCTTTCCAGTTCGCGTCGGAGTCATCCCAAAAGTCAGTAGGGACAATGGTCACGATGGGAAGACGTGGGTGCACATACTTGGTGGTAACGGCCTCTTTGACACTATTGGTGCTGATGTTCACAGTGAAGCCCGCACGATTCGCCGTTTCGATTGCCATCACGTTGGTCGGAATACGCATGTCATGATGCGTATAGGTGAAACCGTTAGCACCGGCGTCGTGGTTCGCTTTGACCAATTCAGCAACCATGCCGGTATCGATTGCACCTTTGTGATGCGGCAGATCGCCAGCTTGATTGTGACGCCAGATCTGACCTTTGTCCAGATTGCGGACGAATCCGACCAGCTGGCCCCAATCGCCGCCACGTTCACCGGAATCGACCTTGCGCCAGTGCATGCCAGTGTGGCCAAGACCCGCGTAACATCCCGCACCACCGCCATTCTTGTTAAGCGGGCATGTAGACGGGCATGACTCGCTGGACGTCGTGGTGACGGGGATCGGGCCGGTTTTCTTGTTACCAGACTTGGGGGAAATGTGGACCTTAATCATGATGATACCTCACTTGCTTGTTGATGATGGTCTAGCTTAACGGAGCGCCCTGACACCTGTCAAGGCGCTCGAGTAAACTTTACCTTTGAAACTCACTTGTCAAATTTCGTCACAATGTCATCGGACATTGGTTGGTCTGACCAGCCTAGCACGTTGATAGCGAACCAACCAAAGCAGGCACAAACGCCGACCAGTGCCAGCATTGCGATGACACCAAAAACCGTCATGCCAAGCATGGATTCAATGCCAAGCGCGTTGAAGATATGACCTAACCACATATCACACCCCCATTTTAGTGTTGAGCAGTTGAGCGTCATATGCTTTCAGGAGCACATGCTGGCGACGCTTTTGCACTGCGCTAAACCCGTGATGGCCAGCGTGTGACCAACTGACCTGCTGGCGACCAGTCCGGCACGGTGAATAGTCTTCACCATAGCGCGCTTTGTTTTCGGCGTCAATCTTTTCCTTCCAGTCGGCCTTCAATACCTCATTCTTGAAGACCTCAACACCGTCTACCATGACACGCGCAGTCTTATACGCATCATTCTCAGTCACCACGACCTCAGTATTGGCACGCTTGAAGTGATAACCAAAGTTCACCGCGTTCACCATATCGACTTCAATGAGACGCATCTTGATCATGACATTACCTCACTTGCTTGATTGAATTGAAACAACACGACTAGCTTAATCAAGTGCCCTGACGCTGTCAAGGCACTTTGTTAAACTTATCAGATATTCATCGATATGACATTGATCATACCGTTGGAGTCGAACTTGAACACCGGCAGATGTCCAGCTGGCATGTTTTTCTGTGGTGTCATGTATGCAAACCCTGACCATTTACCCGTGCCAGCGATGAAACGTGCAGGCATTGGAATTCCCGCTGGCTCACTGGTATCAAGATACGCCACCACAGAATGGGTGGCTTTTGGAGCCACACCGATAATACCGTACGCCTCGGCCATCGAACTGACAAAATACCCAAGGCGCGGAAGAATGTTGGTAATTTCCTTGCCGTCCACATCCCAGCCCTTGTGGACTATTTCATCGTGGTTGATACGACCACCCCCGAGACACGGACGGAGCGCGGTTTTTTCGAACACGACATCTTCCAGTGCCGCCAGATGATTGATGGCCGTCACTTCACTGTCGGCGTTATCAGCGGACACTTCCTGACCAGCGGTGATTGAAACGAAGAATGAAGACATGATGATACCTCACTTACTTGATTGAGTTGACTTACGTGGTACAGCTTAACGGAGCGCCCTGACACCTGTCAAGGCGCTCGAGTAAACTTTACACACCAACAATCAAGACCTTGCGCAATGTGCGCATCTCGGCGGTATAGTCCTGACCAGCGACATATGACCACCCGTGACGCTTGTCATACGTCAAACGTGACAGGATTCCCGCGCTATCGATGTCGTCCAGATTGCGCAGGGCAGTTCGGACGCGGCGAAGTGTGTCAACTCGACAGCCCTTTGTCACAATATCGGCGATGGCGTCGACGTCGCTATCTTCCAGACACACCTCGCGGGATATGTCCTTCCAGCCGGATTTGACCAGCACACGACGACAAACAAAGTTATCGAGTGACAGATGACGGGCATTGCGCTTGATTGCGGAAATTGACTTATACATGACATTACTCACTTGCTTGATTGAATTGAAACAACACGACTAGCTTAATCAAGTGCCCTGACGCTGTCAAGGCACTTTGTTAAACTTATCGACTCACACGGGAGAATGTTACACCATTGGTAAACAATTCGTCGTTACCGTTTTTGGTGACGTACCACACACCCTTGCGCTGGTAGACCCCATTGTTGCGACCGTCACACAGGCCGTTAATCAGGGCATTCAGACGTGACTTTGTGGTGACACTACGCCATCCCCCATCCAACACAGACAGCCCCGCACTGGTCACGGTGGCGATATGGTTTCCATGCAGGTGTACATGGAGTGATTCATTGACGCGGGTGACGGTGGTGTTGCCGTTGCTGAAAGTCTTGTTGGCGATAATGGCGGCGACCATTGCAGATTCGATTTTACGCATGATGATACCTCACTTACAGTTTGGGTGGACTTACACGGTACAGCTTAATCAAGCGCCCTGACACCTGTCAAGGCGCTTTGTTAAACTTTACACGTTGGCGGTGTGACGGATTGCACCCATGTTATACGCCACGACCTTACAGCCGCCATATTCCAGAAAGGCACTGGCAATCCAATTTGTGGCAGACTGACAATCCTCGCACTTGCCACACGGGGCCGTGTCCAGCTGGCGGGAACGCTCAGTCACGGCCATCCACATATTGTCCAGCTGGTCACGATCAGCGACAATGGACACACCGCCACCAAAGATCCAACCAAAGTTAGAATACCGTGCCACCTGATCGATGACGGATTCAGGAACACAAAGGCCGACAGCGCGACCGTTGACGATACTGGTACGGACTTCACCACGCTTAGTGCGGAGTGTCAGGGTAGTAGCCGTGTGGCGCTGGTTTTGCTCGACTTCGAGAACTTCAGCATACCCGTCAAAACCACGATCGATCCAGTCGCCAGCTTTGACATCAGCGGCACGGACGTTGATGATTTTCATATCGGACATAATAATACCTCACTTACAGTTTGGGTTGACTTGCAGGATAAAGTTTAGGCTTGCACCCTGACAACTGTCAAGGTGCAAGGTAACACTCTATCAATTTTTTTTTTCATTGTTCACGACATCAGCCGCATATGGGATTTATGGTTTTGGTTACATCGCACCATAGAAACGCGGGTTTATTTTACGTACCACTCCATGCACGTTGAGGGAAACCATATGTTGAAGATTCGCGCTAGTGTTCACTTCTCACAAGTGTCAAGTCACACGGTGGGGCCGCTAGGCGGACTTATCCCGTATGGATGCGCCTACACTAGCAGGCGTCATTCTACAATCCCTCACACGTTCCGCCGATGGCTCCGGCACTATAACACTAGCGTGTTAGGGAGTTCGGGCGGGATATCTTGCCCCGCATTCCATTGGTCCGTGATTTAGGGATCAACTTTTAGATTGTTAAAGAGCGTGCCTCTATGTTAGCTGGCGTGGTTTCGATTGTCAAGGATTATTTTTCGATCCTTTTCGATACCTTGGGTGATTCATGTTTTCGCCCCCTCATTCTAGCCTATCCCGTTTCACCGTGTCAAGTGTTATTTCAGACGCCTGACAAATTCATTCATGAATCAGGATGGCCAAATTGTTAAGGAGCGATGGTCGAATTGTGAAGTATGGTGCTGATCTTGTCAAGTGCGTTTTTGAGGCTGGCATATAAAGCGCGAATATCATTGTTCCGATAAGGCTTTATATTCTTCTCAGGGCCGCAGCGGCGGCTGGTACACGCTGACACACATAAGACTAGCAGACTTCCCCAATTCGATCAATCCCTAAATTCTGGATATCCCAAATGAGAATGATTCTCATTAGTGAAAGGGTAGGCTAAATTGTTAAGGAGCAGGCCCATACTATCGCGGGTGGTCGAGCTTGTCAAACGTTTTTCATGTTGGCCTTTTATCGTGGTCTCAGGCTTCACCCTGACGGCGACTCGGGTAGTTTGCAGCTACTCCAACTGGGGCGTGCTAGGCCAGTCCCCTAAGGCGGCGACTATGGCGATGCTTCCCTAGAAAACGCCGTGTTGCTTGCGTTTCCATGGTTTGAACTATGATGCATGCCGCCGGATTCGTCAAATTTTATTTTCATGTTTTTGCGAAAAAACTTGTAAGTGCCTGTTTTTCTTAACAAATTATTTCGCAGGATTTGTTGTCGAACACTGTTTCCGTTCGTCGGCCCCGTGTTAGCGGCTCCCGCTTTAGTTCGCCTGCTAACGATGTCGCCTTGTATAAGGAGGAACGCGCCCGCGTGCGTTATATAATCCATCACACGAAATAAATCAATAAATTTTTCGATTTATTTTCGATTTATTCCCTCCTTTATTACGCACGCGATTATATTATTTTTCTAATTTATTGTCAATCAATTCTTTTCATTTTTTCAAAATTTTTTGTAAGTCTTTGATTTTAAAAGAAAAAACGTCCTGTATTACGTCCCTAACGTCCTTTTGTCCTGATTCCTATAATACCCAAAAAGGACGGGCTTCTCAGGACGTTTACAGGACAAAAAGACGACGAAAGGATCCCGAAAAGAAACAGGAATCAGCGCCAATATATGCCGTTATAACCCCATAAAACAAATAACCCCCACACCGAAGTGCAGGGGTTATTATATATCAGAGTCCGCGTTGTTTACGAATACGCATTGCTTTCTTGCGGCGCTTGACGGCCTTGCGCTGGCCAGAAACATCTCTGGCTCGAGTCTTGGCCGCTTTCTTGGCTCTCTTACGCAGAGCACTGGCGCTCATACCAGTCGTTCTTACTGCCCTGCGCTTTCGGGTCTTGCGGTCCTTCTTGCGGGCCGTATTCCCTCGAGAGTCCACTGTTCTAACTGTACCTTCTTCGATAGCAAGGTCAAGCTTTGCGAGTTCGGACTCAATGAGTTCTTCAAAGTCCATGTTCGTCTCCTATGTTCTGAAGACTATTTACTCCTGAGTGTAGAACTCATCACGTACGTTGTCACGAAGTTCATCCAGTGTCATGGTCGGAGTGTCCATGAAGGCTTCGATCAGGGGGAGCATACGCGCGTTATCCTCGACACCCTCGACATTGATCTTGGTGTAACCCTGACCATTGAACTGTGCAGTACGGTAGTGGTTCAGAGTGTTCTTTGCTGCCATGTAGGCAGAGAAGCGTTCGATTGAACCAATGTTCGCTGCGAGGGTCTGGAGAGTGCCGATCAACTCATAGATGTCTTGATATGACTGGGACAACAGAGTCGACGCAAGACGAATGAACTCACAATGACTCAGAGTGTTCGGAGCAGTCACCAGAGAGGCCACAGGAGCGCCGCCAGCGTCAGACCCGACATACCAGTTGGAGAACTGGCTAAAGTCCGTCACGTCGCATTCTCCGGCGGCTGAGAGGGTCTGCTTGACCACAGAGTACATCATGGAGAGATGGAAGTGGCAGATGTCAGTCAGTTCGATCTTGAGGTTGTGGGTATCCAGAAGATCCGGATCCTTGGCAGCACCCCACCATTTCCAACTTAATGAATCCGAACCAATGAACTCTGCAAGCTCATCGAGGATGGCGACCTGATACTGGCAGGTGCTGACCGGACCGGAAGACGCTTGCATCACGGCGTCGAGGTCCATCTGAGCCGTCATCAGTTCTGCGACCGACATACGACGGGATTGTTGAAGAGGGGTGAGAGTTGAGCAGCAGTTTGACATTGAAAGTTTCCTGTTTGGTTGAGTTCGTATTTATCTTACGGCAATTCACGCTGTGGGATTGTCAAGTCCATTCTCGAGACGCCATTCTAACAGCGCCATCAGGGCCTCGTCAAGTTCCTTGAAGTATCCGACGAGATGTGATTTGCGATTATTCTTGCCTCCAGTGGACGGGCGAACCTGCCACCCGTTATGGCGGGGAGACCAATATATGTTCTTAATACCCGAAGTACTGTTGGGGCTGGACAAAGGCCATTCGGGGACATAAGGGACATAGTCCGCATGAAATGGAGGGGCTTGTCCATGAGTCTCATCGAAACCGTGCTCGGCACGAAACTTCAATCCTGCCTCATTTGCCTCTTCAGCAGTGTCAAACGTCCCGAGGTGATGTTTAACACCAAGCATCCCGCACTCTGCGACGTACCGGATACCATCGGAGGCGATTTGTACCCCGTTGTACCCAGTGACATTGCGGGAGCTGAGTGAACCATTCCTGCCGTTTTTGACATGGTCCGCGAGACGAAGATTTTCCCAACGATTGTCAGTGGCATCATGATTCTTATGGTCGATCATATCCGGCCATTCACCTGTCATATAGAACCAAGCGAGATGATGTTCATGGAATAGAGCATTGTCGAGTCGGATACGGCGTCGATGATAGCGTTCGGTTCGCTGAACCGAACCGGCTCGTTTACCGGTGCATTGAGAATTCGCTGCGTTGCTCACCCATGGACGATGTTTCCATGTGAAGATTCCCGTCTCTGGGTCATAGTCTAGGGAGGCTTTGAGGTGATCGAGTGTCAGTGCGTCCTTTTGCTGTTGTGTAGCCATGTTTATATTCCTATGTGAGATGCCTCTCTTTTGAGAGGCATCATTTGGTCATCAGACCGAGTAAACCTCATTACGTGGGCGGGTGTCCGCGTGGGAACCTGTCTCGAGAGGCGTCACCATATCCTTCACTTCCTCCCCTGTCAACACCTGACGTCCCACTTCACCGTACTTCTTGGAGATGTGGACACAGGTCAACATTGCTCGACTGCGCCAGCCGTACTCATGTGCATATGCGTCCTTACCCGCCATA